ATCTTTTATATCCTAGATAACTAAAGGTTCGTTTATTCAGTTCCTGTGTCGTTATTATTCTTCTCATGTTTATATTCAATTTTTATTACATAACCAAAAATTTGTTTTGTCCATCCATTTTCATAGCCATGATTATTGGCTATCATATAGCCTTTGTTTTGATCAGTTTTGGTTATTAAGTGTGCATCTATTTTTCTTCCTTTAACAGAACAAAATACAATATCTCCAACTTCATATTTTTCTTTAACTCCATAGGTAAGAAGTGCTCCTGATTTAATTTTAGGTAACATAGAATTCCCAAAAACCTTCATTTTTCCTTCTCCTTTTTCTAATAAATCCTGTTTTAACCTTTCATATTTACTCATATAACTATTTTGACAAAAAAACTAAAGTTTACATAAAATCTTATAAATTTATTAGTTGATAAGTTAACAACCAAACTAGAAAAACAAATAAATGGAACAATTTAGAAAAATATTAGAAAAAGATTTTGTTAAAAATATACAAAATTCTGGTGGTCAAATTTATTTTGTTGGTGGCGCGGTTAGGGATTATTTGCTTGGATTAGAACCAAAAGATATTGATTTGGTGGTAACAAAACTTTCATTTGCTAGTTTGAGTGAATTATTAACAAAGTTTGGTAAAATTGATCTAGTAGGTCAATCTTTTGGCATTATTATATTCACAGAAAAATCTACTGGAGAAAAATATGAAATTGCTCTTCCAAGAAAAGATTATAAAGGTGAAGGAAGAGGACATAAAGATATTGAAGTTTATTCCGATCCTTTTTTACCTATAGAAACTGACTTGTTCCGACGGGATTTCTCAATCAACTCAATAGCCCTGGATAGTAAATTAAAATTTATTGATCCTTACAAAGGGCGCGATCATATAAAAAGACAATTAATTCAGGCTACTTCTCCGGAATCTTTTACAGATGACCCGTTAAGAATGTTGAGAGGATTAATGTTCGCTTCTAGATTAAAATTTGCATTATCTCATAAAACATTCAAGTTAATCAAAAATGATAGTAAATTAATCAAGGAAATATCAAAGGAAAGAATATTACAAGAATTTAAAAAAGTATTTGATAAAAATGGTGATATCATATTGTTTATTCACCAATTAATACAAACTGATCTTTTTTCAAATATTTTTGGTTTTGAACTAAGTGGCTATGAATTTAGATTTGAAAAATGTAAAACCTTAGGTCAATTCTTAAGTTTAATTATAAGTAAAAAAGATGAAAAGTTTCTACTTAAATTTAAAGAAGAGTTTAAAATTGATAATGATCTTTATAAAGAAATAAGGGCTCATTATAAATTATTTAAACTCAAACATGATTTTAGTTTTGATTCTTTATACTACAAAAAATACTTATTTGAAATACTACAAATTTTTCCTGATATTATTAAATCTAAATTTTTCTTAAGTAAAATGCTTAGTGATAAATTTGTAATGGGGGTATATCCAAAAAGTTTAAAAGAATTGCCTATTTCCGGGGATGATTTGATTTCGCTTGGTTATGAACAAGGAGAAAAAATAGGATTAACTTTAAAAGAAATATTGGATGAAGTTTTAGCAGATAAACTTTTAATCTCGGATAAAGAAGGAGCATTAAAACTTTTAAAACCACCCATATGCAAATAACAAAAGAAAAATTAGAAGAAAATAATCTAAAAATAATGAAGTTTTTAGGTTATGATTATTATAAAACATTTTTTATTCCAAAAAAAGAGCTTGGTCCCAGTAGTATGCGAAAGCATGAGGATTTACATTTCCATGATGAATATCGCGAAATCATGTTAGTCCTAGAGGAAATAGAAAAGTTAGGATTTGAAACTATTATTAGCTTTATTCCTGCATTTAGAAAACAAAAAGATGGTAGTTATTTTATTACAGATAAACATAGTTTAGTAATACCTATGGTAAATGCAGATGGAATGATAGCCTTTTCCTATGCGGATAATAAATTTGAAGCAATCTATACAAGTATAATTCAATTTATTGATTGGTTTAATGCACAGTATAAAAATACCACATGGAAAAAAGACATTATTTAGTAATACATGAATTAGAAAAACCTGGGTTCTTCTCTGATATGATAAGATTTGATAGGAAAAAAGATGCTATTACCATTGAAGTACAAGATGATAGTGCTAATACAATCTGGAATCTTATCAGAAATGAGATTAATGTAAAACACGGTTATAAAGCTACTAGAGTTTATGTAGGTATTTATAAATTGTAAAAAGATTTTAGTAATGAAAAAAAGTAATTCATTATCAAATTCTAAAAATCTATTTAAGCCAAGAAATTTAGAATCTAGAACTAAAATATATAATGAAATTTTAAAAAACTATTTAATTACCTACCCTTTTTTAAAGGATTTATATTATTTGATAGTAGATGATGAAGAAGGCATATTAAACGAAGATGAATTATATGTTGTTGCAAATTCTGAAAATGAGGCTATCGATTGCGTAAAGAAATATTTAAATGAAAAATATTCCTATTTTGATTTAGTTATAGAAAGTATAACAATATATCCATTATCAAATGATGTACAAAAAATAGAAGAACTTCTGGCAAAATTTTGGTCTGAAGCAAAACTTAATAAATTTAAAACGTGGTTAAAAATATACAAAATATATCATTATCATTGGGAACCTTAAAAAAAATAATATGGGATGTCATACTTGGTTTTATAGAAAATTTGATGTTAGCATTGAACAAGTAAAAGAAGATGCAATTTATATTTGTCAACAACAAATTTTGCGTCAGCAAAAGTATATTGATGATCCATATTTGGATATTGAATGGAGACATGAATATGTAGAAGATTATAAAAAAAGATATAATTGTGATCCTTTCGAACATGATAAAAAATTCTTTGAAAAATGTCTTAGATTTATTGAAAAAGGATATTTCAAAAAACTAGATACATTATCAAGATTTTATGATTTTATTACTTTGGAAGATGAAAAAAATGGAAAATTTATAAAAGGTATTTATAATTATTGTGCTAGAAATAATTCTGTGTATATAAAGGATAAAGGTTCAGATTTGCCCAATACTATATTTAGAGTAGGAAATTACCCTGAAGATCAATTATTATCCTATGAAGAGACAATAAATTTTATAAATTCTCATGTTGTAAGTTTTAGTTATGAAAAAGAGATGGCTTTAGATAAATTAAAACAGTTTTGGGAAAAATATCCTGATGGAATGATTTGTTTTGGATAAAAATAGTTTTTAACTTATGAAATTAGGAATTACCGGCCATAGGCCACAAAAATTAGGATATGAGTTTAATATGAAAGGCCCTTTTTCTGATTTTGCTAGAAAGAAAATAAATGAGCAATTTAATATTTTAAAACCAAAGGAATTTATCTGTGGTTTGGCTTTAGGAATAGATATGATAGGTGCAATTGAGGCTTTAAGGGCAGGTATAAACTTAATTGCAGCAGTACCTTGTTTAAATCAAGAAAAACAATGGAAAAGTGAAGAGTTAAAAGATATATATCACGAGATACTCAAAAAAGCATGGTTAGTAAAAATTGTATCACAACAAGAATATTTTGTTGGGTGTATGCAAATAAGAAATGAATGGATGATAGATTATCTAAATGAACCTGAAGATAAATTATTAGGATTTCATAATGGTACTACAGGAGGTACTTTTAACTGCATAAAATATGCTAGGGAAAAATTACCTGAAGAAAATATTATTATTATTAATCCTTTTGATTATAATAAATAGTTTCACATGAAAAATGAAAAAATTAAAATATCTGAAATATACAATTACAACGAAGAAATAAATAGTATCATTTCTAATATATTTAATAAACAGAAAGATTTAATTGAAGATGTAGTTCAAGATATTTATGTAGAAATTTTTTCTAATTTTGATGATAATAAAACATTTTCATTAACAGAGTTAAAGGATTTTTGTAAGAAATTTGCATTTAAAAAATATCATCTAGAAACTAAAAATCCTTTTGAAAATAGTTCTATTATTATAACAAAATCTGGAGAACAATTTAATTTTTTAGAGAATATAGGCGAAACTAATGATATAATAGAAATTGATAAAGATAATATTCAAAATTTATCCAAAAAATACAACAAACAAACCTATAAAGGAAATTGGCTAGATTTTGAAACCGCTAGAGATTTTGCTAGAAGTTTAAATTTCTCAACACATAAAGAATGGTCAGAATATTGTAAAACCCAAGATAAACCAGAAAATATTCCTGCTCAACCTTTTGGTTGTATAGCCTATAAAGATAAATGGATAGGTTGGGATGACTGGTTGGGTGTAAAAAAACTATCTTTTGAAGAAGCTAGAAATATTGTAATAAGTACTTTGGTTCCTAAGGGTATTGATACTATTACAAAATGGAGGAAATTAACTAAATTACCTCCAGGAGTGCCAAAAACTCCGTATACTGTTTATAAAGAATTTATATCTTGGCAACATTGGTTTGGAAAGGATGTAGCAGATTATAAAATTGATAAAACATTTTTAAACTACAAAGAAGCAAAAAAATATGTTCAGGAAAATTTAGTACCATTAGGTATTGATACTATAACAAAATATAGAAAATATAAGAAAATACCTAATTTTTTACCAAAGGTTCCTTATGATACATATAAAAATAAAGGTTGGATTGATTCAAGTGATTTTTTTGGTACCAATAAACAAAAGTTTTTTATAAAAAAATCTTTTTGGAATTATTCACAGGCCACAGAATGGGTTAGATTAAATCTTCGCCCTTTAGGAATAAACAAAAGAAAAATTTTTTATCAATGGTTATTTGGCAAGTTAGACCAAATAATCTATCCTCAAAGACCATTGGAAATGCCTTCGGATCCAGATACACATTATAAATCAACAAAGGAATGGATTAGTTGGGGACATTTTTTAGGTACATTGGCAATATATAAAAAATCAGAAGTTTTTTGGCCTTATGAAACTGCAAGGCAATGGATGATAAAAAACTTTGGCCATATTGAAATGACTTTTGATAGATGGGAAAAATATAAAAGAGGTGAATTGCCTATTTATGATTTACCAGAAAGTCTACATTATAAAGTTCCAAAATGTCCTGATCAAGTTTACTATAATAATGGTTGGGTTAGTTGGGAACATTGGTTTGGAAAAGAAAAATGGAATGGAGCAGTAGTTTTAAAACAAATTAAATTAAGAAAAAAAATCAAGAAAAAACAAATAAAACTTCAAATGAAACAAAACGAGAATTTAAAAAAGAAAGGTATAATTAAAAATGATAAATTAATTATTTTAGCGACAAGCAGAGCTTTAACAGGTAAACAATTAATTAAATTATTAAAAAAGAAAAAAAATGCCTAAAGCGCCTAAAGAATTAATGGAATATAAGCATAAAGCATTAATTAATGAATTAAATGAATTTATGATAAAAGTAAAAATTTATACTATTATCGTTAATGATTCTGATTATACTCAAGAACAAAAGGATAAGTTAGTTAAAAACACACCTCCTCCAACTTTATCTGAAATAGATAATATCCATATGAAAATTAATGAAATACTTGAAAAAGATGCAGAGCCTATGAGAAAATACTAATAAATAAAAAAAAGTATCTATATGGCTAAAATCAAATATTTAAAAGCATATGATTTCTTAACTGAAAAATCTTTTGTTAATATTTTTAACGAATATTTTCGAACGCTTTGTTTTTTTGTAAATAAATATGTTAACGATATAGAAGTTAGTAAAGATTTAGTACAAGATATTTTTGTAAAATTATGGAATAAAAGATTTGATTTTGAAACTGATTTAAAAGTTAAAGCGTTTTTATACATCTCAGCCAAAAATGCTAGTTTAAACTATGTTAGATCTTTAAAAGTTAGAATAAATTCTGCCCCTGATATTATTCAAAAAGAAAATAGGAATTCAGATTATAAAACTTTAGAAGGAAAGGTTTTAAAGGATATGATACATAGTGAATTTATAAAAGGTATTTATAAAGAAATAGAACTACTTCCTCCTAAAAGAAAAGAAGTTTTTAAATTAGCATACATAGAAGGATTAAAAAATCATGAATTGGCTTTGTTATTAGGTATATCTGTACTAACTATAAAAGAACATAAATCAAAAGCATTATCAACATTAAGAATAAAATTTAAAAATTTTCCGAAATTTTAAACAATTAAGGCAGATAATATTGTTAAATAAATTTTGATTAAAACTAAAATAGTTTACTAGATGTCTTTTATTTTTATATTGAAAAGATTATGGAAAAAATACTTTGTCGTCCAGTAATGTTGCCACAAACAGGCGAAATACAATTTCCTTGTTTATGTATGGGAACCTTAGAACTAGGATTACGCTATACAGATAAAAAGTTTGGTTCAAATTTTACAAAATATTATCATTTATATTTAGTATCAGATTTAGGAGTAGAAAAAGATGAATGGGTAATATTTCCTAATACTTTAAATGGAGAAATATCAAATTTTGATGATTGCATACCACAAAAAAGCGAATATCCTTATGCTGCAAATGGTATATATAATTTAAAAATAGAAGCCACTACTGATAAAAGTTTAGGCTTACCTGTAATCTCAGACGAATGGATGAGAAAAGTATATCATCCTAATCATAGTAAAATAGAAAAAGTATATATAGAGGGTGTTATAAGGAATGCAATATACTATTATAATGTTCCTCATAATACTGGACAACCTGATTATGATTGGACTAATATTCCAAAAGAAATGGCAGGATATAGAGATCAAATAATTATTTCTCCTATAACAGATTTATATCCAAAAGATAGAGAAGAATTAGAATCTATACTAATGGAATTTTCATATGATTTGCAACAAAATAAATATGGTGCTTGTTCCACACACAAACATATTGTATCTGAATTTATGAAAGCTCATAATCTTTAAATTTTTTTTAATTAACAAAAAACAAATAAACATGGCATCTAAAAAAGCAGTAGTTTCTAAAGTTAATAGATGGAGTAAAGAGGAAATAGACTTCATAAAGAAAGAAGTTTCCAAAGATGTAGCCCAACATGTTACCGAGGATGGTAAGCTTATAACCGAGACTACCAAACAATTAAATAATCAGTTTGGGAATAACAGGACAGAAAAAGCCGTATATATCAAGTTGAAATTGGCATATGGTTTTTGGGGTGGACAATCCACACAAAATAAAAATGAATCTAATTCTCCTTCGATTTCTTCTCCAATAAATGAAGAGAGATTAAATGTTAATCAAATAACTATCCTTTTTCAAAAATCTACTGGAAAATATCTTTATCTCAATAAGGAAAATAAAGTTATTGAGCTTAAAGTAGTAGAGATTTAGAAAAACTTTTTTACAATTGATTAAAAAAGGAAGCAAAAATCTTCCTTTTTTATTTTTAAATTATATTATATCAGAAATCTAACTTCAATTGAAAAATAATATCTAAGATATTAGTTTTTCTAACCGCAGGTGCAATTTTTGCATAAATCATTGGTACATCAATGTTAGTAGATGTATCGGTCAAAACTATTCCTATTTCAGATATATAGCGATCCGTGATAAAACTATTTGCTGAATCATAACTTGGATTTGTGGTATCGTTAAATTTATCTGCGGGTATTACTAATTGAAGGTTAGAACGATAAATATCCATAGAAGTTCTATAAGTTAAATTTCCAAGTGTCCATTTACTATTTCCTGTCAATATTGTAGGACTAACTGGATCCCCATTGGCATAAATATAATGCTTGAAATTATTTATGATATCATAATTTGTGTTTCCTAAACCTGTAGTTGAATTAAAAGGTGCAATTGAACTATTTATTAAAGCAACAAAATTATCATAATCTTGTTTGGTAATTTTAATCGCAGTATTAATAGTAGAAAAATCTGTCTGATTTCCACTCATATCAAATAATGTTCTAGGATATGTCAAATTAATAGAAGAAATTGGAATAGAAACTATATTTGAAATACCTGTGATTAATTGAGGATTAGTAGGATCGGCATTTAAATATTCACCAATAATAATTTCTAAATCTAAAGCCTCAAAACCTATTGTATTTGTGGCATCTTGAAGCCATTGTATTTTTGGAAGTGTTAATTGTAATAAAGCTGCACTATTATTACTTACTTTTCCATTTAAGGCAAAGTTAAAATCTGTAATTTGTGAAAATGGTAAAGTAGAAGTATAATGCTTACTTTTTACTCTATAGGTATAAAAATATGAAAATGAAGTTTCGGTACCTTTTACTTCTCCACTGGATCCATTTGGATTTTTAAAGAATTCACCATTGCCTGCTACTGGTACAGTTAAAGTGGCATCATATAAAGCAAAAGAAAAAGGATCATTAGGTATTAAAGATTTCACATAATTATACCCATTAGCACTTCCAGGAATTATATTTCCTACAGAATCTCTAACATAGACATTACTAATGAATACAGGTGTGCCTTGGGCTAAATTATGCGGAATAGAGGTGGTTATTATAACTGGTGTGGTATTGGAAACATTTGTTATACTCAAATCTAAACCGCCTGCTGTATTAATTTGATCATTTCCAAATCCTGGAAGAGTAGAGGCCCTAGGTAAAGTATAATTTCTATTAGCATTATAACTTAATGCAGTAGATAATTCTGGTTCATCAATCACTACTATTCTTAAATCATAAAATATCCATCCTTTTCTATTTGAAAATGTAGTATCCCAACTAAAAAATAATGCCGAATATCTTCCAATTCCAGTTATTTCATTTTGTATTGCACCTGAATTTACTAATACATTAGATTTATTTAAATCTAATCCTGTTCTATTATCTTCTTGAACCATAACAAAAGGCAATACAAAAGAAAAAGTATTACTTTGAGGAAGAAATCTATCTTTAATATCATTACTAATATCATATACAATAAAAGGTGATGAATTATTAATAATATTTTTTAATAAAACGGATAATCCTAAATATTGAGAACTAGTATAATTCAAATAATTTTTTCTTCCCAATGGTACTGTTGTATCACTTATATTATCATAAGGATCACCTAATAATTGTGTTTTTACTACTTCTATTTGTTCAAAAGTATCATAAAATAATTCTTTTTGTATTCCAGTATCTTTTCTATTTAATAATACTAATAAATAGTTTTTATTTACCTGTATTTGTATGGATTTGTCTAATACTAATTTATAAGTATTAAACGAAGAAGAAGTATTTTGTATATTTACTTGTGTAATATAAAAAGTATAAACTTCTGAATTAGGAATAACAGGTAAACTATTAATTCCATCAGTATAGCTTGTATTATTAATTGTAGTACTAGTAGGAATAATTTGTAAAAATAAAAAATCTCCTATTTTTGGTAAAATATTTACATCATTTATAGTAATAAATAATTCATTTGTATTATTGTTATTAATATAAAACTGATAATCCGATAAAGAAGTACCCGTATTTTGTGCTAAATAAGAACCAAGAGGAGTAGTATAAACTTCATCCCACAAATAATTTCCAGTATTTCCTATGGCTTGAAATAGACCTTTTGTAATTATTGGACTATTGATTGTTTGTGTTTCTGTAGTAATAGTCATATCACTACAGTCTTTTGTAGAATAAGTAGTATCGATTAAAGTATTTCCACTATGCCATTGTTTTCCTCCGTCTACTAAATCATTTACTAAATTTGGAAATAAACTTCCTCCTCCTAAAGTATAAACTAGATCATTTGCAGTCATAGTAGGTAACCCTACTACTAAAATTTCTACTTGTTGATTAGTTTGAAAAGTTATTGTTTCAGCCATTTATAAAGGTACATAGTTAAATTGTGCTAAATAATCTCCTTGTGGTAAAATTACAGTAAAAGGACCAAGTCCTTGATAATCTGTTAGAACGGTAGAATTGTTCGCTTTATTAATAATACTTAATATTATTTTATATCTTGCATTTATTTCTGCTATCCATTGGTCTAAAGTTAATGTCTTTGAAGTGGAAACATGTGTTTGTGTGTTAGTTTCTACCCAAGAAGAATTTGTTAGATCTAAACTACCATTTATTGTAATATTACTATTTTGATAAGTAGTAAGAGGTGAAAGTTTAACAGTATATTGAGGAGTTAAAACACACAATATCTTAGGAAATGTAATTGTATAATCTATAGGAGAAACTGATGAATAAGTGCTTACTATAAAACTAATCGAATCTTTATTTTCATTTATTAAACTTCTTCCTGTTCCTAATCCTACTTCAATATTGTATGGATTATTATTACTAGTATATCCATTAACATTCAATGTTAAACGATAATTAACATTTGCTTTTAAAAACTTTAAACTAAAATTATTTGTGACATTAGGCAATAATCCTCCAGTTATAACTTGATAATCAGTATTAATTGTAGCTGGTATATAATTATTATTAGTGTCAGTAACCTCTACTATTAAGGTTTTAGAAATATCTGCTCCAACTGTAAGAGAAGTATCAAAGGATCTTGTTTCATTTTGTGAAGCATTTATTTGTGATCCTGATATTATAAAAGCATTACTATTACCTCCATCTTGAATAACTGCTTTTGCTTTTTGAAATATCAAATATTGATACCTACCTGAATCATTTCCAAGAGGAGCTGAAATTAAGTCATATACTAAACCAGTACCACTAATTTTTCTAATTAAACTTTTAGAAATTAAAAACTTAGGACTTGAATATTTATTTCCAGCATTATCTATCCAAAAAGGTTGAGTAGAACCTGCTTCTTGAAAACATTCATAAGTATAAGATCCTATTGCTGCTATATCTACAGTTAATGAAAATCCTAAAGTTGTATTTGAAGTAAAATCAAAAACTTTATCTGATAATTCTACTGGCCTATTCATTTAAATATTAAATTGTATCGTTCTCACCTGTTTGGTTAATTTTCCTGTAATTTGAACTAAACCCTGATAATTTCCAGGTGTTACAGAAATTGTACTATCCTTGCCCAATAATAAAGAACCGTTGTTAAGATCCTTTATTATTTGCCATCCATTTGGAATTATTTCATTTCCACTAAAAAATACTTTCATATCATATAATTCTGGCAATCGTTCTTGTTTTCCTTTATTATCCATATAATAATCAAGAAGGGTTTGGAAGTACATAATTACTCCAATTTTTACATTGGTAAAATTTACTTGAGTCCAATCATATCCTTCATCAAGGGTGGGAGGAATAATACCATTGGTAAAAGTTAATGATGGAGGATAATTATATAAACTAGAAATGTTTCCATTTGCATCTACATATCTTAAAAAACAACTAATAGTTCCTTTTAATCCTTTTCCTGCTCCGTTTACTATAAGTGGATATTTTATAGCGGGTACATTATATGGAGCATTTAAAATTCTAGCATTATTTTTATTAGGGCTTATTTCATAATCAATATCACTATCGCCCAGTTGAAAGCAAGACACTTTTAAAGACCCATTTAAACGAGAAAGTAGTTGTCTTGCTTTATCTTGCAATTTAATATCTACGGATACAATATTCTGGTTTAGTTGCATTCTTTAAAATAAATTTATGATATTTTTTATAATTTCATAATTTTGATTGAGCACCAATAGGGGGGCCTATTCTCCATCGCTGTTCCACTCCCTCCAGAATTCACAGTAATGCCTGTAGTGGCTGGATTAGTATTTCCTCCCGCTTCTGATCCTGTAAAATTTACTCCAGGAACTGCTCCAAATCCGCCAAAATTAGTTATATTTGATCCTGTAATACTATGAGTATGTCCAGGGTCTATAACAATTAAATTATAATTTGGTAAATTTTGCTTTGAAATAACATTAGATTTATTTCCTCCGGCATCAGTTTGATTATAAGTTCCTACATTAGGATTTAATGCTGGAGCTCCTACACTAGGAACATTAGTTGCTCCAACTAAAAATAAACCTCTTAAATCTGGAGTACCGCCTACTCCATTACAAATATGATAACCAGCCATACTATTTATTCCTGCTCCTGTGTTATCAAAATTAGCATTTACATTTCCAAACCAATCAAGAATTGAGCCAGAAGGAATTGCACTAACACTTATTCTTTTGAAATTTACATAATATTCACCTAAATCTCCAGGGTTATAATATTCAAAAATTAATATTCTATCTAAATGAACATTTTGTATAGATCCATCTTTATATTCAGTTGGAGAAGGAGAAATAGTATTTTGTACAAATTTTAAAAAATATTGTCCACCACTTACTATTGGAAAAGAATTAGCCGCTACTTTATAGACTTCACCTTGCCAAGAAACAAAACCAGCAGTAGTTGTTACCGTAGTACCATTACTAGTTGGTACTACTCCACTTAAAATTATATTTTGTGAAACATCAAATAATGAGGCTATAGCTTGAAAACCTAAGAAATAGGCATCTTGCATCAACATAGCATCATCATTCTTTATAGGGTGCCCACCAAAACCTGGAAGGAATTTTTTCATTTAACATAGTATTATTCTTTAAATAATACTAGAGTTAAATGTTTTAAATATAGGTAGGATCTTGTCCTTCTAGATTATAATATATATAAGGATTATCTTGATTTTCTGAATCATAATATACATATACTTGATCCAAATTAGTTAATTGAGGAGGTATTCGCTTAATTGTAAAACAATCACTACTTGATTCAGCGATACCATTTGCAAAAGGAATAGTAAATGTATTAATATTATCTGTAAATTGAAATTGTAAGAGATTTGGATTTTCTGAAAATGTAGATAAATACCAATGATATACTATTTCAATCCTTATAGTTCTATTTAAAATAGTTGCAAAAATATTAGGAGAATAACTATTTATACCTTGATTATTAAATGCTTCAACAATATTTGTTTGTGTTGTATCTAAATCAGTATCCCAATTTACAGTAATAGGACCAAGTAAAACTCCATGTGCTGGACTTATTATCTGCATAATTACATTATTGCCAGGAGTTATATTATCCCCTTGTCCATTAAATGGTAAATAAAATTTTGTCTGTACAAAAGCAGGAGATTCTTTTGTTCCCCCTATACAAGTTTTAAATGTTCCAGTGTATCTAACTTTACTTAAACTATAATTACTATTTTCAATTAATCTTCCAAATTCTGAAATATTAATTACAATAGGAATAAATTGCTTAATGGTTTGTTGAAATTTATTTTCTATTAAATCTAAAAATGAAGCTAAATCTTGATAAGTTAATACTTGTGGAGAATTTAAATTATATAGATTAATTACTTTACCGCTAAAATTATCATATTCATAATCCGAATGAAGTGTTGATTTCCAGGCAAAATTAGTAAAAGTACCTTCAGGATATGAGAAAAAATCCTGTATTTTATTTGGAAAATTTTTTTGATAACTAATCCCTGTTAAAGTTTTAGAAGTTAAAGTTAAATTTGAAACAACAGTATTATTGTTAAATGTAGTATTAGGTAATAAATAACTATAATCAGTTTGTGATAATATAGAAGGATTAGATTTTTCAAATTCACAATATGTAGTAAATTCGGTATTGTTAGATTGTGTATTTGTAAAATCAAATATATAAGAATCTACATTATAATTCAAACTATTTAAAATCTTATCTCCTATGTTAAAACTATCAATTCCAATATTTTGAAATATTTCTACTTTTTTAAAATACAAATCAATATTTTGAGGATAACCAATAAATAAATCCCACCACTTAATATTATCAGGAGATAATTTATTAGGAAATGCTACCAAATCATTTATATTAATTTCTAAAAAAGAACAACTTAAAATATTCTTTTTAGGTATTTCAATAGCTAGAAAAGGTATTCCTAGAGAATTAGTAGATGGGTCTCTCCATTGGGCTAATCCTATATATTGATAATCTAGATAAATTTCAATTCCTTCAGCCCGTGTAATAAATCTTAAATTATGATTTAAACCATCATTATCAAATATGTTTTGAAGTATTGCTACTCTTTCTACTATACTTCCATTTATTTCAGATACAAGTTTTAATCTTATCACAATATCTTTACCTTCTAGTCTTGCTATAATATACTGCATACTAGAAATATCTAAAAATGTAGAACTAGGATATACTCGGTTTAATATATTAAAATCAGTAATAGGATTAGTACTTCCTGATAAATATGTATCATCATTATAATTTGAATATACTTCTGGAAGAAAATAACTTCTATTAAACCCTGAATTTACTGTAAAAGGAACTGTAGATTTTATAACACCCCCATTAATATAGGTTCCTGTAAATGTTCCTGTTATAGTAAAAGTAGTAGGACTTGGAACTGAACTAATTAAAAAACTAATTCCATTAACATTATTAATTCCATTAACATTAAAAAACTCAATTTTTTCACCTTGTATAAAATTATGTATAGAACCTGTGGTTACAAATAATGTATTACCACTATTTTGTATTTCTAAATTAGATACATTTGCAGTAGGTTTAAATATTGGTGAATCTACTAAAAATAAAGAACATATATGGCAACTAACTTCTTCTAAATTATTAGCTATTCCTTTTATAAAACCATCTCGTGGAATCAAATATTCAACAGAAAATCCAGCAAATTTATCAGGCAAAGACAAAGGTAAATAATAATACTTATTACTTAAGTTTTGTAAATTAGCAAATTCTCCATTATTGAATTTAACATAATTATATTTAATATTTCCAAATACTTGTTCAATATGTGTATCAATGGCTTTATTTGGATCTGTCATAATGCCTATTTCTCTTAAATTTACAGTAGATTCATTGTGCAATCTCATTCTATAAACATAAGGTTTATTAATAGTATTATCAATGTTTGTTTTGTCAATTAAGTAATAAGGATCTATTTCAAAATGAAAATCTGGTACATGTACTTTTGTATTGTCTACTATTCTTTTGATTTGAGAATAATCATTATTTATTACATAATCTAAATTGTTAGTATTAGTATATTTAAAAGCATATTCCTGTAATTGTAATAAACCATCAGGAGCGCCAAGTAATGAAACTAATTTAGAAATGCAATCTTGAGTTCCTTTTACTTTATATAAATATAATAAAGATAATAACAGTCTTTTTTCTCTTTCATTTTGAAAGGATTGTAGAGTGGATTGATAATATTTATTGTTTATGTCTACATTTTGTTGTAAATAAGTTAGACCAGGTTCAGTTTGAACTACAAGTTTTGAAAAATCTATACTATCATCGGTAAATAAATCAAACCCATAATAAGAAGCATAGTATTTATAATACTCGGGAGATAATTGATTAAACTTACCATAATTTATACTATGAACATATTTTAAAAATTTGATATAAACATATACTTAATCAAAAAACCATCCAGCTATTAAAATAAATCTTTGAAAATATGCTTGATATGGATCGTTTAATTCACTTATTATATCAGGTGGAATTGCTCTTCTAATTAATTGATTAGAATAAGTTTCATCTAAAGCCTGGGCCCTCAGAATATTAAACTCTGTAAATAATGGTGATGGGCCAAATGCATAATCTGTATCATTTTGGCTACCATCATTATTATATAATAAATCAGGGTCTTTAAGCCAATTTAAGAAATCTTGATCAGTATTACTAGGATTATTTAAATCTATTCTATTTTGTAAATTTCCTGTAACTAATCTAGTAGGCCAAGGAGTTTGATTAATAGGGCTTGGAGATAATAAAAACTTTTGAATAGGAGTTAGATTTAATTGAAAATCATTTAGAATATTTTGTTTAGGCGAAATCAAAATACCTAAATTACCATTATTATTTGCATCAGTATATGTTATAAATTCATTAAAAGTCAATATACCATTTATTGTAATTTTATATTTTAAATTACCTGTATTATTTGTCAATGGATATTTTCTTACTTTACCTCCGCTAGTATAAGTAAAATTCATGATTGTTCCATCTCCAGTTAAATAATCAAGTAATTCAAAAGTATTAGATGTAACATTTGTGATTTGAAATCTTACTACATTCAATTCATTATAATTTACATTAATACTTGTTTCTCCGCTAAGAAGAGATCCAATTACTTCATATATTTCTATTTTATCACCATTTTGATAAGTATGTGGAATAGAAGTAGTAATCCTAATGCCATCAATTCCATTTTGTATATTAGAAATATTATAAATATTATTAGCAGAATAAGGAGCAATAAAATTTGAGATAGAATATCTTTTATCATTTTTATCTAATATATCATAATTTAAAATTGAAAAGTTAGGATTATCATCAAAAAATAAAAAGTTTCCTTGATCTTTAACTGTTGAAGAAGTAAAAATAATATCAGTAGTATTATTTATAAAATCATTTGTTAAAGTAATATTAGTAAATGAAGATACTAAATCTGCTAATAGAGTTTGATAGGGATAAGTATTTATTAAAGTTCTTATATTATAAGCTAATTCAGTATAAGCAGAACCAAAGAACACATAATTTCTTAAATCACTATAATCTATCAGTAAAGTTATTATATCAACTAAATAACCTTCTACTAACTTATCATCATTATTTAAATGTTCTTGTGTATAACCATATTCATTTACTAAGCTAGCTTTTAAAGAATCTTTTACTTTTTGTAAGGTGAGAATTAAAGCGTTAGGATTATTTAAATCAGTTTTAGTAGGAATATAATAATTTGGAATATTTGAAAATGATCCTGAAGGAACTAGATTACTGGAAAAAAAAAACACCACCCTTTAAAGCATCAGTTCCTGGAGGAGTTAAATCAACTGCAGGTATTTTTGTATTACCCATTTTATTTTTTATTTTATGTATTCAAATTTAAAAGACTTTTTATAAATCTTTCCATTTCTGCAATAGGATGCCATTCTATCACCAGGTTTGCCATAATAATATCTATTTAAATCATTAGCACTATTAAATATTTTTTCTTCACCGGTAATAATATTGATTTGTTTTACTTTTTTACTCCAAGTGGTTTTTCCCTTTCTATGCTTTGAAATAGCTTCCTTTCTTTCCTTACTAAGTTTTTTACCTAACATAGAATGTGTTATTTCTCCTGAAGCATATCTTTTTTTTAGAATCTCACTTTTCTTTTTTAATCTAATATCTGTTTCTTTTGTTAATCCTTTATTCCATGATTTTTGTTTTTTCATTCTTTCACTAGTAGCTTTTCGCATACTATCTGGCATTTTTTTACCTTTTCCATTTTCACTCATTTTTTTCCTCCATTCTTCGGTAATAACTCTTCCTTTTAATGCTTCGCTAATTTTTTTTCTTACTTCTGGTCTTTTTGAAGGATTTTCCATAGTAGATAATTTTGCTTTTATTTTAGCAATAATTTCTTCTCTATGATGAATACCAATACCCCCATCTCCTCCATCAGTAGTATTTTTTAAATTAAATCCCCAAGACCTAAATAAATTTACATACCAAACTTCCCAAAATGACCATTCTTTTTCTGGCACTATATCTATCAACTCTATAATTGGTTCTATTCCTTTCTGTTTTAAATCTTTAAACCATCTACTTTTTAAAGTATCATATTTTTTTACTTCATTTAAATGTCTTTTAAATCTATCCTTTAAAGCTTTTATTGTTTTGCCAATATACATTGTAAAAGGATCCGTTGGATCCATTAAACTATAAATTTTCGCATCTTGTCCTGGTGGTGTTAAATCTACTGCTGGTATTTTTGTATCTCCCATTCATAAATAAATATAATTTTTATTTATTCTAAAGTAAAAGTATTTTATTAATTAAATTCATTATCAAAACCAAATTTATTAATTATTTCAAAATTAATATTATTCTGTTTTAAAAGGGGTATTAATTTTTTTTGATAGAAATTAATTGTTCCTCTAGTAGGTTCTGTAATTAAAAATAAAGTTATTTTAATAATATAATTTTTTAAATTAATTAATCCTTTTTCACCGGTATAAATAACTTCTTCATATTCAGAATTTGTTAATCTATCCTTGTAAGCATTGTAAGGAAATATTTTATATTTATTAGAAATCTTATTGGCATTTAATTCTATTCTTGCAATTTGATTTGATTTCTGAATTTTATACGATACATGAAAACCATCAATTTCTTTAGTATTTAACTTATGAAAATTTTTATTTCTAGTTGTACTAACACCATATATCATTTCTTTTTTATTAAACATCTCTAACTGAGTATTAACTAAATTTATTTTTGAGGGATTTAATTTATTAGATTCTAGAATAGAAACTAAATTATTTGTTGAAGTGAAATGATATAAAACTCCTATATTCTTATTTTCTATAAGAAAAGATTCTTTTAGTATTTTATCAATTAAACTCATTTAAATTTTTGTAAATAATTTAATTCATCTTTTGTAAAAATTGTCAAATCATAAGCATCGGCTTCCTCATTATAACGTTCATCATTTTGAAAACCATTAAAGTCTAGTTTAAATTTAATTTTTTTGTCTTGTAATAGTTCAATTATTTTAAATAAAATATTTTTATTTTTATATTCTATATATTTTAAAGGAAGTATAACTTGTATAATGTATTTGTTTAAATTAGTTAAACCTTGTTTGGTAACAATCAATTCTTCAGATTCGGTATTTTTTGTTCTAGTTTTATGAGAAAAATCATTATAGGGGATTATTTTATAATTATTAGATATTAAATTTCCATCTAAATCTATTCTAACATGAAATTTAAATAATAATTCATTACTATGATTTAAATTTAATTTTATATTCTTATTTCTAGTTGTAGAAATACCATAATAAATTTTATTATTAATTCTATATCCATTTACAGATTTTAATAAATTACTCTGTAAAATATATAATAATCTATCAAAAGTAGTAAAATGATAAAGTATTCCTATATTTTTACCTTCTATAAGAAAAGTTTCTTTTAATATTTTATTAATTAAACTCATTATTTTAATTTCTTTCTTGCTTCAAAAGTTCCAAATTGAGTTATTTGATATCTTTGTATTACATTTCCATCTATATTTCCTGAACTATCTATATTCCAACCATTCTCATCATAAATATCAAATATACCTGAAGTCATATCTCTTACTACATCATTTAACATAAATGAAACCATATTATTAATTAAAGTAGAAGGATTAGTATATTCAACTTGTATAAGGATATTATTAAATGAACTTTCTTTTGGATAAATCCTTAATATATCTCCTACTGATATAGTTTCACTAGATGCATCATAACCTATAATATCTGGTTGTAAAACCAATTGAGTATTACTGCCGGTATTATTGAAATTAAAGATATTTTCTGTGATTACTTTTGTTTGTTTTAAGGTAGTTTGAGTAGAATCCCATATCTCTACTACTGAACTATATAATCTTCCAGCCTGAAGTGGATTGGTTTCAAAATTCCATATAGTGCCTAAAAATTTAGTTTTATCAACATCAATTATTGTTCTTCTAACCCTTAAAGGATCATATTGTATTATTGTCCCATCTGCTGAATCATTATTAATTGCATTGGTAGGCATATCTTCCCATTCTAAATGATAAGCTCTTGTAATATCTAATACCGAGGTGGTAATATATTTAGGACTTAATAATAAATAGTAAGTGCCATAATTTTTTTGTATATTACTTCCATTATTATTAGTAATATCAGTAGGATCAGTTAATATAGTATTAAAACAATTAGTAGGAATTCTCAAACGTTGTAGTCCAGAAGTAATGCTACTTAAGGCAGAAGAAATAGAACTATCGGAAAAAAAATCTTGTAAACCTAGAGTAGAAGTAATTTGTTTAAAATTACAAAAATTACTATTGATAATAGTTGGTATATCTATACTTACTGATCCTATATAATCAGTTTCAGTATGAGAAGAATTTACATTAAAAGTTCTATATCTAAAATCTAGACTATGATTATGCCCATTATCAGGCACATCTCCTATTAAACTATAATTTAAAGAACCGTCAACTGCACCATTAGATTCATCTTTTATTCTATTTATAAAGGCACGAGTAGAAGTATTCTCGGTTCTAGTTTCAGGGTTAGTATCTGAAGTATAATCTGATGTTCTTCCAGGAATAACTTGACTTTCTTCTTTTGGGAAAAAAGCTACTTGTTGCTTGGAAGGAGTAATCATAACAAAATTATCAATAGTGTTATCGGTTATTTGTATTTTAATTCTTTGATTTTGCATTTTTTATTCTGTAGAAATTTTTAATATATATCTTACCCAATTTTAATAAAACCAGATTATTTCCTCTTTACCTTTTAAAAAATTATCTATTTCAGGAAAACCTGAACTAAATGTTATTTGTCCACGATTTTCAATTATCTCAATAAAATTATATAAAACATCAAAATTATCTAATAATTCCCCAAGAAAATGTGCTTCATCGCGTTTGGTAATTAACTTTCTTTTACTTAATAAAATTAGTGTCTCTTCTTTATTTTTTCTTATTAAATAATAACAAATATCTTCCCTTGAATTTGGAACATTTTCGTAAACTTTAACTACAGAAATATTATCAAAAGTGCCAGAAGGATATTTTTTTATTTCCGATTCAATTCTTTTTTTCCCCTCAACTTTCCTATCTTCAATTCTTCTGGGTTTAAATAAATTATTTTCATCTTCTGATTCCTGTAATAACATAACATTAATTTTTCTATTTGTAAACCAAAATTTATTTTTTAAAGAATACCAAATAGGAGTTAAATAAGTTTTTCCATCAATAAATAAACTTGCTCTAGTACCCCACCGTCCTCCTACTTTATTTGGTTGAGCATTAATTTTTCCATCTACAAAATTTCCTTCTACTTTAACTTTAATCTTAGTACCTGGAGAAAAATTTTTTAACATAAATTTTTCATCTTCATTAAATTTTGCTATTCTATCTTCTATTCTTCGAGGTTTAAACAAATCATCATTTTCTTTTAATTGTGGCAATCTTTCATATCTATCTTGTATTTTACTTCTGTTAAATCCTAATCTTTTATACCAATTTATTAATTGAGATCTATTTAAAGTTTTCTTTCCAAATGGTTCTGGACTTAATCTGACAATTACTCCATGTTTATCCGCAGCATTTAAAATAACTTGCATTCCTAATCTCCCCCCTCCTTTTTCATAGGAAGTAATACTACTTACCCATAAAGCACCATCAAAAAAACTAATATCAATTCCCACTTTGTTTTGAATAACTATTTCTCGTGTATCAAAAGGATTAGGATAACCTTGACTTCTTATATCACTTATAGCTTCTAGAACCTCTTCTTTACTATTATTTCCATATCCTTCAAATAATATTTTAGTTATTAAATACATTTTCTAAAATTTGTTTCCTCAGATTTTATATTGCTATGTTAATATATTTTATTTTATTATTTAAAAGATCAAGAAATTTCTTTTTAGGGTCATGTTTATTTTCAAATTTTATTATTCTTTCAAATGACTCTAATTGTGTAAGATTATTAATAAGTTTATATTTTCTTTCTATTACTATTTCATCATTATTGGCAAATCCTATAATTTGTAAAGCCTGTTCTATGCTCTCGGCTTTTACATAATATAAATAATCTATAATTGTAGCTTCAAGATGAATATATAAAATCCAAATATCTTTTACTTTATCTATACCTCCTAATCTATTTATTATTTCCTCTTTTTGTTTATTTACTTGTTCTTGTCTATTGTTAAGCCTTCGAGGTTTAAAAAGATTTTCTTCTCCTTCTGATTCTAATAATATTTTAGTTATAAGATTCATTTTTTATAAACTAACTTTTACATATTTCTTTTTATTATTTAATACATCGGAATAATTTGTCTTGTTATTTTTAACGGTAATTTTAAAATCTTTATAAAAACTTTCTAGTTCATTTAAATAATCTATTACTTTAAAACAATCAGATATTTTTTCCCATGATTTTAATAATGGTTTTATGATTTTAAAACATTCATTTTTAGATTTAGCATTTACATAATAATAACCAGTTATTTGTTTATCGCCATATAAGTTTCTTTCTTTATAAGAAACATCAACACACCAAATATTTTCTATTTTTCCTTTTCCTAATATATTTATTAAAGATTCTTTTCTTTTAACTAATTCCTCTTCTCTTTTATCAACCCTTCGAGGCTTAAATAAATTTTCATCTTCTTTTAATATTTCAAGTATTTTATTTTTCAAATTCATTTACTAAAAAAATAATCTCGCGAATAATATGGACTAGCACTCAATTCTCTTAAATGAGACTGAGCTTGTTGGGTTAATTTAAATTTATAAGTTATTGGTGAAGTAAAGGTAAAATTATTATCTACATTTCTTACAAATACTTCATATTCTAATTCGGGAAAGAAATAACTAGTATCTAGCATAAAAAACATATTTGTTCTATATACTGATACTTGGGTCCAGGGAACCATTTGAAATCCATCCATACTATAAACAGAATATTCATAAGTTTTTCTAATAATATCTCCTTGCCCTCTAATTTGAGATACTATAGAAAAAGGTAATATATCGCCTTGTCTTGCTATAGTATGAGATAAATTAGTGGTAGGATAAAAATATAGATTTTTACTATCATAGGGTTCATAAAATTGATCTGGATCACATACTTTAACTACCTGTTTATACTTACTTATCCCCCCTATATTCCATATTATTGTTATATATTCAGAGGCTAATGTAGTAGGCATTGGAGGGGTTAAAGTAAAGTAATATACGCCAGGTGAGGGATTAACAATAGATGATACTGCTAGATCATTTCCATCATTTCCAGTTACCGTTACAGATGGCGAAGAAGAGAAATTAATACCTCTTTGATTTAATAAATAAATTTTATTTAAAGTATTAGCCACCATCTCTTCCGAATCATCAATAATTGTATCGTCAATAAAAAATTCTAAATAAGGTTTAAATACTGTCTTTGTATAATTGCTAGTGAAATATTTTACATTAATAGAAGTAAGATCAGTAGATTGATTTGGTATCCATAAAGCAAAAGAAGGATTTAAACTATTTGTAATAGAAGAAGAAATAATATTTGGATCAATAATAAATTTTAAATCTTCGTTATAACTATTAAAATTATAAGTTGTGACTGGCGCAAACGTAGTACTTTCCCAAGTAATTGTATCCACTCTAAATAAAAAATTAGATACTTGTTTGAAAGCGTTATTTTGTAAAAAGGAATATCCATCCCCTTCGGTAAAATCATCGGTAAAATAATCTAATTGTAATAACTTGGGTGGAAGTGGTGGATTATATAAAGTACCCGCATCAAATAATTGAAAATTACAAGTAAAAGTATTATTGGTTAGTTTATTTTTTAGCCAATCTGACAATTGAAATTGAAATAATAATCTACTTTCACCTTTTCCATCCATTAATTCCATAACAGGATTGGCTCCAGAATTTGAAATAAAACTCCAGGAAAGATTTTTATTAATTGAATTATAATTTCCTATAGATACAGGAAAAGAAAATCCGGCACTAAAGGCATCTTTATAACGGAATATGGTATTATTTTTTGCAGGATAAATTCTGATATACATCCAATTTAAATTTCTTTATTTAAATACCTAATATATATTTTAGATTTTATAATAAAGAAATTAATACAATCCTATCCAAAAGTTTGTTGTATTAGGAGTTATTCCACTAAAAGATTGTGTACTTGGAAAACTAGTTTGTCCTGTCATAAATCCACTTAAACAAGTTGAATTTCCAAGGCCTGCTAATGAAACAGAAGTATTTGTAAACGAAGGTGTCGTTCCAATTGTAGGTGCTGTAGTTTCTGCAGATGAATTATATAATAAGGCTACAAAATACATTCCGGATGTGGCTGAATAAGGCGAAGTAAAAGCTACGCTTCCTAAATTTCCAGTTCCAAAAAAAGTAGACCAAAGCCCGCCTGTATTAGCAGATTGGGCAACTAAAGTAAGTGTTCCAGCTGACCAACTATAAAGAGCAACTCCATTTACATTGCTAGAAGTATATGATCCTGTAGTACTTGGAACCCATTTAATTCCGGTTATTGTTTGAGCTTGTCTCAAATAAACGCCAATAAATCTCATAGTACCAGAAGATAAAGCGGCGGTGGAATTTACTTGACTAAGAGTCACGCCTAATGTTTGTCCTTTAATATTTCCACCCAGTTGAGTTTGAGATAAAACATAACTATCATCGGATACACTGGCATTGGCTAATACAAAAGCACAAGAAGCTGCATCAGTAGTGTTTGTTCCAGGCGCTTTTGTTGGTACGGTAACCGTTCCAGTAAATTGTGGATTATTAATAGTTGGATATAAAGGATTTGTAGTGAAATTTGATAACACACCATCATGATAGTTGTCAACTACTTCATTACCAGATGCTCCATTCCATTGTCTGAAATAAGTACTATCCAAAGCCTTAATAAAAGTACAATTACTTATCTTATTTCCAGAAGTCAAGGAACTATCCATGGATATTAAAAGTCTACTGGACTGGCCTACAGTAGAAATAAAGGTACAAGATTTAAATACATTGCCAGTAGATGCGGTACCATAATATCTTGATCCTAGTGTAGGCTGACTAGAAACTCTAAGAGCTGTGGCAGTTGATTGATATATTTCTCCAGTAAATCTATTATTCGAACCTATGACATAGACAGCGCCATCTCCTGCTGCTGTACTCATATTAGCAAAGAAATTATTACCTGAAAATTGACTATTGAATACATTAAAAAAAGTGCAATATGTATTTGCCCCTACAGTTTGGTTATTGAAAACTTTTACATTATATATAGGCACTATCGGATCACATTCTATAGGTATAAAAGCTCTACTAGTGTACTCAAGAAAATTTCCTATGATTTGACTATTACCATAATTCATTTCAATGCCAGCCTTGAAAGCATTTTTTATATAGTTATTATTACAAGTTACAAATTTTCCAGTTCCATCAAAAGATACAAATAATCCCCAAGTTCCTTGTATTCCAAGACTATCTGCAAAATTATTATCAACATGAATATTTTTAGCCCTTTCATATCCAGCTGCATCATATTTTCTATTAAAAATATCAACCGCTATTCTTCCAATGTTAATAAAACGATTATTAGTTACGTTTAAATTATACATAATATGTTGTGTAACTGTACTATCACCAATATTTGTTAAAAAACATAAAGCATCCGTATTAGCATTAGGCCCAGTAAACCAGTTATGATCAAACGTTACATTTATTATATCTGTATGAGAAGTATAAATTGTTCCTACTCCACCTTCTGCTGCATTAGTATAACCATTTTTAAAAAATAAATTACTTACTTTTGCATTTCTCATAGTTAAAAAATTTACAATTGCATAACCAAAATTTCCTACTATCATTGAAGTTGAATCTTCTCCAAGCCAATTAGTATTGATTAAAGGTGTCACTATTGTACTATAACAAAGATATTTTCCGCTTGGAAAATATACAGTTTTCCCTGAAGCAGCGGAAGTGGCTGCTACAATGGCTGCGGTACAATCTGTACTACTATCTCCTTTTGCTCCAAACCAAGTGATATTAATTTTATCGTTCACTATTCTTTTATATCTATGTCCACCCGCATCAACTAGTACTGTCCCGGTATTATCGGAACTAGCATTATCAGAAGGATCATACCACCAAAATCCTTCTTTTAAACTGTCTGAAGTGTAATAAATACTATTTCCATTTGGAATTGCATTGGCAGATCTTATTGCTGATATAGTAGTAGTTTGTGCCACTGCACTTTTCATTAAAGTGACAATACCATTATTAATATTTCTCAATTTAGCGGGCGTAATTGAGTGACTTGTATTATCAGCTAAATTAACATTAATAGCTGTCCTCAAACTGTTTGTATCAGTTATAGTTTGAGTTTTTGCAGTAATAAAACTTATTGTAGACAATAAAATAAAAAAAACTTTTTTCTTAAACATTATTAAACATTATTTAAATCTGAATATTATTTAAAGTAATAAAACTTGAAAGTACATTAAAAATACCTAAAACTCCTTGTTCGTTAGGATGTTTAACTGTCGCTCCAGGATCTCCATAATTTGATGAATCACTAAAAGTATAAGAAGTAGATAAATCACAAAAATAAACTTTAGGATTATTTGCAGCTGTTACTCCTGATTGGGCTAAACTTCTGCATAAAGTAGCATCAGTTTGTCGAAATTGTCCAGGTGGCCAGGGTGTGGAAGTGCTGAGCCCATTTCCAGAGCCGGTCCCGGAAGTAGAAATATAGTACTTGGTTCCCGTATAGAAATGTCGCGGGGTTACCAAAGATAGGCAGGGAAGGAATAGAAATATTGTTAATAATCTTTTCATTATCTTGGAACTTGTTGTATTACTGGTTCCCAATCATAATTCATACTGCCTCCGGATGTTCCGTTAGTTTGAACGGTCACGGTTGTACCAGATTTCGCCCTAAAAGTCACCATTGGGAATAAATAGTATCCTGTCGTCGATATATCGGTAGTTGGCGTACCGACAGGATTTATTTGTATAGTTCTCGCCGTCCCTCCTGGATCGGTAAACACAACTTCCAGCCAAATATGATTAGTTGTTATGGAATTCACAAGAATGTAGCCACCGGCCTCACAATATGTATCCGCAGCAAGTATCCGTCCTTGACCTTTGAATGTTGTTTGCCCTGTTTCTAACTGCCCCCTTATTGCAGTAATTGGAGGAAATCCATTGAATAAAACTGTATCAGCATTTACAAGAAAATTACTCATTTTGCTGCCAACAGTTCCAAATGACCCATTCTTCCCTGCTCCTTGTATTGAGAATCCAGAATCCAATGCCCCGCCCAAAACTATTGCTGTATCCGGATTTGTGCGAAGACTTAATCCATTTTTTGCTGTAAATTGAAAAATTGATTGATTTGGATTTATGTTATCAGCATAAGGCACGGCATAGTACGATTGAAGATTGTTAGTGACGCCAGACCCAAATATCTTTGGATTCGTAAATGTGGTTAATGCTCGTATGCTTACTTGCGGGATCAACGGATAAGTGGTAACCGCATGTGTTGATGTAAAAAATATATTCCAAGACCCTCCCGAATATTTTTCATATGTAACAGTAGTACCGGTAACTTTCACGCGAAAACTGTCATTTGTGGACCAGTTTGTACCTCCAAGACCTGACGATATTAAAGTTCCTGATTCTGCGATATTTATATTGTTGGCGCCACCGGAAGAGCCAAAAAAGTAGATGCCATAGTTGATTGAGTGATAGTCATTTTGAACCGGATTGGTTGAAAGTCCAAATATGACATTTCCATATGTAGAGATAGCCTGGCAGCTGTAATACCCATCCCCGGAAGAAAGTACTTTGTCGGGCACCGCCTGAACAGTAAACGAAAGAGCATCAGGACCACTCTTTGTGATATTAGAACCACTGATTGATCCTGTACCGGTTAATCTCCCCCATCCTAAATTTGTCGTGGGTCGAGAAACTAATATACCGGGTTGGCTGACTGTGACTATAAATCTAGGGTCTGCTCCGTCGTCAATACATTCAATATTGTATACATTAAGAGCGGAAGAAGAATTGAATGTGCCAGACACTTTTGTATTGTCGAGCAATGTAAAATTATGGCCATTTGCTACAATCTCGAGTCTATATATACGTCCAACAGTTGGGCGAATAATCTTTTTTATAGTGTCGTCCGACGACAACGACTTGTATTGCCAACGGGCAACACCTAAGTCAAGTGTATCGCCCGTTAACGCCGATCTATAACCATATCCTCCCATAGAGTCGACTAAAGGGGTTGCCGATCCATTGGGAGTGGTTATTGAACTGGCTACATCGCCGAAATTCTGGTTGAACACCGGCTTATTAATATTACCTGAGAAATTTCTTGTAGTGCCATATGTTGAAAAAATGCTCGCCCCTGAGAAGTCCATGTTGGCGCAATTGGTTATTGTTAAAGTAGATGGGCTGATAATACATCCGCCCGTAAATCGCCAATTACTACTATTTGTGAACGTCATTGCACCTTCGTAAAAATGTCCGCCTACGACTGTCTCTCCAAAACTGGCCCCAGATACATCAAAAGATGTTCCATTGTGATTGCCATTTGGGTTAGCGATTATACCATGACTATTATTTGATCCACCTGTAAATTTGAAAGCTGTTGTATTGCTATTCACATTGACGCCAATGTAATTATTATTGCCGCCGTCATCAAGAATGGCCGTTGTATTGCTTTTGAAGAGTCCGCCAAATATGGAAACGTATTCACCTAGCGTATCACTTTGCAATCCTATTATATTGCTATAGAAATTACAATCGTAGATATTCCCGGCGTTGAATGTGGAAGAAGTGTTAGCAAAACGCATGCCCTTGTTTAAATTCGAAAAATCGCAGCCCGTGATTGAGAAATATTTAAAACCATTGACATTGATCGCCACTTGATTCGATGTATTCCCGAAAAACTTCAAACCCTTTATTCGTACGGAGTCTGATTTGATATCAAAAAAATTAAAGGTGCTGGAATTGGATGCCTTTAAATTGGCATTATACCCTTCGAATGAAAGAGCCTTAGTGATATTGATCAACGGACTATCTATAGCATATACACCACTTGGAAATACTACCGCTGCCGGATATGGGCTACGCTGTGCCGCTGCAATACAACTATCGATCCCCCTTCTATTTGCCGTAGCATTTGCCGTGTTCCCTGTTGTGTCTACTCCGGGATAATCGACAACATTGTATCTGAAAAGAATAGAAGGATAAGGTATATTTCCCCATGTTCCATTATCAAATGGTACCTTACCCGTTGCCGTCCCGGGTGCAGATAATACACCTGGCGTTGTTGTCGTGTATGCGGGAAGATCGGCAGCAAGTTGCGCAGATGTCACGTCCGTTGGCGTAGCGGTAGACCCCGTGTTGTTACCCTTGTAGGAATGGGCCGGCATTGTCGCCATTTGTGCGTTACCTACAGAACCATTCGTTGGCGTCCTTGTATTCGTGAGTCGGCTATCATTCCCCAGGACCACCTGCGTGCCGGATGCGTCTCCGGAGGCGGGAACATCCTTTACCGCCGCTGTTCCCAAACCAAGGTTTGTGCGGGCGGTCCCCGGATTTGTGACATCAGAAAGATTGTTTGCTCTATATAACCACAATCCCGTAGTGTCCAATGGGCTTCCTCCGCCTACACTGTCTTTCCAGGCAAACGTACACGTAGATCCTTTGCAGAGAAAGATACTATCATGACTGCGATATCCCCATCCTACCCATTTACTCGTAGTATCGCCAGGGATAACAACTGGCCAAAAAGTATTATCCCATCTTAAAAATATTTGACTGTTTCCCGTCCCTGGAGCATTGACGATACCGGGGGTTGTGGAGGTAAATGGGGTTGTCGCAGTAGCCACGTCGCTCATCATCGCAAAAGTGCCAGGCTTATCGGGGATAGTATCGCGCTTATGCGTTCCACTAGCAGATGGGAATATGATATTGGCAATATTGCTCGTTCCTGGCCGCCACATCCATAGGCCACTATCAGCGGCGACGAAGGCATTTCGGGTTCCATCGTTGACGCCTATCTGGGTCTTATTGAATGCATTGGCCAGATCGCCGACTTGAAAATAACGGGATGCCATGTTTGTAATTAATATCGGATTTCCAAAGGCATCATCCAGCTCCATATCTTTACCGGTTCCTATATTACCAGCACCAAGCACCTGATCGAGGGTGGGAATAGCCCCAGAACTATCCGTCATAATGAAAATGCACGTATTCCCCTTGCACAGATATAAACTATCATTACTTTTATATCCCCATGAGAACCAATTATTAGCGGTATCAGTTATATTTAATTTTAAATCTATTCTATTACTTAAACTAGTAGTATCTAATGTTGAAGATAATGTAGATAATTTTATTTTAAATGTAGAAAATCCAATCCGTCTAAAAACTAAAGTATCATTACTTAAGTAAACGCTATCCATAGCATAAGCCTTCATTAAATTAGCTATTCCATTAATTACATTTCTTAATTTTAAAGGGGAAATTTGATGAGTCGTATTATCAGCTAAATTAATATTAATAGCTGTTCTTAAACTACCTGTATCTGTTATGATTTGTGAAAATCCAACAATACTTGAAATTAAAAATATAAAAACAACTAAACTTTTTTTGAACATTAAAACACTTTACTTTTAAATATTATAGTAAAGCGTTTTTATTATGTAACATTTCCGCCATTTAAAATAATAGTGAGCCTATCATCACCATTTGTGGCTTCAGTATTATTAATAAATATCAAAGTAATAGGTTCTAAATCTGAACTATAAAGTATTATAGTATTGCCTACTAAAGTATTTGAGGTTATTTCTGATATTTCAAAATTAGATACTTCTAAACCATCTTTTAAAATTTTAAAAGATTCTCCCACGACATCAGATTTAATATTGGCAGCATATAATAAAGTAATTTGAGTGCGGTTGTCTAAAGAATGCTGGGTAGGCTCCTCTACAAAAGGAGCAGGAGGAACTTGTTTTTTTAACCATTTAAAACTCCCATCAATATTAAAACTAGAATTATCGGGCATTAAAAATTTTATATATTTCTTTTATGATATTTACTATAATATATATTACTAAATATAAATGATATTTTTTGTAATACATTAGCTGCAATTTCTCTATTTTTCCATATATAATCTAAAGCTTTTTTATATTTAGCATTATCTTTTATCTCAGGAATAAGTAATAAAGAATTATACATATATTCATCAAGTATATAAGGATCAGTTTCATCACCTAATAACATTTCTATAAATAAATCACCTTCATCTCTATCATATATTTCTCCTAATTTTTTAAATAATTCAATAGCTTTTTCTGGTGATGGAGTTAATCTATTTTCTAATCTTCTAGGCTTAAAAAGATTTTCATCTTCAGTATTAGAATCTGCAAATTCTTTTAATATTTGTTTTACTAGATCCATTTTAAAATACTTAACATTTACAAATTATATTTTTGTTTAAATTTTGTATCTTCATTATAAAGAAGTAGATTTTGCAAAATTAAAGATACCTTATTTGCTATATGTGCATTCTCTTTTACAAAATTTAAATTATTTTTTATTCCTTTTTTAATTTCTGGGATTTCTAGTAAACAATTGATTAAATAATCATCAAGTGCATAAGGATTGTTTTCATCTTGTTTTTGTATCATGGCACTGGTAATAAAACACCAACCATATTTCTTTTTGGCTTTTATTAATTCTTTATAATATTCTAACCCCTTTTGTAAAGAAGGAGTAGTTCTTTTTTCTATTCTTCTAGGTTTAAAAAAATTATTTTCTTCGGATTCTGTCAATATTTTATTTATCAAATCCATTTATATAACTATTATTTCATATCTAGAATCATATCCAGGTAATTTAAAAGAAGTTGTAATTGAACTCCCATTTTCAAAACCATCATCAACACTATCGTCTTCAAAAGGTCCTCCTACTAATTTTGTATGAGTAAATTCAAATTCAAAATTATAAATTCCTTTTTCTTGAATATCTAAAGGTTGCCAATCATAGGTTACTTCTCCGGTTAAAGGATCAGTTAAAGTAGCCGGCCCTTTTGCTTCTAATTTATTGTGTTTATTATATAAATAAAAAACAATTCCAAAATCAGTTAAATCAACAGGAATAGGATCGCCATACAATTCTCCTAATTGTTTTATATATACTACCAAACTAGGTTCCAAACAATGTAATTTAATATAAAACTTTTGATTGGGTAGAACCAAATAAGGAGAATTATCGTATACTCTTCTTACATGAGACGGAGAGTTATCTATAAGATTTTGAGACTTATAATTTTTTTGAAAATCATCATATTCGCTAGGATGTGGTAATACTGGATCTGCCATTTAACTAAGTTCTAAGTATGGTAATATTAGTTTTATTATTTTATTAACTTCATTATCTTCAAAAGATTTTATAGTTTTATTATATACAATACGACTATGTGAATTTTCTGAAATTTCAAAAAAGTTTTTTCTTAATGTCAGTTTAAGAAATTTATGATATGATTCGTTTGTTTTATGAAAAATAATTAATAAATCAGCTTGATTAGAAAAAGTTTCACCAAACATAGGAGTTTCAAAAATTACATTCTTTTCTTTTGAAATTTTATCTAAATAGGGATTTAATTTATCTAACGTTTTTTGTAAAAATTTTTCTTGTTCATTTCTTATATCTGGTCTATCTAATCTTCTAGGCTTAAAAAGGTTTTCTTCTTCAGATTCTTTTAATATCTTATTGATTAGATTCATTTAATCTAACTTTATATATTGTAAAACTATTTTTAGCATTTCATTTATTTCATCTCCTTTTGTTAAGTTTTTTTCTATTTCAGGTTTTTCCGGATTATTAGTAAATAATAAAAATTTATTTTCATTATTTAAAATTATACTAATACTTTTTATTCTTTCTGCTTTAATACTATTTTTTATTCCTTTAAAATAAGTAATTCCTAATTTTGCATCGTATATAAGATTTCTTGCTTTTATTGAAGTTATAACAAAAATATTCGTAGTTTTATAATTAGGAAAATATTTTTTTAATCTTTTAAGAAGTTCTTTTAATAGTTTTTCTGGGTCTGATCTATCCTCTAATCTTCTGGGTTTGAAAAGATTTTCTTCTTCAGATTCTAATAATATTTTAGAAATAAGATTCATTATAAATACTTAACTGTATCTTTAAAAATTTCCCTTAATTTTCCTACTGATAAATGTATTATTGCTTGTTCCACAGGTTCCATTTCCTGAATTTCACTAACAGTAGATGAACAAGCTGCATAAAACATAGATTTGTTTGTTTGAGCTATAAAATAAATTTGAGAATGTTTTATTTTCCTCATAATTAATATTTCTCTGGCACTAGTATTTTCCTCAAAATCTTTTGGACTTACAATATTTTGTCCATTAACTGTTGCATCAAGAAATATTTTAGTCAAACTTTTATCTAATACTATTTCTTGATATTTATCATATTCAGATTTCAAAGGTCTAGAATAATCCTCATATAACATACTAAGATAAAATTTTACTCCAGGAACTAATAGTGATCCTCCATTAGACACCTTATATACAGAGAATCTATCAATCTTTGTTTCATCCAATACAGGTTTCATACAATCAACGTAAATCTCATTAATTTTGTTAATATTAAGTGACGGTTTAGTAATACTTTTCTTGTGAATAAAATATCTAGTTATTCTTCCTGCTTCCGTCAATATAGCACCACCTAAAGTACCAGATAAAAGAGTAATTATATCCATATACGTATATTTGTTGATATTAAATGTCTTAGATCCCATAAAAGTTTTAATTTTTTATATAAAAATCAACATTTAGGTTTACTTTTAAATAGTGATTTTATCACATTTACCCTAAAAAGAATTAAACATTACCATTCATGCCTAAATCAATGAAAGTTTTTTTAATATTTCTTTTAACTTTAGATTCATATAAATCCATTACTTTTTCTACTTGTGCTTTAGATGGTTTTAAACTAACTGGTTTAGATAAATGTTCTATTTGCTTGTCTACTTGTTCTTTTAGTATTCTTTCTACTCCTGGTAATTGTTCTGTCGATTCAAATTTTAAGTTTTTAAAGATATCATCGGTATTAATACCTAAAGCAGCCATTTTTGCTTTTTTCTTATCAGGATCTGGCTCTTCATAAAAGCCATTTTCTTCCAACTGTTTTAAACGCCAAATTAATTTCTTTTCTATTAATTGATTTTTAAAAGTTTGAGCTATTTGTTCGTCAGAGAATTTTAAAATATCTTTTAATACTTGAGTATAACTCATTACAGATATTCCGGTACTATTATCCAAAGCTGCCTTGGCTAAATCAATTCGCTGTTGAAGTAATTCATTTTTAACTTTTTCTGCTAAAGTAGATGAATTGTTCATAGTCAATTCAAAAGATTCAAGTTCATCTTTACTATGTCCATTCATATAAAGATGAACTAATCCTATGTGCAATAATCCTTCAACAAAATAACTTTGATATTGTTTTACAGCATTATTAAACCTAAGATCTTCTTGAGAATTGTGTACAAATATACCTCCAACATCTAAAGAAAAATTATGATGTTTTTCCACCTCTAAATCATACATTTGTTTTGGCTCATTCAAATGTATGATTTCTACTCTTTCTACATAAACTACTTTTTCAAAAATATTTTTAAGTTGATTTCCTATTTTCAATTCATCTGCTCTTACATAAACTAAATCTTCTAATAAAAATTCATGATTATCAGTAGCATCTACATATCCTTTATCATTGTTCAAATGTACTCGATAGATGGTGTCAGTTAATCTTGTGGGTTTGCACCATTTTACTTTGCCATAGGTAATAAATCCCTCACTATCTGAACTCAATACATAAACCTTATAATTTGATTTCTTTTCAAAATTTTCAGTTAAATCTTTAATAGAGATTTTTCCTTCTGAAGTATTTACAATAGTTTCTCCTGCTAAACAAAGAGCAGCTTTATTACTGAGATCCTCTTCAAAAGTTAAGTAAGATTTAGGTATAAGAAGACCGGCAAATAAATCATCTTTAATAATTTTATAATCTTCTACTGCATCAAGATTATTTGCGCCTTCCAATAGTTCTACTCCGCCAACATCACCCTCTTGAGTAGGCAAATAAAAATTTTCTTCAATACTTATACTACTGAATTTAAAATCAATCTCTCCTGTCTTTGGATCAACTAAAGGTTTTTTATACAATTGTTTTTTCATATTTTCTGCATATCTTAATGCAGAATCAGGATCTAGTCCTGTAGTATCTATTTTAAATAAATACCTTTGAGGTGCTCTAGTAATTCTATAAATTACCAAGGCTTCCCTCATTAATACTATCCTTCTCCAGGTATCAACAATTGATCTTAATATGGATTGTCCATAAGGTTCAGTTTCAATATCTTGTATTATTTTCCAATGAACAATTTCCCAAGGTTCAAATTCTAATCCTCCGCCATATCCATACCATCTATATTTAAAAGCATCCAATCTATCGGCATTTTCAATTAAATGTATTCTCAAAGTCTCTGGCGGTAAATGAAATAAATCTAATACTCCTACGCCACGTCTAGTATTTAAAAAACTATATCCATTGCCAAATTTTAACATATTTCTTACAATAAGATATGCTCTACTATCTAGTTTTAAATTTCTATAAAAACATTCATCTAAAGCTGTAACCACATTTCTATCGGGAGAAGCTATTTTTACTATAGTTCCTTCTGCATCTTTATTACAGTTATGAACTACTATATGAAAACTCTTTGTTAATTTTAAAGTAAAATGATGATCAGGAGAAACATTTATTAAATCAAAAACTTCTTCTTCTCCTATAGGAGTTATATTTAAAATTGTAGTTTGTAAAAATCTTTGCTCTTTACATCCACAACTGGGGTCCTTCCAATCATAATAACAAAATATTAAATCTCCTAGCTTAAGATCTTTTAATTCTTTATATTTATTATTTCCTACAAAGATTTTATGATTATCAGTGCATTTAAATTTAGCAGTTGGAATATCATCCCATTCAGAAGTTTCTTCATCTATAACCCTGGCTACCGTTACTTCAAATACTTGTTTTAATCCATTACTTTTTACTCCCAAACATTCATTCCAACATTTTCTTTTCCATTTAGGATCATAGGAATTAACCAAGAAAAATTTACTATTCTTTTTATATTGATCTAGTATTGTTATATCTCCTTCGGGAGTAGTAATTACACAATCTCCAGATAAACATACTTCTTGACTATACAAAGTAAGTGCCGCGTTAATAATTGGAAATGTGGCATCCATCCTTCTAAACTCATCAAATAATTCTATATGTTTTAAGTTCCAATTCTTTTGTTGTAGATATTGTCTAAAAACTTGATATTCTTGTTTGAGTTTTAATTCTTCTTTGGATTGAGGAGAATTAAGAATATTAATACCTCCTTTTCCGCCTATTCTTGTTATATCTTGATTTTGTACTCTTTTGAAGAAATCCGATACGTGTTTAAAAAAGCCATCGTTTTTTCTGTTATCAGCCATTCATGATAGGAGATTTTACTTTAAATATGTTTTATTTTTTGAACTTACAAGTAAATTTAACCAAAAAAATTTAAACATAAAAAAAGGATAGTTTTTTTAGGACTATCCTTAAATTCTATTTAAAGTTTTTTTATTTACTTTTTTGCAACTGTATTGGAATCAGCCGCTAAACGACCAAAAACTGCAATTAAAACAGCACTTACAATTTGTAACCAATTGGTTTGTCCAGCTTGTAAAAGAGTTTGAGCAGCAGTTAAGCCAGCTAATATTATACCAATAATTGTTGTCAAAGGAGAAGAGCCAAGTAATTTTCCCATTAATTAATAATTTTTACTTTAAATAATGTAGGGCTAATATTTTTTTAGAATGCTGTGGAAACTGTTCCTTGTTTAGGCAAATCATTATCAGTCCTTCCACCATCATAATTTGAAATCCAAATTTGTGTGGTAGAACCAGGAGTTATTGGTTGGCTAGGAGCAGTGGATTGAGGATAATTTCCATACAGAGAATTTTGTGAATCTGCTAATGATTTTTCATGTGCGGACATAGTTTGTGCATCACTAGGTGAAATACTACCATTTGGTGTTATATACGAAGGCATTGATTTATTTTTTTATTTTTTGATTAAATCTGAGGTTTCCTGCACAACAAGCACTGTAAGTATTTCATTACAGTTTGAAAATGCGTCATCTAATAATCCTTCAAATTGTTTTTGATTTATGTTTTGTTTTTCAACTATATCATAAATAGTTAATAAAGCATCACAAGCAATTCTGGTTTGTTTTAACAAATCTTTTTTACAATTTGAAGTAATATTTAGATTTACTTTTTCTTGTAATAGTTCTACTTGCTTTTTAAAATTTTTACTTTCTCTAAAACTTACATCTCCTTCATCATGTCTATCTTCTACATTTTGTAATTGCCCTCTTTCTCTTTTAGATAGGTAGGAAATAAATTGTCTAGCATAATCATTATCATCTATAGGATTATTAAAATAATCGCTATTTTCAAAATTTTCTGCGGCTTCTAAATCTTTTGGTCTATTTATTTTTTGAAAAATATAATCATAGTTTCTTTCCCTCAGAATCTTTTTTATATTCTTTGATTCTGTCATAGGTTTTTTAGTTTTACAACCGCAACTACAATTTTTTTTATTTTCACACATTATGTTATATATACTTTTTCTTTAAATAATGGTTTTAATAGTTTTCATCATAAAATTCTAAATCTATTTTTTCACTAGCTAAATCAATAGTTACAGATTCAATATATAAAGAATCATTTATATTAATACTAGGTTTTAATAATTCAAAACTAGTTGTATTAACTGTAAAGGGAAAATCAGTATCTCTATCATATATTTTTCTACCATTTAATTTTTTGGCTCTATCCTCAATTCTTCTAGGTTTAAAAAGATTTTCTTCTTCAGTTTCAATGCCTCCCATTTCATCACCATAAATTTCAAGAGTAAATTTTAATTGGCTTTCTAACATAGATATAAAAGTTCCTTCTATTCCACTTTTATTAAGCCAAAAATTTAATTTCCATTTTATATAAAACTCTAATTCAAATTCATTATATTCTTTATCTATTACATTTTGAATAGCTTCAAATTCTGGATGATTTTTTTGTAAGTATTGAGGAATATTATTAATTGAAACTTGATAATTTTTTCTATTATTTAACGTTGTTTCAAATATAAAATCATTAGATTCAGAAGTATATTCTTTTAGTAAAACTTTTTTATTAGAATATTTTTCTAGAAGTTGTATTATAGTATTTTGTCGTTTATTCATTTATTTGTTGTGCATTAAAAAAATAAAATAAAGTTTCATCTAAAAAAATGGAAGTAGCCTTTTCAAAATGATTTAAAATTTCTTCCAAAAAATCAGAAAATATTTCTGTTTCATCAGTAAGTGAAAAAACACTAAACTTCTTATAATTATTTAAGAAAACGGTATTCATTCTTAAAAAAAATCTAGTAGTTAAAATATCAAATTCATAATAATCTTTACTAGGCAATTGTTTTATAGCTTTTACAATTACAATTTCATTAAATCTGTTTTTATCTACATCTGGATATAATTCAAATACTTTTTTTATATTATTTTCAATTTCCTCTAGTTTTTTATATTCTCTATCTTCAATTCTTCTGGGTTTAAAGAGATCATCGGATTCATTTAATTCTTTGGTTCCATATACTGTTTCCCAAAACATATCTGAAAATTTATTACTATTTTTCTCCCAATGATTTAATTCAAAATTCCAATTACAAGCTGCTTTATAAGTTCCAAACTTTTGTCCAGGTTTAACATATTCTTTCTTAATATATAATAAACACATACAAGACCATTCTTCCTTTCCTTCAAATTCATTAAACTCTGGAGGATCTATTATTTTTCCGTCTACATATCTATTCATCTCTTCTATAAATACTTTTACTTTAGTACCTTTAGTATATTTTGTTAACATAGTTTTTTCTAATTCTGATAAACTATTTAATCTTCTATTAATTCCTTTTGGACTAAACAAATCTAAAGCGGAATCTCCTTCTTTTAATAAATTTAATATCTTAGATTTGAAATTATTCATTAGTTAAATAATAAAATATCCATTTCATGATTTACAAATTCTTGAGTAGTTTTAGAATACTCAAATTTACTATGCATTAATTGTATATTCTTTTCATTTAAAATTATAGGCCGAATACTTACAATTTTTCTAGGTTCATTTAAATATTTATTTATATTTTCATTTAAATACTTTTCCATTTTTTGCCTAACTTCTTCTTTAGAATCTCCTCTTGCTAAATATCTAGTAACGATATGTTTAAAATTTTTTGACCTAGTTTTTACAAACCATATATTATTTAATTTAAATTTAAAATCTAGATATTCTTGATTTAAAACTTCTTTTCTATCTTCTATTCTTCTTGGCTTGAAAAGATTTTCATCTTCAGATTCTAATAGTATTTTATTTATTAGATTCATTTAAATTAAATTAGGAACCATTATATTCAAAACTTTTACTTTTACTTTTCCAGTAATTTTACAAACCACTTCACTTTGTTTTGCCATATCATTACTATTATAATCTGTAGCTAATTGTTTTACAACTTCTGGATAAGCAAAATTTATTAATCCGGCATCTAATGCTTTATAACAATCGGAAAAGAATTGATTTAATTTTAAAGCTGTAATTACCGAAGATAAAGTAGATTGTGAAGTTGATTCTACTAATACCCATGCCTTGCCTTTTTCTTGATCTCCATGTTGATTTTGATCTACTGCAAAATGTTTAAAAAACCACATTGCTCCTTCTTTGTTAAAAGACCAACTTTGATAAGATGCAGGTCCTGTGACAATTGAATTCATTCTCATAATATCTTCATTAGTTGCATTTTTATCAACTCTTAAATGAATAGCCCTATATATTTTTCCTATTTCTGGTGATCCATAAACTTTTTGTAAAATATTAAAAGTTTGTTCTAAATCACCCATTCTATCTTTATTTCTTCCGCCCATAAAACTACCTGCAAACCAGTTTTTTACATATAAAGCACATTTTGATGGTGCATCTTTTCCTCCTATTGTAATTATTTGTTTGATTTTATCAATAGCATCTACATTAGGTTTAAGCATACTTTCGAGTAATATCTTATCTATCAATTTCATTTAAAAAATGTCTTGATTATCATAATCTTCGTCTTCTTCATAAAATTTATTTAAATCATCTTTTTTATGATCTTTCTTTTTATCATGTTTATGTTTCTTTTTATTCTTTTTCTTATCCTTATGTTTATCTTTCTTTTCTGTTTTTTCATATAACCCTTGAAGAATATTTTTTATTTCATTTCTATTAATATTTCTATTTTTTATATATTTTTCATATAATCTATCCTCATCATGAGCAATTCCTTCATCTTCATTTACATCAGTACCATTTCCATCAAACATGGTTATATTACTTTCACATATATCATTTATTGATTCAGAAAATGCGGAAAGATTACCTCCGTTTGCAGAAGTAGGAACAAATGAATTATCTAAATCATCACTTTCTTCCAATGGTTTAGCTTTAGAATGAGAATGTCTATTATCTATCATATCAATTTCTTCATCAGCAGTTTCTCCAGCTCCATATAAATCATTGTATTTATATTGTTCTGTATCCTCGTTTAACATATCCTCATCATCGCATTCTGTTAAACTACCTCCAGGCAACCCTGTATGATATTTAGTATCATCTTCGGTATTAAAATCAGTATATCCTGGTTGCATTAAATCTGCTTCTTCTAACCCCCAAGTTAGATTTTCAAACATAATTAAATCACTATCGGTATTTTCATCTTCGGTTAAATATTTTCTAAATATTTGAACTTCATTATCTACTTCTTCATCTAGCCTATTATATGTAAATCCAATTGGCTTTTCATCTTCATCTTTTATCATCTTAATTCTTCCTTCATATCTAAAATTAGAAAAAGAAGATTCATTTAAAAAACATAAAGTTTGTTCATGATTTCTAAACAAGTGTGATTGTTGTTTCATTTTATTTTTTATTTTTAAATAATGGTTTAACCATATTTGCCCTTAAAGAGCTAAATACTATTTAAATATTTTTTGGCATCTAAAATAGCTTTTGTTGCTTCCTTATTAGTTAATTTTTCAGAACCATATGTATAATTTAAAGAACCATAATCCGATATTTTCTTTAAAGTTTCAAAACTCTTTTTTAAATTATCAAAATATAATTCTATTTGTCGAGAAGTTTTATAATCTAATTTTCCTTTTTGTAAGTCAGATTTTACTAATTCTCTTAATTCCAAAGGTAAAATATTTACAAACTTTTCTAATTTTTCTTTAGCTAATCGTTTATTTTTTTCAATTAATGGTTTTAATTCTGTACCGCCATAGTTATTAAATTGTTCTCTATCAGCATAAAATTTACTTGAACCATTTCTATTTCTATCTTTAACTTTATCTATTCTTTTTTCGTCTTTTTGTATGGCATAAACCTCTATTTTAGTTGCTTCTTTTATATGAGGAATAGAAAAAATTTCTTTTACATTTTTGCTTCGTTTTGGTATTCTATAATCTTCGCCTTTTCTTCTATAACTTCTATCTTTTAATTCTTCTTTAGGAATATTAACTGATATTCCATTAAACATTTGACTATCAGATTCGGATACTAAGACTATATAAATTATTTCATCGCCATATTCTCTAATTGCCAAAGCTGGTTGTTCTTTGCTTACAGAATTGGCATATATTATCAATGCATCGTATTTACTTTTTCTTATTAAATTAATAAGAGGTTCTACTTCAAATTTATTTAAAGTTAATACTTTTTCAACTTTGGATTGAGGGCTTATAAAGCTATTATTATATCTATTACTACTACCAAAAAGATATCTATCCCATCCATTCTTTGTTATTCCAGGCAATTGAGATAAATTTCCTAATGCTTCTTTTAAAGTAAGTTTATTACTATTTGATTCATTTAAAAGTTTTGAAATTATCTCTAATTCATTTTTCATTATATATCCAGTAGTTTAATATTATTGTTTTTATCAAAACCTATATTCCCTAAATGTAAATCGTAAAAGTTATATCCATTTTGACTATTCTTGATTTCTGAAATATCTATATTACTTAATTTATGTAGAAACTCAACAAGATTAGTCAAAAATTCATTGTTCTCAAATATCTCATAAATTTTTTTTGAATTATTTTCAAATGTAAACTGTTCTATTCCCGAAAACTTATTTGCTGGGGAATCAAAATAGGAATAAAATCTTTGATCTACAACTTTTAAATTATCTACTTCATTATAAAATTTAACTCTATCCAATTTTTCCTGTACCATATAACCTTTATCAATATTTATTTTTACTATTTTTGCAAATAAATCAGGATAGGATTTATAAAAATTAAACTCATATTCTAACATATTTTTATAACTAGAATCAGATATTTGTTTTACTATGTAATTTGGATTAGTTTTTAAAGGATAGGCTTTTTTATAAACACCCGAACCAATAGATAACTTTTGATCTAATTCTTGTAATAACTTTTTTATTCTAGTATTTAAAGACATTTATACTTTTTAAATATTTTTATTATTTACAAAATCCAATATTTTGTTTTTTACTAAATACTTATTAGTTCTAAAATCTTTCTCCCAAATTCTTAATAATCTATATCCACAACTTCTAGCTAATTCATCTTTATATTTATCATTAATAATAGCATCTCGTTGTACTTGATTAATTGCACCTTCTTTGAATGCCGTTGGATTACAGTGCCAAAGATCCCCATCGAATTCTATGAGTATCATAGTATCTTTAATTTTAAAATCATAAAATTTATAGGCAATTTGATACTGTTTTTCAATTTTTAAACCACATTCCAATCTTAAGAATTTTCCAAACACTCCTTCTATCTTACTGGTACCTGGTTTATATACCCTTTTACTGCCCTTTCTTTTTATCCTAGCCTTATACGGTTTTCTTATCTTGGCCTTCCTTACGCGCTTTGCCATTACTCATGTCTTATTTTAAATTCATTCCAGTAATCATCATTAAAATTTCCATATTTGATCCAAGTATTATATTCTTTAGAAAATATAATCAATCCAGTATAAGTTCCATATTTGTCTCCTATTTTAACATCGGATTTTTTAATAACTAATTCAGCCCATGCTTTATATTTAGCAGTAGAAAAACTAATTTTTGCTTCTGAGTCAGAAAATCCTATAAATACATCGCTATTTATTTTACCGACTAACACTTTATCTAAAAATGGGCAGTAAACTTTTACTTTATTGGTTTCAAGTAAATCTAACAAGATTTCTTTTAATATTGGATCTTTTTCTTTCTCAATTTCTTTTCTTCTTTCTTTTAATCTATTATCTATATTTCGAGGTCTAAAAAGATTATCTTCTTCTTTTAAAACTAACAATATTTTATTTATTAGATTCATTGATTTAAAATTCTATTCCTACTAATTTAAGATATGAAGTTTTCTTATTAAAAAAAGGATTAGAAATAAATGTATTCATATGTTCAATTACAAAATGAAAAAGATTAAAATAACTTAATAAGGGTATTACAGCACTTCTTCTTCCTTTATATTTAGGAAATTTTGTTTTAAAATATTCTTCGGCTTTTTCTTTATCATTTCTTCTAATTAAATATATTGCTTCATCTCCTATTACTTGAATAACCCAAATATTTTCAAACATTTCACTTCCATATTTTTCTAATCCATCTTTTATTATTTTCCTTTTTCTTTCTTTTTCCTTTTGTTTTCTATCTTCAATCTTTCTAGGCTTGAATAGATTTTCTTCTTCAGATTCAAACAATATTTTATCAACTAATTTCATTTAGTTTCTTTATTTTTATTTAAATATGGACAATGGAAAAAGAAGTTTGCGGAAAATGCAAGATTAATATAGCTACTTGGTGTCTTATGTGTGCTCCCAGAGTTTTAGATCCTTTTTATTGCAACAATTGTGTGCCCAGAGGATGTGATTGTAATAATAAATATACAAAAGATTATATAGGTGATTTTGAACCTGATAATCCTCCTACAGAGTTAAAATATTTTAACAGATGGAAATGGATTATCCCTGGAGAAATATGGAGATGGTTGGATGAGGATGGAAGAGAAAATCCCTGTTGTGAATTTGAATATGAAAAAGAAGGATGGAATATTGAAAAATATGAAGAAAGAGATACTTATACACCTCATAATTGGAGAGATCCAGTAGAATAATATTATCTTATTTCTTTTAATAATCTTTCTTTTATTACTTCAATATTATTTTCTATATCGCTTTGCCAAAAGTACAGAACTTTATAATCATTACTCTCAGCTAGATATAATTTTCTTTTATCATTTTTTATATTATGTTTTTGCACCTCATGTGTAGGACCGTTAATATACTTTTTAGGATTACAATGCCACCAATCTCCATGTATCTCTATTAAGATGTTTTCATTTTTAATTTTAAAATCATAAAGTTTATTACATAAATTATATTGCTTTTCATATTCAATTTTCTCCTTAATAAGTAATTCTTCGAATATATCTTCAGTTTCGGAAGTTTTAATCTTATGTTCATTTTCTTTAAGCCATTTTATTCTTTTTATTCTTTGTAATTCTTTATTTTCTTCATCTTTCCAATATTCTTTGAAATGTTTATTATACTCGGTATCATAAGTACCTTCATCTTTCATTTTCTGTAATCTTAAATTAATTGCCTCACTTACTTGTTTCTTAATTCTATTTCCTTTTTCCTCTCCATATCTTTCTTCATATTTCTTCCCTTTTAATCTTTTGCTAGTTTCTATTTTCTCCTCCTCTGAAATAACTCTACCAAGTCTTTCTCTTTTGCCCTCTGCAAACTCTTTCTTTGTAGTATCCCATTTCTTTCTAATAACTTTGGCAGCAGTTTCAGGGTTATCTCTGGTAGGATTATTTCCTTCTAATCTTACATAATGTCCATGTATAAAATCATCAAATCTAGGTTGGCCGTTTCTCGGTTTAGTAAAAGTACCACATCCACATTTACAACGAGGTCTTTCTTGACCTTTATAACTAATTAACATTATAGCCTCTTCTAATTGTATTTTATGTATTTTTCTATACCAAGTATACAAACCATATAAAGTTTTATGTCTAGTATTATCAATATCACATATAAAAGGAAATTCTTTTTCTGATCTGTCTAATTCTCTACTTCTTTCTGGTAAACCCATATGATTGGCACAAAGTGACAAAGATTTCATAGTAAATCCAGGAAATATTCTTAATAATTCTTCTTTAGATAGAATATTATAAGTTTTCTTAAGTAATTCTTTTTGCTCAAGGGTAAATTTAGACTTTCTTTCTTTTCTCATTTTTTGTTTTAAAAATAATAAAAGAAAAATCTAAAGACAAATTGTAGTATAAAATAATCAAACATAATTTTTCTAAATATAAAACATAAAAAAAGGATTAATAAAATTAATCCTTAGGTAATAAATTTATATAACTTATTAATAATCAAGCAGTTATCAGAACTCTTGAATGCAGTAATCATACGCAATCGTAAGTGTTACTAAGGCTGGATCTGCATCTGATTCTTGATCCAAATCTCCTCCATCAATATCAGCAATAAAACATCCATAGAAATTCCATTGTTGAACAGGATTGCCACATTCATCTTCCATAACCAGGGTAATATTCTTTTTATAAATAGAAGGATAACTTCCACAACCTGTAATAGGATCAAAATGTTCTCTTTGCCATGCCTGGAATTTCTGCATCACTGAAGGCCCTACTACATCTCTAAATTCTACTGTAATATTTTCATATTTAGTAGCTCCTTTATATTTTGTAAAGAAGTTTTTATACTTTAATTCTTTAACAGTATTTGTTATTTTAGGTCTAGCAGCTTTTACTTCGAAACGTTCCGAAATACCCATTTCAGGTGGAAATATAATTGACCAAAGATCTTTCCTGATTAGAGGAAATTCATTGGGGATGCCCGAGAAAAGTGAATTGCTCATTTTTTATAATATTTAACTAGTTAGTTATTAATTTTTTAATTAAGATTTTACCATCTTTAGCTCTATTAACTATTATTTCAACAGGCTTAATTTTACTGGCTACTTCTTTGATTTTTAAATATTGTGGATTATTATCTTTTTTTAATAATTCATAAGTATAAGTAGATTTTATTTCTATATATCTATCCTCGAATTCAAAATCTGGATAATAAAATCCTAAAGTTGTTAAAATAGGTTTAGTTTTAGTTGGTAAATTTTTTCCTTGTTTTACTAATTGTTCAATATATTGTCTTTCGCAATTTCCCTGACATCTTAATCCATATATTTCATAAAATTTACCTTTAGGATTTTTTCTCCTATCAATTAATTCCTGTAATTCTTCTGGATGGTCCTCCCAATATTTTTGTTGAGTTTTTACTCTTCTTTTTAAAGTTTTATTCATTCTTTCTTCTCCATCTTCATATCTATCTTTTAAAGCTCCTATAAATCCCTTTCCTTCATACATTTTAGAAAGTTGTTTATTTCTACAACTTTTACAAACAGTGTTATCTCTAATGGAAGATTTTAAATAATATTTAGATTTATAATACAATATACTATCGCAACCTTCATTTGGACATTTTTTAAAAAATTCTGTCTTTTTGTTTTTATCAAACTTAAATTTTTGAGTACAAGTAGGACATAATAGATTTTTCTTTTCTGCACTTGCCATATGATCATATGTAGTATATTCTATTTTATTTTCTTTACATTCGTTACAAAGTCTAAAAAATGGTCCAATATCTCTTCCTTTATAATTATGTCCTTTTAGTTTCTTTAACTCAGGAGTAATTTCAATAGTTTGTTTCCATAGTATCATTAACAAAAAAATTGGTTTATACTTGTAAATATAAACCAAAGTTCTTTTAAAAATAAATTCCAACTAATATATCATATTCTTTACTTTTAAATGTAACATTTGTTCATTATATTTCTTCTATTATATATCCTTTAGGTACTCCTTGTTCTGTGTAAGGAATATTTCTATTCATATCTCTATCTTCTTCTTGTGCTTTTTGTCTTTCTACATTTAAATAAGAACGCTTAGCATATCTTTTCAGATAATTTAAATCATCAAATCCTCCCAACCAATCTTTACTATTTCTATCGGTAATTCTATATAATTGGAATGGTTTACTAGATTCTTTTGCATCTTCAACTTCTTCTGAAGTGTCAGAGTAAAATTCATCTCCATCAAATTCTTTTATAATAACTGTCTTACCAGAATACTTTTCTAAAAGATTTTTTATAACAAATATTTTTCTTTTATTTAATATTTTTTTCATTGATTAAATTAAATATGAAAAAATTCAAGTATTTCAGCCATAGCAGCAAAAACATGTAATAATTCTCCGGCTACCTTCATTCCAGGTCTGGCTTTAACTTTTATTTTTTCTATAGCTGCTTTTTTATTTGAATTACTCATTTTTGAAGTATCTAAATTCATAATAACCTCTAAAGTTTCCTCAATATTTAAATTTTCTAAAGTATTGGTTATTTTTTTTATATCATAAATTTCTACTTGTGTAATTCCTTCGTTTGGATCTTTTGATTTATGATAATATTTTATTGGAAGTTTGGGTACTGGTTTATCTTCAAATATTACTTTCTTACTAGAATACTTTTCAAGAAGTTTGGTAAGATTTTGTATTTCTTTTTGTTTAACACCTTCTTTTTTGTGTTTATTTAAAATACCATCTTGTTTAGTTTTTTGAATATTTTCATTTTTCTTATTACGAAAATACTCTACTTGCTTTAACCTTTTATTTGCTTCGTCTTCATTATCATAAGGTCCTCCTAAATTCTTTCCAGAATGACTTTTAACATAATATTTTCCATTTTCCTTTTTAACAAACTCTTTTAAAAAACCTTTATTAACTGAGTTAGTTAATACTTTATTTTTTTTAGTATTTTGTTTTTCTTCCTTTAATATTTCTTTTTTCATTTCAGAAATTATAGGTATTATTAAATTTAATTCTTTCATGATTTTAGATTCATCATATTGAGAGAAATATTTTATAAAATCGCTTAAATAAATATATTCTATATCTAATGTCTTATTATTAAATATTGTACTTAAAAAATTACTTCTTGAAGCCAATTTACATATTAAAGGAAGTTTTTGAGGATTCTTTTTTAATTTTTTAAAAATTAACATAATATTTAACTGCATATCTTTTAAATCATCTAAAAAATCTTCTTGTACTTTCTGTACACCTAATTCTTTTAATAATTTTTTATTTTCATGTAAAGTATATGTTTCATCATCATCTGGAGTATCTGTGAATTCTACACTATATAGAAATTTCCATTTTTCTTGTTCCCAACTCCATATAGCTCTGTTGGTATTTATAAAACCATTATTCTCATATTCTATTTCTGCAATAATAAAATCATTGTGCAAAACAATTTTAATAATTTTACATTTTACTTTATTGTCACCAGTATAAACATCTATAATACTTCCTTTAGGAAATTTTCTAACAATATCCAATTGTTTTTCTTTTAACTCATCTTCTCTATCCTCTATTCTTCGAGGCTTAAAGATATTTTCTTCGGATTCAAATATTAAATTATCAAACATTTTAAAAAATTATTTTAAATTGATACTCTTTTCTTTCTTTCATCTATAGCATTTAAAATGTATTCATCTATTTCTTCTGATCCTTTGTCTACATAATCATCCAATAAACCTTTTGTTGTTGTTATTGAATATACTTGTTTATTTTGCGCTCTAGCCCTCATTCCCATTCCATGAAGCATAGAAGAAGTACTTCTGGTTTGATCAAAATCATCAAAGTTTATTTCTTCATCTGAATCTTGATCAGTTGCTAATAACTGTAAATTTTCTATATCTAAAGTTTTTCTATAGGAGCCATCATTATTTTTTTTAAATTCCTCTCCACCTACAAATACATATACTGATTGATTTCTGCCTATATTTTGGTATTTATTAATTAGATATTGTATTGTAAAATTACCTTTTGCAGTTTTAGCTAATTTATCAGTTAATTCTTTTATTTCTTTTTCAGAAAATTTTGTTTTAAGCAGATTTAAATCTTCTGTACTTTGTAGTAAATCTGGTATAATTAATAAAATTTGAGAAAACTTTTCTTTATCTAAATTTTTTATAAAATTTAAAACTGTTTTTCTGCTATCTGGTAAATTAGTAATGGAATCTTTATTTATTTTAAAAAATTGTAACATTTGTTCAAAAGGAAGTTTAAATACTAAATTTAAAATAGCATGATAATTAGTATTGTATTCAAATTTATCAGGCTTTTTCATCATAGCATCTACCAATGGTTTAGCAATAACTGCACCTCTATCTTCCATTCTTCTAGGTTTAAAAAGATTATTTTCTTCATCTTCAAATATCACTTTTTTATTGGAATATTTTTCAAGTAATCGAACTAATTCATTTAATTTTTTTGCTTCTTTAATATTAATTTCTCCATTGCTCAATAAATCTAATATACCAGGTAAGTTTATATCTGTTTGAGGCATAACATTTCTACTTGGCGCACCTAAAACTGGTTTATTTTTTATTTGCATGTTTTTAACATTATTCCAAATATAATCAGCGGTATGATCAGGAGATTGATGACCTAATTCGGATTGAAAAACCTCAAAAACTTCATCATTCATTGTATTTAATACATAATCTTTTATTTGTTTTTCATTCGCTTTAAAAAGATTAGTACCTTGAACATTTTCAGTAGGTACGGTTCCTGTAGAAACATAAATTGCTTCTTCGGTAGCCTTTAAAGCAGATAAAGGCTTTATACCTTCTTTTTCTAAATTTACAGCATCTAAATGACAATCTGGATTAATTACATAAACTTGTGACCAACGATGATGACCATCAATTATATTTTTTTCATTAAAAGTTAGAATTTCATTATTTCCTAATTTTATAGGTCCACCTGATAAAATTAATTTTATTTCATCCGGTTTTTTTAAGGGATAACTTAAAGATTTAGTTATATCTACTTCGTTTTGTGTAGGATGTAAATTCTTAGCGGGTATAGTAGTTTTACTTATATTGAATTTATCGTTTTCATTATTTTTATTCTTCTTTAAAAAAGTTTGTAATTTTTCATTACCAGGAAGTTGAGATAAACCTTTTACAAACTGTATATAAGGTTTATTTGTTAATTTATCTAATCTATTTTCTAGTTTATGTTCTTGGGTAATTTCGGTAATAGGTATTCTTTCAGATTCTTTTCTTAATTTTGAATATTCAGATAATAATTTTTTAATATGTTGTTTTTTCTTACTCATTTACTATTTTTCAAATCTTTTAATTATAAGTTTTTATTTTAAATTATTATCTCTATCAAACTTTAATTCTTCAATAATTATATTTAATAATTGTTTTTCGTTTTTAATACCCTTATATCTATTTTTTATCTCATCTTTTTTACCCTTAAACCAATGATATTTTGTAACAAATACTTTTTCTTCTTTTTTATTCCATATAAAAAGATAATTAAAAAGTAGAGTAGTATTAACTATTCTAGTTTTTAAATGAATTCTAATTTCATTTTTCTTTTTTATTTGTGTTAAATCATAAGTGTTAAGATCAACGATGATTATATTTTCATCATTTCTCAATAAATTAGTTAATTTTGTTCTAAATTCATCCCTCATTTTTTCTTCAGGTGTTCTCAAATCAGGCCGTGTAGTTAAACGTCTAGGCTTGAACAAATTTTCTTCTTCAGATTCTTTTAAGATTTTATTTACTAAATCCATCTAAAGTAATTTATTCTGAAAAATAATATGGCCAAAGCAAAATTATTCCTTCAAAAACTTTTTCACTTTCAGTACCATTTCCAAAAATAATATGTTGAAGAAAGTTAGCAAATTTTTTATCAGGAATTTGTCCTAATTTGGCAAGAAATTCAGATTTTATTCGTTTTTCATCTTCTAAATTTCTATTTTCTTTTTTTTGTATTCTCCTAGAATTAAAAGGATTTACTTCAGATTCATTTAAGATTCTAGTTATTAAATCCTTAGATTTTAATATTGATTTCATTTTAACTTTAAATAATGGTTTTACCATATTTATTCTAAAGGTTTAAAAATAACTTTTATCAGATATAACATAAAAAAGCCTATCTATAAAAGATAGGCTTTTAGAAAAAAAAATTAAAATTTATAAACTACGCTGTATGACTTGCCGTTTTATTCTTTTTAATTTCTTCCATTTGTGTTTCTCCTGGCTCTATTGAACCCAGTAGTTCTTCATCGGTTAAGTGATTATTTAACCAATGATAGGCTTCATATGCCTTACATAAGGTAAAAGCATCGGTTTCATGATGAAATCGTTTTTTAATTTCTTCTGAAGATAAATTTTCATTTAAAACCAGAACCTGGGCATTTATCGCTTTGTGAATGTTTTTTCCATAATTTGAATTGTCAGAAATTTCATCTCTTAAATTGCTTAATTTAGAAATCATTTCATTGATTTGTGTCTTAGTCTTGTTCATAAATTAAATTTTTTAAAAATGGAAAAATTAAAAATTCTATGCGATAAAAGTATATTAGTTATTGGTTTTTTCCAAAAAATAATTTTGATTTTTAGAAGTCTACTATAAATAAGTAATTTTTAATTTGCTGTTAAAGACATCAAGAAAAAACAAAATGAAAATTAGAGAATGATTATTTCCTTAATTTCAGTATTTGAATCCATTATAATTATTTCTATTGGTTTTATATTTTGATTAATCCATTGAATTTTTTTAAATTGTTTTTTAGTATACTCGCCATTAATATTTTCTTTTTCACCTAAAAAGATTTCTTTAGTATAAGTGGATTTAATTTCTATATATCTATCTTTGAATTCAAAATCAGGATGATAAATACCAAAAGGTGTTTTTACAAATATTTTATCTAAAAAAGGCAATTGTAAGTTATTATTAATTAAATATTCAATATAAAATTTTTCACTTCTTCCTTGACATTTATATCCATTTACTTCATAGAATTTACATTTAGGAAATGTAGTTATACCTTTTTCTAATTTTTCTTGTAAAGTATTAGCTTTTTTAATAAGCGTTTCTATAGTAGGTTTTTTTTCCTAACATTCTTTCACTTGCCAATTTCCTCATCTCTTCTCTTTTCATATGATTATTTTCACCAGAGATTTTTTTAGAAATTTTTTCTCCTCTTTTTTTTAATATCTCTTGTTTAGAAGGATCGTTTTTTATTTCTTGCCATTTTTTCTTTAAAGCCTTACTTTGTTTTTGTTTAATCACTTCTTTTTCCTGTTGAGACTTATTTTGTTTCGTTTCTGAAGATTTTTTATATCTTTCTAAATATTTTTCTGGATTAGTATTATAAATTTGTTTTTGAGCATTTGACATTCTTTCTCTACTTTCTTTACTTCTTTTCATACCTCGTTGTTTATTGGCAGTTTTTTCTTGTTTTTCTGACATCTGCTCAGGAGTATATTTAGAATATGTTTCCTTAATACTTTTGGCTCTTCTATTAATTATTTCTTGATATTTTATAGGATTATCATTTTTTAATTTTTCTATTGCATTTTTTTTATTTTGTTTTATTTTAAGAAAATATTCTGAATCGTTTAAAATTTGTTTATATCTTCTAAATTTTTTCTTTTCTGATCTTGTTAATACTCCTTTATTTTGTAATTCTAAAAATGCCTTTTGCACTGATTCATGATTTTGTTTTATTCTCATTTTTTATTTTTAAATATCATTAATGAGAATAAAATCAATTATAATTTAAACAAAACATAAAAAAAAGAGTAGTTTATAATAACTACTCTTTAAACACTTTTTAGATTAAATTTTATTGCGTAAAGTTTGTACTACCGTTTTGAAGTACAAAGTCCACGATTATGCGTTCAATTGGGTATAAAGGCACTATTATAATTCTTCCATACAATGTAGTTGGATCATTCAATTCTGGTCTATCTACAATTTCAACTTTATAGGTATCAATTCCATTTAATTTTTTGATTCTATCAAAAATAGGAGTGACAGTCTGTATAAATGCAGTTTGTGATAACTGACCATTTAATTGGAATAATAGAGGACGTAAAGTCTGATTCAAAACTTTTTTAGCATAACATAATAATAATCTATTATGAACAAAAGAAAGAGCACTTAAATAAGGTTGTGTAGTTCTTTCCTCGGTTATTTCATATCCACTTCCAGGAAATGTAGTAATAGGATTAATATTGGCTAATTTCAAAGCATCTCTATCACCTATTACTAAACGTCTTCTACTTCTAATTAAATTATTAGTCACAGTTCTAACTGGACCAGCAGGCGGTTGCCAAACATTTTCAACATTGGCAGTATAAGCAATAGTACCTAAAGCCAATATTGAAGGTGGAAGCCATACATATTGATTATTTATTGTATCATTGATTTGTAACCATGGAAAATAAACTGCTGTATCGCTGTTTAATAAATCTCCACTTGAAGTTTGAATATAATTAACAGCAGTAGTTGTGTCAGCCAAAGGATCATAAGAAAAATCTGGAATATATAGTGCATCTCCCCTTCCTCTAACCATATCCGCAACAACTCCACAAGCTGCGGGATGTGTATCTAAAAAGAAATCTGGAGTAACCATTACTGTAAAATCAGCGTCTAAAGATTCTTTATCTGCTAAAATAGCAACTGCTGTTTGTAAAGCTAAATAATCTTTAGAACTTGTGTTATTCCAATCTCTTGTCTTATATACATTCCAACCATCAAATCCGCCTGAAAAGTCAACTACAAATTTTTGTCTTTGAATTTTTAAAGTGGCTGTTAGAGGATTTCCGTTTGCATCGGTATAAATACTTTGATTTGCAAAAGTAAATACTGCGGATTGGTCAGTAGTAAAAGTAGTATTGTTATTAGGATTTAAATGAAATCCTAATCCAAATTGAGCAACAGATCTTTTATAAGCTAATTGATCAATTGCTACGGATTTTACCATATTAATAGAATTATTAGCTAATCCTAAATTTTGTTTTGCTATGGATTTAGTTTTATCATATTCTGTTGCCCAGGTTACATCAGGAAATAAATTCAAAGTAGTATTAGGATAACCTAAACATCCAAAAGGAACAAGTCCTACTAAATCTTCCGCATCATTTGTTTCAACAAAAACAAATCTACTATTTAAAGGAAAATTATCTCCATCTCCAATTCTTTTCTTAATATAATTATTTGAAGTTTTATCAAATGTTAAATTAATATACGCTTCAAGAATTATTGGATTTTGATCATCTTGGTCATCCCATCTTCTAACATATAAATCAAATGTTCCTGCTCCATTATTTGCTCCAGGATTAATATTTCTTATCTCAATTTTAATTTCAGTATTAGCCGATTTTCCATCTGAAATAGACCATAACCTAAATAATTTAGTATAATCACCATTTGCGTCTCCATCGCTTACAAACCAAGGAGTGTAAGGGGTTTGAAATCCTAAATTAGAGAAATTTAAAATTTCAGATTCCCAAGTAGGTAAACTATAATGAGATACCAAAGGACTATTAACCCCACTAAAAGTAGTAGTTCCTGAAATTACTAATGGAGCTCCAGGTGAGCCTCCAGATTGATTTAAAATCCTGAAGGTAGTAGAACCTGAACCAAATGAAATATTATCTGCCATCCAAGTTCCATTGACTTGGGCAATATTTCCTGTTCCACTTACATCTGTAATTTTTATTACAGTATTAGTATTTAACCATCCTGTAATATCTCCAGATGCAGTTATAGTCACATCAGTAAGCGTTGTTACTACGTTTGTAATAGCTGCATTTTGAAGAGTAATTCCAGTTCCAAATAACATATTTCCTGTTAAAATAGGCAAAGTACTTTGTGGGGTATTACTTCCAGGTGCATAATATGCTAAAGTACTAGTTAAAGTAGGTTTAAATTGAACAGAGGGAATTACAAAATCAACCCATAGAGTACCAAACTGTCCTTTAATTGTAGTTGGATTTAAAGGATCAGTTCCAAAAGTGTTTTTAATATATTGACCACTATCTGGACGTAAAGAACAAATTACAAGTTCATTTGTTGAATCTGCATAAAAAATTCTTACACCAAATAGATAATCTGTAGCTGCGGTAGTAGTTAAATTTGTTGAGGGATCAGTATAGGTTACAGTTTCAACAGAAACCGATGTTACCGCTGGTCTTCCAGTTGTTGTAGTTGGTCTAGCTTTTAATACTACTGCCAAACATCCATTTCCTACTACCAATGTTGATGTACCAGGAACAGCTGCGGCAGATCCATTCGCATTATATACAATAGCATATCCTACAGTATCAGTATATCCTTCTAAACCTAAAATTCTAACTTCTTTCCAATTTGTTGCTTGTTCCAAGTATTGTCTTGCATAATAACTAGAAGGAAAATTAGGATTTAAATCGCCTAGTCTAAAAGCTCTATCTTCAAATGTAGAAGTGCTAGATATTTGAAAGGCAGGACCTTTTTCAGTTAAACCTATCATAGCTCCACTAAATCCTCCAACTGCTCTTGTAATTACAGTTAAATCAACTTCTCTAAAATATATTCCAGAACTCGGATTTGGAACCTGACTAACATCCGTTATACGTACAGCCATTATTTATCTAATATTTAAAGTTTTATAAAATCTCAAATGATTTTTTCTTTAAATATTGAAGAGAAATAAAATAACTTAACTGTAGTTATAAAATACTAAGCTATTTTCTGTACTTCATAGAAGGGTTTGATAGAACTATGTAAAAAACTACCTACTGATGGAGCTTCTAAAAATTCTTGATATACATTTAGAGGTACACCACTATATTCATACATACCACCATTCTTAAAAGTAATAGTAAGAACTTCGGTTTCATCGTCATATTCTGCATTAATTATATTAGAAGAAACTACTGGATTATTATGTATTTCTTCATTTAATATTTTTTTTATAGTTTCGTTTAGATTCATTTATTTTATTTTAATTCCAAATATTGTATAAGGTTTGATTCAGGATCTTGTACCCATTCGGCAATTCCTTCAATTATTTCTTCTATGGTCCCCCACTCTTCCATATCAACATATGGAGTATAATTAATGAAAGATTCAGGATCATCTTCTCTATCAGCTCTATCATCTTCAGTTATAGGAGTTTCCCAAAAATAATTGCCCTTTATTGTAAATGAACATACAAATGCACTATTTCCATTATTTGGTTTTTTACCTAATAAATCTCTATTTCCAAATTCAAAAGTAGCTTTTAAATCATGTTTTAGAGGAATTATTATTTTTTTTATCATATATGGTTTATCCCCCATTTCGATATCAGTATCAATCATAAACTTATATATTTTTTGTAATACAGGATTTTGTAAAATCTTTTTAAGTTGAATATTTTTATCCTCAATCCTTTTTTTTATTTTTCGAGGTTTGAACAAATTTTCATCTTTGTTAGATTTTTTTAACATAAATAATATTTTTTTACTTAAATTCATCTATTTGTTTTTATCTTATTACCTAATTTAAATATTATTTTTTATTTGAAAAAGAAATATTATTTTTATAATATATAAACGAAATCTAAGAATAAATCAATTTACAAAAGGAATGTTTCTACATTCCTTTTTTTATCTTTGTACTTAAAGTTTACTTAAGGATAATTAATTTCATTCATAAATTAAAATTTATGAAATATAAGTCTTTTGATTGCCATTTTGCTGCTTTTTCCACTGAAGAAAATACTCCAATACATAAAATTTCAGTTCCAGAAAATAAATTAACAGGCGAAATAGATAAGGATTTAGAGGTAATTTTTACCTATGGGCAAAATGATTTTAAACCCATTTCGGAAAGAAAAAAGGTGAGAAGTTTATCTAGTGGAGATATAATTGATTATCAAGGAGTTCTATACTTTATAGATGATTTTGGCTTTGTAAAAGAAGGCGAACAAGTGGAAAAAGGAATGTCTGTTTTATTCCTAAAGGACTCAAAATCAAAGGTTTTACATGAAAAATTTCCATCTATTTTTAATACAAAATAGCCTTAAAAGTAAATAAGTTTACTTAAGGCTATATATCTTTATGGTATAAAAATAAACAAAAATGGCAACTTTAAATCTTAAATTGGTAGATATAAAAAATAAAACTTCAGAAAAATCTTGGAAAAAAGCCATTGATCTTAAAAAACAATATGTAGTTATATCTACTGGACTCGATGATGAAGAAGAACCATTTACTCAATTACTTACAGGTAAGGAGGTTTTATTAGAATACTGGCCACCAAATGCCGATCCTATAGAGGATGAAGAAGAGTTGGGTTGGTTTGAAATTTATGAAGTAGTTATTGAAAATTAAAAAATATGCAACTCGAATTAAAAAAAATAAAAATTTCAAAAGGTTTAAGCCATGAAACAATTGCATTCACAGGTGAATTGTGGGTAAATGGTGAAAAGGCAGCACTAGTAGAGAATAGTGGTACAGGCGGTCCCAATAGGGTATATCCTTTTCCTTCCAGTGATGAAAATAAATTTAAACTGGTAAAAGAGGCAGATGAATATTGCAAAACACTTCCTCCTGTACCTTCAGGTGAAGATGATGATAATTTGCCTATGGATTTGGAATTTTGGATAAGTCTGGAAGTGGGGAAAATTGAACAACTAAAGGCAGTTGAAAAACATAGTAAAAAAGGCATTGTAATAGGCAACCCTAACAATCTTATTCAATATAGGATTCTTAAATTACCTGGTAAAATAGAAGAAATTCTTCGACAACCAAATGGAATGGGATATCTTGAAAAGGCTATTGTTATGGCTAGAGAAAAATTAAAACCTGGAGAAGAAATTCTCAATAAAAATATTCCTGAAGGTTTATTAAAATAAAAAAAAGTATGTCAAACCCTAATACATTTGGCGTAGAATGGAAAGAAATACATGAACGCCAATCAAAAGTAAATATAGATGGAGAATTACTCTTAGTAAAGCATAATGTCTTAACTAATACATATTCTGCAATTTATATTTGTGGTGAAGATGAGGAAGTAGTAAATTATGAATTTGAAGATTTGAGCGAAATTGATTTACAAGAAATTATAAAAAAAGGATTGGGTTACTTTAAACTACACGCCAATAGGTGGGTTTGTTAAAAATTTATCTAAAAAGAAATTTAAAATGAAAAATTCAGAGAATCCACAAATATTATCCAATCTAAATAAAGGTTTGTGGGATATTATGATTGCCGATGAAAGAATACTCAATCATTTATCTTATGAACAAATGAAAGAACTGGTAGATTTATATCAAAATTCTATTCCAGAAAAAGTAAAAACTGAAATAGATAAAATGGAATTGGAATTATTATTGCCAGCGGAAGTGACAGTGAAGGTAACTACTAAAAAGAAAGGTAAAGTATTAATTACAGATTTTTATCACAAAGATTTAAAAGATAAAATATTGCCTATTCATAGCGAATTACATGAGTATATTCATTATAAGCAATTAATATCTTTTAGGCTTTATCAAAATGAAAATATTCTCAGATATTGGGATAATGGAGTTCCTAAGAAAATTTGTTGTGAAGCGATGAGAGGACAATTTACTTTTTGTTCTGAACATGGTTTAAATTGCCCAGATTATTTTATAAGATGCAGACCTACTGGAGAATTTCAAATAAATGCCGATAATCGTACCTATGCTATATCTAATTGTCCATTCTGTGGAAAATCTGTTAATCAAGAAAAAGAACAAAGACAAGGTTTTGTAATTAATTTAATTTAAATAAATAAGTTTATGCGCACTATAAAATGTATACCTATTTCACTTCCTTCTATTGATAATTCAAACGAATTTGACATACATTTGATAGCAATTGATGATATTTGGAAAGGAAAATGGGCCTATGATACACAAGAAAAAATATTATTTCAAGCAATTGGGAATTTTAAAGCTAATCCTACTGGTACTTATAGAAAAGTAATTGCTAGTACAAACCCTAAGTTAGAAAAAGTATTTACTATTTCTGTAGAAAATATAGAAAAACTTCAAAAAGAATTAGGAAAAGAAATTGAAGTTGAGATTAAAGTTAGTAGTCCTTGTACTTGTGATACCGCTGAAAAATTATTTAAATGTCCATTTGCCTGCTCTGGAAATGATGGAGATATAGAATGTAATAGAAGATGGCCAGGAGGAGATTTTTGGAAAAAAGAAATTTTGATTAAAGCTTAAATTTAAAAATATGAAACTTCTAACCAAATTTAAAGAACAAGAAGTAGAACTAAATACACATATTGTAAATTGGAATAAGGAAAGTATAAATATACCTTTCAAATTCAAACGTTATCTTAGTTTGAATGTAAATATTGAAGAGGCAAAGGAATTGCGAGATCTTTTAACAAAATATTTAGCAAACTATGAAGAAAAAAACTATTGATCCTTAAAATAAAAAAACATGCAAGGTACTATAATTTTAACTTCTATTGATCCAACTACAGTAAAAAAAGGGCAAGTTGTTATTTATCGTGTTGGTGGTATAAGAACTAAAGGAATAATTGAACAAGTAATTGATGAGAACCATGTTCACCTTTATGGTTTTAAATCTGGAAATAACCATGAAATACAAAGAGAATTGCAAACTCTAGCAATTCAATATAAAAAATATACAGTTCCTAATTCTACTGAAAGTTTAAGATTAGAGGAAGGTGAAAGTTATTTAGAAACCGTACCCTTGATGTATGTCCAATGGGAAGAAATTCTTAAACGTGATTTAATTAATCGCAATATAGAATTTAAATTCAAATATCGAGTAAATAACGAATGGAAAGAAGTTTTACTTCCTAGCGAATGGTCAGAAGAAAATAAAAAAGTAGGTATTGTTATTTTTGAAAAAGGAACTAAAATAATATATACTGAGAATGAGGCACAAAAATTAGTTTTATCCGCCTGGCATGACGGATGGAATTCTTGCAATGAAAAAAGAGGAGATATGCCTGATAAGTTTTGGCTAGAAAATAAAAAAGTTTAATTAATAAAAACTATTAAATATATGAATGGTATTACCTTTAGAGACAAAAGTTTAGTGTTAAAAAAAATTGCTGAATTTAAGAAAAATACTTTTTTTGATTTATATAATCAATTAACCTCTGAACAACAAAGATTTTTTAGAATGATGTATTCTCACAAAAATCCTGAACTTTCTATTGAAGAAATTTACGATAAAATACCTCTGGAAAAAATAGACTGGGCTATTTATCAATGCGAAAATACAATAATTAAAAACAATAAACAACAATAAAAATGAAAATTAAAACAATTCTAGGCATTCTATTATTAATTGCCTTTCTTTTTAGCTGTAGGAAAGAATTATCAGTAACCAAACCTACTCCAAGGCCCAAGGCTCCACCTTCTGATCAATTACCGTGGCAAGTATTAACAGGACATGCCACTACAATTATAGGCAATCCTTAATTCCTTTTAAAAAAATTAATCCCTATTGAAAACATAAAAAAAGGCTTAGTAATTAAACTAAGCCTTTTGTTTTTTTATTTAAACTCATATTGGTTATGAGTTATTTACAAGAGCGGGTTGGTAAACTTGGAAAGTTTCAATTCCCTTCATAATAACTAGGCAATAGAACCTGTTATTCAACATCTTAGTTCCAAAACGGCTAGAAATCATCTTTCTAGGATTGAAGTCTTGGTCTTCAATAACTGTTGGTGATAAGATATATTCAATGTAAGGACAATAAACATATCCAGTATCAAAGAAAGAACTTCCCTTTCTACCTACAAGGCAAATTTCAGAAGGGATAAAAGGATCCACATAAACCTGATACTTACTTTGAAGTGTACCAATTTTTTCAACACCTAAAGTAAACTTGGTTCCCATTTCGTCACCATCATAAGCCTTAAATGTATCAAGGTTAACTAACTTAGCTGCACCTTCTGCAGAAATCAATACCCAGTTAGCACCACCTTGACGTGTTGATTTTTGAATTTTAGCATTAGCTCTATTGATAGCCAAAACTAAACCTTGGTTATAGTCGGCTTCAATACCTCTAAATACTGTGTTTGCTGGATTAGGATCTACTGAATTATAAAAATCAGCGTTCCAAAGTTCAATATGACCAGCGAAAGTGATTAACTCTCTAATGATCAATCTATCTTTTTCACCAGCTATTTGTTCAGCTAACAACTGTGATAATTCAGCTTCAGCATCAATAGCATAATATGCCATCAAGTCCTGAGCTAATTCAACAGTCCAAGCTGTTTTCATTTTGTGAATCTGAGTTGTAATAGGAATTGATTTAACTTCCATTTTCAATTCAGAACTAAATGCGGGATTCAACTCTAGGTTTAAATATTGACGGAAACCTAAACGTAAGCTAATAGTTGCGATACCAGATTTCAAAGGAGAAATTCTGAATCTCAATTTGTTATTAACTGCTCCAGGACCACCTGCACGACCAACAGTTGAAGTTGTATTGTTAGGGGCTAAAGCGTTAGCATTTCTATCAGATGACATAACATCATCACCATAGTTCATTTGTACTCTTTGGAAGAAGAAATCTACTCCATATACTTTAGCACCAGTAGATTCATAAAGCATAACCGAAGCTGCTTCATCCATTGTAATTCCACCAATTGAAGAAAGGTCAAATTCAACTACTGCAAATTGAGGATTACCACTACCATCAGTTAATGTAGCTGTTGCTGTTAAAGCTGCTGCATTGGCTGTATCGTTTTGTCCACCAATTGAAGTATTGTTAAAAGAACCTGCGGTAGCATTCCAACCTCTGGCAATAACCTTACCCTTTGAAATGTCATAATTGGCATTATCATAGAATTGGTCATAACCTGTTAAACTTTGGAAAGTATTTCCTGACATATCATCAGCCTGACCACCTGAAAGGTTGTTGGCTAAATAATCACTACCAATAGGTTTCTTAGTAGTTGAGACATGGTAATCAAGATAGAAAGCTAAACCGAAAGGATATGACAAAGGTTGTACTGATACTAAATTAGGAGTAACCATCATCGCATTTTGTCTACGAATCATAGGTATCGCAATTGTATCAAATACTGCCATATCAGCTGTAGAGTTATTTTCTTTCAAAATTTGTCTTTTTTGATTCTCCATCAAAACAGCCATATTTGCCATATCTCTACCTTTCAATTTATATAGATAGCCAGTGCCTTTCCATGCTTCTACAAGCACCTGGCGCTTCGCTCTCTCATCATGTTCCATCAATCTTCCTAGATTTTTTTCTTCTAGGTTTTCCTTAATGAATTTCATTTATTCTTTTTGTTTTTGTTAATCAATGTGTGTTAAATTTTAAATCTTTAATACTTTTTTTATATATTGTAGTTTTTTCAAAAGTTTAAAAAATTAAATTGATTTAGTAGTTTTTTGAATCATTGTTAGTAATAACAGCAAAATAGGGAGTAGTTGATTAAACTATACTCCCTATTTCTAATTAAATTTTATTGGAAATAACTATCGTTATATCCCTCAAGACCCATCAAGAAACGAATTCTAGAATCTTTTTCATTTATTTGTTCTGGTTTATTCGTTTCAAAATTTTCAGATTCTTTCAAACTATTAATAGTTTTTACAGAACTCTTAGTTCTTTGAACAGTTTCATTTAAAGATTCATGTGCCTGTTCTCTTATAACTTTAACTAATTTCTTATACAAATTATCAATTTTTTGAGGATTTGAACATTTGTCAAATGATTCAGAAATTTTAAGTCTAGTTTCTTTATCTAATTTATCACCAACGGCAGTTAAAATACCATTAGCTTTGGTAATTTTATAAGCCTCTAATTTAAATTTATTCACTTGTTTTTGTAAAAGTGCAATTTGTTTGGAAGCTTCAACCAACATTTTTGATTTTTTAACTTCTTCAGAGATAGCAACTTTTTTCCCATCACCAGCTCCACCACCAGAAGTAGATGTAACCTTTTTAAATGTAGGTTTAGTTTCAACTTTTTTAGCAGTTTTATTATCGGTTACTCCAGCAAATTTTGGTTTTGTTTCAATTTTTCTAGATTTATTTTCACCAGAAACTTTTCCAAAACTTTTTTGTAAATCGCTATCTGTTTTCTTAAATTCATCAGGAACGTCTACTCCATCATAAGGATCTTCTGTTTCTTTAAGTTTTTTCTTAGTAACAACTTTTTCTGGTTGTTTCTTAACTACTTTTTTAGTTTTAGATTGTTTATTTAAAGCTTCGTTAATTTCTTGTTCAACTTCAGCTTCTAACATTACTGATTCTTCAATATCATCAAACTCATCATCGCCTTCATCATCAAATTCTAAACCAGCTTCGTCTTCGCCAAAATCTTCTCCATCTTCAAAACCTTCTTCATACTCTTCTTCGTCACCAAAACTAAAATCTTCATCTCCACCTTCTTCGCCAGCGAGATCCCCATCTTCTTCCTGGGCTACCGATGCTAGAGTAGATCCTAATTCATGGTAGGTATCAGGACTATCAATTATATCTTCTAATTCGCCAGCGGTAACTGGACCATCAAGAGCTTCTTCGCCTTCTTCTTCTTCATGTTGCAAAAGATCAAGTTCAGGCTCTAATAATTCGTCGGTATATTCTTCAAAGGTTTCATCCTCTGTAGGAGTTAAATCAGCTGTAGGATCCACATATTCATCTTCCCCCTCTAAACCTTCTTCACCTTCAAAATCTCCTTCTCCGCCTAGTTCTTCGCCACCACCACCACCAAAATCTTCACCACCTTCGCCTCCGAAATCTTCTCCTCCACCCATTTCTCCACCTTCATCTTCGCCTCCTGCATCTAGGCCTAGATCATCATCAAGTGGTTCATCATCAGCTTCGTTCATAAAATGTTCGTAATCTTCTTTCAACCTAGCACGAAGTTTTTTTGTTATTTCACTTTCTTCTTTTTTAGGTTTTAAAGTAGATCTTTTATTTTTTTCTGTAGCCATTTAATTTTACTTTTTTAATTGAAAGTTTTTTAAAAACACTTCCTATTTGTTTTTTAAATATTGTAGTATTTTAAAATAATTAATTTTATACAGCAATATTATTTGATAAACTTAATAATTGTTTTTTAACTGAATTTAAAGTTGAAAATAAACCTTTAAAACCATAATATAATCTTTTTATCCATTGTCCTAAATTTTCATTTAGTATAGTAACCTTTTTACCAGTTTCTTTTTCAAGTAAAGATTTTAATATTTCTATTTTCTTACTTTCTTTTACTTTATCTTTTCCTTTAGATTTATCAATTGATAATTTGCTACTAACTGTTGTTTTAGTAGTAAATTCCTTCATTGTCTCATTTACAAATTCTTTTAATTTTGCATTCAATTTAGGAATAAGGGCATCTAAAACTTCTTTATATTTTGTAGTTTCTTTATCAAATTCTTTAGAAAGTTTTGCTATAATATTATCTATTTCATACAATTCAGTTTTTGTACTTTTCATGAGACTATATATTTCATTATAAAGTCCAGTTTGTTTTTCAATTTTTGGCTTTAAGTTATTTTGTAATTCGATTATTCTCTCTTTTACGTAATTACTTATTTCAAAATATTCTTTAATTTTTTTATCTAAAGAAGATTTTGTTTTGTCATCTAGACCTGGAGTTTCTTCTGATGATTCAGATTCTACTTCTTTTTTTTTGCCTCATGGTAAACTATCTTGCCCGCAGATTTATTAATGGGAACATTTGTACCTTTAATCCTATTGGCAACATTACTATAAGAATCTACTGTTTTAGCTTTTCCAGTATGTTTAATAATACCTTCACTTTCATCTTCTTCTAATTTTTCAGTATCATTATCAATACTGTCTAGAACATCTTCAGCATCAGTTATTTTCTTTTTGCCATAGATAGATCTATTTTCTCCTGGAGTAAATTCTTTCAAGGTTTTTTTATGATTACTTTCTACTTTTTCAAGTAATTTTTGTAAAATATCTTTTACTTCTTTTAGAGATACAGTATTATTTTTGTTTGTTTTCATTTTATTATTGTTTTGTACTTTTTTGTTTTTAGTAGTTTCATTTAAATCATTTAAACCCCAATCATTTTTACTTTGTCTTGGATCAATATTTGAATCAGATAAAGATTTATTATATGTATTAGCGTTTGTTTCTTCAATATTATATATTTTATCTTCTGGATTTATTTTTCCAGTTTTAACAGCAAAATTTTTAATTTTTTCAGTAGTTATAGTCATTCCGTTTTTATCTTGTTTCCCAAAATAACTATATGGTATTTTAATAAAAACTCTTTTATTTGTGTTTCTTTCAAGATATAAGCAATAATATATATATTCTTCTTCAGTTTCTTTCATTAATTTATTTTTAAAAGAAGATTCAAACATCTTTTGAATTTCTTCTCGTTTAAATTTTTTAGCTGGCCATTTAGCTCTTATTGAATTACTATCTATTACATTAGCTTCAATACCTTTTGCTCTGAGTCTATGAAGTATTTCAAATTGTTCCTTATTGTTTTTTACTACAAAATCTCCACCTTCTTTTCTAACTCCTTCGCCCAATGGTCTAACCTCATTACTACTATCCCCTACTCCTATTCTTATTGTTTCTTCTAAATCTTCATCAGATTCTATTTTTTTTGCTTCATCTAATTTTTTTTTCCTAACTCCTGTAACCCATTCTTTAATATCAGTATCTGAAGTAAGAATACTTAAAAATAAAGTAGCTTTATCTTCACCTTTAACTATTTCATATTTTTTTAAAGAAACATTAACTACAGGAAGTACTTCGTTTACTCCAGACATAATATCACTTCTTACCTCTTGGCTTAACTGAATTAATTTAAATCTATTAAATTCTAAATCTTCGGTTTCATCAAAATCAATAGATACTTCAATAGAAATGAAACTACCTTGAACAGTGATTTTATTTAAAGTATATTTCTTAAGTTTATTTTTAAAAACACTTTCAATTTTTTCTGTTACTTCATCTTTTGGAAAAAGATAGATATCAGTATTTTCTTTTAAGTAATCCTTACTAACTTTATTAGTTAATTGTTTCTTTTTATTCATTACTATTTTTAAATAATGTTCTTTTTTATTTTTTGTTTTTTAGTATATTTTTTTGCTAAAAAAATTGCATTAGTATAATTCATCAGTAACACTTGTGACATTTAATAAACTATCCTTTAAATCCAATTCTCCGTTTTTTTCGGCAAAATCAACAACAATGTTTTCTATTTCATTATCAGTTTTATCTTTTACTAAATTATAAGGTATTTCTATATCTACAGTTCCTACAGGATTGCCATACATATTTTCTAATCCTATATAATACTTAACATACTTAGGCACTGGTCTATTTAATCTTCTAGGTTTAAAAAGATTTTTTTCTTCTGAATCCTTCGGATTAAATAGATTTTCTTCAGATTCTTTAAGTATTTTATTTACTAAATTCATTTTTTTGAAAAGATATACTTATTCTGTTTGTCCTGAATTATCTTTATTCTTCAAATACTCTTCCTCAGAAATTTCTTCCATGTATGGGTTACCTAGAGCTATTTGTCTTCTGGTAACTAGACCTGAGCTTGACATATATTTTAAAACACTTTCAAATTCTTCTCCTCCATCCTCATCCTCATCTTCAAAATCTATTAATTTAAATGGGATTTTTAAATAAAAAATCTTTGTAGTTTTTAAATGTAATTTAACAAAATAATAAACAAATTCTGGTTGTTCTCTATTTAATCTTCTAGGTTTAAAAATATCATCAGATTCCATTAAAAAAGTTTCCTTTCTAACATAATCAGTTAATATTTTCTCAACAAGATTACTACTATTTTTTGGTTTTATTTGCCCAACATCTAATAAACGATTTAAAATATTCAAGCTATAAATTACTTTTCTATTACTAGTCAAATTTATCGCATGAACTTTATCTCCTAAAATAGCATAAACTTTAAAATAATATCCATTGCCAATATTAACCCCTGGCAAATATGTTTTTCCTACTTCTATTGACATTTTTTTAAAGAGTTTGTTTCTTTATTTTTAAGAATTTCTCTACTCCTAAAATATTCAAATAAATTTTTTCAGCTTCAGTTAATCCTTGTAATTTTTTTTCTTTAATAATTTCTTTAGAAGTTTTGAGATTACAATTACCACCAAGGCACTGTCTTTCTGTAAGAACTAAATTTTTATTGTTTTTACTTTTGGATTCAATTAATTTTAAATTAGCTTCATAGGTAGATGGCCTACTTACTAAATCCCAACAAATCACTTCTAAATCATCTTCTACTACATCATATCCACTTCCATCTTGATAAACTGATCCTAGTGCTCTAGAGCTAATGCCTAAGGTCTTTTCATTTAAAATTATATTTCTTGCCTTTAAAGCAGGATCGCCAGGACTGGCAAAAGCATTTAATAGTTTAATTTTACCCCATACTTCTACTCCTTTAAACCAAATATCTTCAATTGTCATAGCTGCATTCTTTAATTCAGGCACTGTAGATTCAGAGTTTCCGGTCCAAGTAACCTTACCATCTCTCATAGTTAAAAAAGTATGATTTTCTACCTCTATACAATAAATTCTGTCATCAAATAAAAATTCTTCTTTTTTAATTGCTCTTGCATTACAATACTTAGAAATTTTCTTTCTTATCGTATAAGATTTATTTTCTTTTAATATTTTTTGTTTTTCAAGAACTTCATAATTTTCTTTATTGCTTCTATAAGGTTCTTTTGAATAGTAAGTGATATTATTTACTAATTCTATTTCTTCAGTTTTTTTATTTTTTAATAAATAATCTTTTTTATAAACTTTCTTTTCTTTAATAGAAAAAGAATATCCAGTTTTTAATAATAATTCTCCAACATCATCTATTAATTGTTTTGATACAGAATAATAATCATTTTTATGACCATCACCTTTATATAAGTATTCAATTAAAATTTCTAGATATTTTTTATCTAAATCCTTTATAAATTGAGGAATACATTTATTAAAAGCTCCTTTACCAAATTGTTCACAAAATAACCCTAATGCAGTACTATTAATAGTAAAAGTAGATTCTTTATTATCTTTTTGTATTTTTTCTCTCCAATTAAATGGCATTTGATTTAAAATATTAACTATATCATCTTTACCATTTTGCTTAGTTTGTGAAATTTGAACAAATTTAAATCCATTACTATCAGTTCTTACCCAACCTTCTGAAATAAACCATCCTAAAAATTTCATTAATACTTCAGTAGATATTTCTACTTCAGGTAATAGTTTAGTACCTTTAACAGTAATAGTTTTTAAATCCTCACCCTTCCAATTACAAAATTGAGGAATTTGAGTATTAGAATTAAATTGATCAAAAACTAAAAATTTACCTTTTTTAAAACCTTTACCTTGTTGTGTAAAAAATTTATGATTAGGCGTAACTACAGAGGAAAAATGCTCATTATATAACTTATACATTTTACCATAGTATGGTTCATCAATTTTCTTTAATACTGGTTTGTATTCTAAATCGCCAGTATCTGGATTACGAGTAGCTACAATATCGCCTACTTTTACATCTACAATTGATATCCAACCATTTTTAGTAAGAATAGAATGTTGATTATCTAGGCAGGGATGATCTAATTCGCCAAAGGATTGTCCGTCCCTAATTTCCTCTTTTGTATATCTTTCACATTCTTTCTTTAAAATTGAAAAAGGATATATTCTACCATTTCTATTAGGCGTATCACCTTTTTGAATTACACCCACAAGAAAAATAGGTTGGTCTGGATCTCGTTTAGCTTTTTCTAAAGCCATATTTCCACCTTCAATTTCTAATAATAAATTTTTAGATCCTTTTATGGGAGTTTCAATTAATACTCTTCTTTCTTTTAGAACACCTTTTTTATTTACTAACATTATTCAAGAGAATTTTATTTTAAATATCATTGAAGAAAAAAACATAAAAAAACTACTAGAAAATTAATCCTAGTAGTTTTAAACTTATTTTTCTAAAAAAATTTAAATTTTTTGTTCCATTAAAATAAGAAATCCTTCATTTATTAATGTATCTCTAAGAGTTGTTGAATTTAATCTAGATTTTAAAATATTTGTAAATCTTTTACTTTCTAAAATAGGTTTTTTTGAAATTATTTTAAAATCTTTTTCATCTTGAAATATTTCCGTCGAAAATACTGCATAAAATACTCTAAATCTTTCTCTTTTTTTATTAATAGTAATTCCATATTTTACTTCTACTAGTAGAAGTTTTTTTAATAATTTTTCAATATCAAACAATTCAAGAAATTCTTTTTCTCTTTCTTTTATTCTTCTGGGTTTAAATAAATCTTTAGAATTTGGCGTTAAATTATCTTCTTGTTCTAAATTTTCCTTAATCTTTTTTTTATTACTTTCTTAGCTTCAAAATAGCCTGTTTTATTAGGATCTTTTACTTTAACATCTATATTTTTATCACCTAATTTTTTTACATCTGTGGGATCGCTAATAATTTCATCCGCAGTCATAGTTACATCTTCTTTTATTTCTGTAGTAGGCATAGTAGGATCTTCAAATTCTTTAAAAATTACTTTTTTACCAGAATATTTTTCTAGAAGATTTTTAATAATAAATATTTTTCTTTTGTCAATTTTATTTTTCATTTATTTAGCATTTGAATACATTACAATATCATCATCTTGTTTACTTCCTACTTTACTTCGTAATAACTGAGCTAGTTTTTGTAAACTATACATAATTCTAGTGGCTTCCTGAAAGCTACCATTTTTGTATTTGTTATAAGATTCGTCAGTCATATTTTTTAATGATTGAAACAACTTATCTACTTCCGGATCATCAGTAGAAGCTCCAACTTCTTTTAAAATTACTTTTTTACCAATTTGTTTTTCAAGTAATTTTGTTAAAATAATTATTTTCTTATCTACTATAGATTTATCTTGTTTCATTTAACATAGTAGTTTGTTTAATTTTATTGTTAATTCTATCTTTTAATTGTTCAATAACTTGTAAATCTTTATTTAAACTATTTTCTAATTCTTCAAATTGTGGATAATTTCCAGTATATTCTAAAATTTGTGAATAATTATAAATTAAATCTTCAATATTGTTAGTAGCATTTTGTAAATATTCAACAATTTGATTCTTTTCAGATTCAATATCTTCAAATATTACTTTTTTATTAGAATATTTTTCTAGAAGTTTGATATATTGTTTTACTTTAGAATACATTTCATTTCATATCATACAAAAAAAATTTTACATCTCTATATAAACGTTATTATAATCAGCCCAATCATATAAATCATTCAAATTCATGTTAAAATCTTCAATATTCTCTGATTCTTGTAAATAATTTATTAATTTATTATATTGTAATTGTTTATCTTCATGTAATTTGGCTTCATTAAGATTTGTAGTTCTTAATTTTTTAACAAAGTTTTTATAATTACTTGAAGTATTACTAAAATTATTTTTTTCTATTTCCTGATTTAATCTTACCCATTCTTCCTTAAGATTTAATTTAATTTTCCATTTATCTTTAGAAGATGTATTTTTACTTTCAACTACTCCTCTATCCTCATCAGGATTTCTTTGATGTAAATTTACCCTTTGTTCTTCTTGATCAATATCCATACCAGATCCTTCGCCTACTCTATGAGCAGTTAAATAATTACTAAAATCTTCCATATAGCTCTTTGCTTTACCTACTTTATGTGTTAAATTAGAATCTCTTAATTCAGTAGCACAATACTCATGTAATTGAATTATCTTTATAAGAATAGAGGAAACATCTTTAATTAATTTGGTTTGTTGTTCATCTGATAAATTACTAATATCCATTTCCTCTTTAATTAATTCTTTCATTGATTCGTTTATTTGTTGTTTTATATTAAGATTTTTATTATCCAACTCAAATGTCTTTGAGAAAATTTCAAAAAGATTCTTTCTTGATATATCAGTATCAGAAACAGCTATTCTTTCTTCCCACCAAGTATTTAATTTTTTACTCTTCATCATCTTTATCATTAGTTCTAGAACCTGGTCCTACTGGACTAAAAATATCAAAGTTATCATCTATATCAGGTTTATCATTGTAAAAATCTCTATTAGTTTTTATATTTCTTGTTGATTCAGGGTCCCTATGTTTGACTGCTAAATTTTGTGCTTCTAGATCTAACTCATCTGGAAATAAATCTGGTAACATATTATCAAAATCTTTTAACATATTATAACATCCTCTCCAATAATCATCCCAAGAAGCGTTTTCACCTTTTTTCTTATTGGTATGAAATAATATTTCAACTCTAGCAGGAACAGCTTTATTAAATTTAAAACCAGAAGTATCGCGCATTATTACATTCCATCCTGTACCAATTGGATCAATTAAATTTGTTCTATCCTTTTGATAAATAAATAAGTTAATGAAGGTTCTTCTAAATTTTTGAAGCCTATTTTTAATATGAATAGCACTTTGTTTTAAATTAGAATAATATCCACCTACTGGGAAAAAATCTATTTTAAAATTTACAATAAGATGTGAAGGACTTTTATAATTTTTTGGTGTTTCAATAACTATGTGCTTAATATATTTAAGATCCTTTAACTTTAATTTTTTTCCAGGAGAAGTTTTAGGTTCATCTGGTTCTTCATCTCCTGGTTCATCAAATTCTTCATCCTCTAAACTAAATTCTCTTAAAAGTTTTTCTGTAAGCAAACGTAATTTGTAAACATTACTCACGGCTTCTTTAAATTTTTCGTTATAGGAATTTTTGATTCTAGCTAAAGATTCATCAATAAATATTTTATCTTTATCATTAACACATTCTGCTAAGAATTTAACGATAGAAATATTATTTTTTAATTGTTGTCTATCCTTATTCTTATAAATATAATTGAAATTTTCTTTTATTAATTCTTTTTTACTAAATTCTTTGGTTTCTACAATTTTATCTTTAAAATAACTACGTAAGGCTTTTTCATTCAATTTTCTATCTATATTCAAATCAATTGCCTTATCTAAAATATCTAAAGTTAAATCATCGGAATTAATATTATAAAATTCTAACAATTTTTTGTTTTCTTTCCAAACATCAATATGACTTACTTTATGTTCTTTAATAAACTTATGATTTTTTCTTATTATAGTCTTAACTAAATCATTTAGATCTTCATTATTCTCAACTCTACTTTCTTTAACAAAGGTTAATATATCAAACTGATGTTTATAAATTGGATTTTTTTCCAGTTTTTCAGTTAAAGTTTTTAATGAATTTTCATCTTTATCTTTAGCAAACTTTTTTAACACCGTATTATAAATTGACGAAAAGTACATTTAAATGTTAGATTTTTTCTTTAAATATCTAGAAACTAAATAAATCTAGTATTCTGTTTTAAGTTAGAACCAGATTCTTTATCTATATTAAAAGAATGCTCTCGCATCTTATTGTATTTGGTTGACATTCCTGTACTGATTGATTCCCTTTTTCTAATTATACTACCATTTGCAGTATGAGGATTTTCTGATAACATTCTACTATCTTCACCTTTTTGTATTTCAAACACTTGATTAAATACTTTTCTATTTTTATCTGATCTAAATATTACATAGAATATATAATAAACGGCATGCTGGGTAGCCATAATCAAATCATCATTTTTCTCAGGTGCATGGCGTCTTTTTCCATCCTTATCCCAAATCCAAGTATCTAATTCTGCTACTAAATCCAAACAATGTATTTTTAATTTTCTATTTCTAATTACTTGCTCGAGTCTATCTCCTCCTTCCCATCTAACCTGTTCACTAGGCCATAAACCTATTTTTCTTTTCTTTAAACCTGTAGAAGGATCTTGTTTTCTCAAAGTTGAATAATAAATATTTGGATATCCATCTTGTTTTAAGGTTTGTAAGGTGGTTCCTCCACCTCCTGCATTTTCAACAATTACAGGACATTTGCCATATCTTTTTCCAGCTAGTTCAATTATTTTTGCAAACGTATCTGGTAATAATTGTGCTTTAAAAGTTGCACAAATATCCAGAGTTTCTATATCTATAATTGCAAAAGCGGAATAATCTGATCCATCTCCAGTTGCAACGTCTGCTCCTAAAATATATCTTTTATTAGGCTGAGGTGCGATATACTCTTTATATAATTTGAATATTCCGTTTACATTTGCAAAAATTTCAGCAAATGTTTTATGAGGAGATTTTTTTATAAATACTCTTAAATCTCTCAATATTTCTGTACTTAATACTTCACCACCAGTACCCATAAAACTGCAATCTAATTCAGCCTTACTTTTTTCTGGTCCTAATTTATCGCTTTCAAAATCATACCAAGGACTTCTTAATTTTCCGTCTTTAATAAAATTATAGTTATCCTTTGGTATTTCTACATACATACCAGTTTCTTTATCAAATACACTTTCAGGCCATTTGTTATTATATAATTTTAAGTATCCGCCTTGTGGATGTTCAGAATCTTCCATCCATCTATACATACCCATATTAAAAATTGGGTGTCTTTTCCAATGGGCATCAATTATATTAAAGCCTAATTTCTTATGATTAGAATAAGTATTATAATACCATCCTGAAGTACCTTTGGGAGTACTAATCATAATAGATTTTCCTTTTACTGTTGTTAATGCTGGACCAGCTGCTGCCCAAATTTCTCCCATTTTCTCGGGTGATGACCTATCAATAAACGCCACCTCATCCACAACAAGTAAGTTTAAATTAGTAAAACCTCTACCCGCATCCGCTGACGTAGATTGAGCTTTAACTACAGATTCGTTATTTAATGTAAAACTTTCCTTATTATTATATCCTTCTTTAAATCCACAAAATAACCATGGATAATTTTCATCAACTTCTACTAAAATATCTTTAATAGTCTTTATGAATCCCTTCGCATCATCCATTGTCTTAGAAATAAGCAAAGTCTGAAAGGATTTAATAAATAACATTTTATAAGCTATATAACCTGATGTAAAACTAGTAAACCCCATCTGCCTGGTTTTCATAGTTATATTATTAGTATAACTTTCATAGCAATTAAGGGCATCTATTTGATGAGGGAATAATTTAAAAGGTTTTCTTTTTCCGCCGGCATTTACAGTAAAATACGTTTCTATGCAGTATTTTATGTCCAGGGCACACTTAAAATATTCTTTTACAATAACATCTGCCCTGGTTTTTTCATCTAAAGAACTTAAATATTCCTTTGTTAAAACCATTAAAAATCATGCTTTTATAGCCTTTAAATAGCACGATTTTAATCTAGAACAGAGATAAAAGTTTTACTCAAAAAGTAAAACTTTGTTTACTTAAGGCTATATATCTTTATAGTAAATAAGAAATATGAAAAATTTAACTCCGAGAGAATTTAAAACTTTCGTTAAAAATATTAAGTCAAAAAGGAATAAAGGTAAAAATTTAACTATTTATGAACTTTATATAGAAGCTTGTGATAATTATAATCAAGCCTTAAGCCAAGATAATAATGATAAAAATTACTTTGAAGGAAAAAAGAATGCTTATTTTGAAGTTTTGGAAATCTTAGAAAATCAAATAAAAAAATAATTATGGATAAATGAAAAAAATTCACGAAATAACTTAATAAATAAATTTGTTAGATGTCTAAAATATATTATATAAAAAGTTTTAAAAGACAAAAATATAAGTATATTGCTTTTTATGAAACTACTTCATATAGTTTAGGATTTTATTTTAAGATAGATAAAAAGACAAAAACTATATGGTTGCATCTTCCTTTAGTTAAACCTAAAGAAACAAAAATTGATATAAAACATTATAAAGAAATTATCCTTAATTTAAAAGCAAATAATCCAAAAAATGTTATAGGAATAGTTATAAATAAGGCTAATAAACTAATGTAGTTTGTTTACTGGTTTCTTTATAATTTTATTAAATTAAGAAACAAAACAATGAAACTTAAGAAAAAAATATTATTTGAATTTCTTTTAATAGTTGGATTTTTTATATTCACAATAATTTTTCTATTAAAATACGGTTTTACCAATTAGGCAAGTTATGAAACAAGCAGAGATTAAATTAGGCCTTTGTCCTAAATGTTATAAGTTTGGAGATAAATGCTCCTGTGGTTATAATTATGGATTTTCTTCTCAAGAAGAATTAGAAAATTATCTAGATCATTTATTTAGTCAAAAAGAATTTATCGGAACTGTAATAAGTAAAAATTTATTAGAATTAAATCAAAGACCAAAGGTAGGAATGTTAGTATATATTCAGCATACTGGCATTTTAATAATTACACAAAAAGATAGTTTAACTTATGAGGATAATGAACTTTCATTAAACTATGCTCAACTTTTATATTCAAGGGGCGAATTAAAAACCATTTATGTTAAGGGAATAAATGAATTTTCCATGGAAGCCCAATTACGGTATGCAGAATGGCAAGATGTTTTAATTGAAGATTTACTTGATACCAGTAAATCAATTAGATTTAGAGTAAACAAAGTAAAGTGTCATGGTACTTTAAAAAAATCAGAAGAAAAAAATACATATATCTGTGATAAATGTAATAATAGCATAATACTTAATGTTAAAAAAATACCTACAGTTTGCCCTTTTAAAAACGAACTAAGGGCTAGATTAATTCTTTAATAATAATTATATTTCTATGCCAAATCTAAGAATGAGAGAAAAAGTATCTAAATATGAGGCCATTGATATTTCCGATAAGCCAAAAAATAAAGATGGAGATTATATTTTAAATACTTTTATTGAGGATAAGGATTATTGTGATATAAAAGAAGAATTTTGGATTTGGTCTATTGGTGAACATATAATTACTGGCGAAATATTAGCTAGTACCTCTAACAAGTTTTATCAAAATCCAGATTATAATTGTTTATTTTTAAGATAAAAAAAGGATAGTATAAAACTATCCTTTTTCATAACTAAATCAATAAATTAGTTATTTAGGGAAATCCCCAAGCCTACTGTAGTCATAAATTTTCCAGTGTTGTTGTCTATTGCAACCCCCGCCATAAAAAGATTATTTAATAATCCCGCCATAATTCCAGTAGCGGTAATAGGTTTACCATTAGGTAAATTACTTACTACAGTACCTATATACTGAATTGCAGAAATAGACCAAATAGCTTCCCATTTTGTTGTAACAGGATCATATTTTAAATGTTGATAGCTTACCCCTGCACCTGTCATTAATTGATTACCAGGTAAACTATAGGCAGCAAGATTTACTACTGGTCTAAAAGCATTAATAGTAGAATCTTTGGTTGTACCCGCAACTGTTAAAGCATAACGCTGTTGCTTAATTTTAGGAACTGGTTTAAAAAAACTTTGTGCACTACAAACATTGTACATTACTAAAATACTAACTGATAAAAACAATACTTTAAATTTCATTTTTTTAATTTTTATTTGAACTTATATGATAAATATATAAATTCATTTATCAAGTTCAAAAAAATTAATGGAATGTATTTTTGGGAAGATGAAGAAAAAAATAAAATTGGGAAACTTGGAATAAAATTAGTTCAACTTCATTGTGAAGAAAATTATTTAAATTTTAGACTTGCGACCATAGAAGAAGATAGAGAAAAAGGAATAGATTGTTTTATAAATGATGTAGCTACAGATATAAAAAATACACACAAGATTTTTTTAGGAAACTATGATAAAAATAAAAAGAAGTTTTTTACTCGTCATCCCTTTAAAAAAACTACTGGTTGTGAACAATATTGTATTTTAGATACAAATCCTAAAGAAGGAAAATACAATATAAAGTATTTAGGAAGTATAAGAGAATATTTATCTACAAATTATTTTAAAGATATACAAGCAATTATAATCATTTTTAATATATTACAAAAATATGATAAAAATGATTATAAATCACTAGGATTTAATTCTGCCGAGCAATTGCTGTTAAGTTTAAAGAAAGAAATTTTACCTTTATTGAGAAAGAATGTAAATTGCAGATATGATAATTATGAAGTAAGACAGGAAAGAGTAGCTATTTATCTTTATTAATTTTTTGTTTAAATTCATAAGAATATTCTAAATACTCTTTTATTGCTAATGTAAATTGTTGCAATAAATTATATAAATCATCTAATGTAAATTCCTTATTATAAAATTTAAATTTTTCTTGTAAATTTTTTAAAATTAATTCTGCTGTTTCGCTAAAATAAGCATTTATATCTAGTTCTGTTAGAATTTCTTGAAATATTAATTCTTTAGTAATTGGTCTACCTTCTACTCTTCGAGGTTTAAACAAATTTTCTTCTTCTAATATATTACTTTTTTTGCCTGTGGGATATTGTGATAATGCCAAACCCATTAAAGTTTTTAAACTTTCAACATATATTTTAGCTTTTCTTTGATTATTTAAACCTTCTACTGCTAATCCATATTTATAATTTTTCTTTACATTTTTATCTCTACTTAAAAACCCTAAATATAAATTAGAAAATTCTTGAGTTAATATTATTGATTCTAACCCTGCTATTCCTTGATATTTATCATACAATTGTCTAAAAAGAAGTAAAGGTTCTTCTACATCTTTATTTTCAATAATTATAACTTTTTTACCTGTAGCTTCTTCTAATTTCTCAATCAAAATCTTCTCTCGGTTGGACATTGAATTTTTCATTAGTAGGTAATTCTAATTCATTGCTAGCACCTGCCAAATACAGCAATAATATATCTTCTTTTTTAGGGTTATTAAAAAAGTTTTGTAAATTTTTTCTTAACTTTTTAACTGTATTAGAATATATATTTTTTTCATTATCCCTAAGTTTTTCTAACATTCCAGCAATTACTCCTTTATGTCTTAATTCTTCTTCACTATCTGCTAATTTTATTATTCTTACTTTTTCAAATTGTAAACTAGGATATTTATTATCTAAAATTTTGTTAACTAAACTTTCAATATTTTTATATTGTCTAGTTTTTACTAAAAAAACATATTCTGTAGAAGAGGACCAATTTTCCTTTTTAATGGTATTTGCTATAGCTATATAAAAATGTTCTGGAGTTTTTAAATTGAGAGTTTCATACTCAGTTTTAAATTTATTTTTTAATTCTTCTCTCCTTTTTTTAATATTATTTATTCTCTCATCTCTTAATACTTGTTCTCTATCCTCTACTCTTCTAGGCTTAAAAAGATTATCTTCTAAAACTTCATCTTCATCAAGAAGCCCATAATTATCATAACTAGGAGATTCTAAAATTAATCTTTCTTTAGAGTATTTTTTTAATAATTTTATTATATTTTGTTTTTTTGTAACCATTTTTACATTGTATCAGAATGAAAATAAGTAAGAATATTAAATTCTAAATCTTCAGTAAGTTGTTCTACTAATAATTTCATAACTTTTCTTAAATCTTCTTCTTGCAATTCTAATTTATGGTTTTGGAATTGTTTTTCTAATTTATCAAATAATTTATCTATAGTTATTTGATAAAAATTTTCTTTATCTAATTCCTCTAAAATATTTTCATATAAATCGGTTTTAGTAATTGGTCTACCTTCTAACCTACGAGGTTTGAAAAGATTTTCTTCTTCTGATTCTAACAATATTTTACTTACTAATTTTATCTTTTCCATGCAAATAAAGGAATTGAAGTTTGTTTGGCTAAAAACATTACTTTTCCTAATCCTTTTAAATCATTCTCATATAAACCTACTACTTCTACTATACCATAGTTTTTCTTACCTTCCAGGTCCAATAATTCTCTTATTACACCTTTGTTAGTAGATTCATTTAGATTGCCTTTAATCAAGAAAAATTGCCCAGTTTTACTATTTTTAACCAAGGTATTTTTAGCCTGTGGAGTATGTTTTGTAATATTAGAAAAAGCCTCGTTTAAACCTGTTTTAAGATTAACTATACCCAGTTGTTTTACATTCCATCCAGGAACATAATTTGTATTTTCAAACTCTTTTAAAATATCTGTATCTCTAAAAGAATTAGTTATATTTCTATTAACTATATCTTTATCTTCTACTATTAATTTTTTAAACATTTTCTCTCTCCTTGTATCAGGCTTACCTTTAATCTCTGCTATAATAGCTTTATTCAAACTAGTATAACTTTCATTAAAAGAAGTTTTCCAAGGAGATAAAGTTTCGAATTTACTTCTATCTTCATAGGTAATTTTATAAGTTTTTAAATCTTTTTCAACAAATAAATTTAATCTTTGTTTATTATCCGAAGATAATTTAGACAGTCTACATCCAGATTTTCTAACTGCTTCATCTAATGCTTTTACATCTTCTTCTTCTATCATCCACCCGGTAATATGAATTTTTACAGCCCTTCCGCCTCCTACCGGGACATTCCCGGTTTGCTCGGTTGGTGTGTTTATATCTAAAATATCTTCATCATCTTCTGTAAATAATCCACCTTCATTTGGTTCAAATTCATTTTCCATATGGCTAGAAATAGGATCAGAGGTAATATCTTCATCTTCTTCATTACTTATACTATTATATCCATATTCATTTAAAAGTTCTAAATCTTCATCTTCATCTTCAGCTGGAGCATCTAAAATTTCTAAAGAATCATTACTTTCTGCACTTTGTCCAACAGGACCTGTTGCATTAGGATTATTAACTCCACCAGTGACTTGTCCACCTTTTGTTTGATCACCATCTCCTTCTAAATATTCTAAATAACTTTCATCATGTTCTATTCTATTTTCTATATTTTGTATTTCACTTGAAATTTCTCCAAATTCAGTACTCAATACATCTACATTCCCTGTAGGTGCCCCAGTAGCTTGGTTAACTACTTCGGTATTATTTACAAATCCATCGGTAACATTGATTTGTGAAGGGGTATTAGTATTATTTTTTTGAGTTAAAATATTATTTACAAGGTCTTGTAATTCATCATTGGTTACATACTTATTAGTTTCGGTGCTAATTTGAGTATTAACTACTTTTGGTTTTACTTCCATATTTGGTTCTTCTATTTCTTCTTCGCCTTCCTCATCAAAAATACTCAATAAATCATCTCCTTCTAAATCAATATCATCATCTATTTCTTCTTCCTCATCTGAGATTTCTTTTCCATCAGTATAATCCTCATCTTCATCATCCAAATTATCGTCTAACAATAATTCTTTTCCTTCATTATTTTTCTTAATAGGATCTAAAATATCTTCTTCTTGATTTTCTGGTTCTACATCAGTATCTTCATCTTCTTCTTCCTCATTATCTCCAGGGGCTTCTTTAAAGAAAGTTTTTTTAAATTTCTTAATAGGAATTTTCTTACTTTCCTTTAGTATTTCCTTTTCACCAAACTTTTCTTTGAAGGATTCAAATAGCTTGATTAAATCTCGATCACTTAAACTATTTAAGTTTTTATTTGTTTTATATGATTCATTTAAAAACTTATACATAAGCTGATCATCTCCTTTCTTTGGTGAAAAACCTCCGAAAAATAATCTGTCTTTTAATGTGGAAAATTCCATTGATTCTTGTATTTGATTTTGTTGTTCTTTTTCTATAGGTTTAGCAATAAAATAATCAGCGGTACTATCATATACTACTGAAATGCCTTTTGTAAGCATATCATTTACATATTGTCTCCATTTACTGTCTGATTCAAATTTTGTTAAATAATTATAAGTCTTAGTTCCTTCTTGAATTATAACTTCATGGTCCAAACCTGTAAAATCTATACTTTTGTCATAATACATCCTATAATTATATTTCCTTTTAAATAATGTAGATTTTAATTTTGTATTATTTTAATATTATGTACCAGAATTTTTAATCACTACTACTATATAAATAAACTTTATCACCATTTTCATCAGTTAAAAAATCTAACATATTATCTTCTTCTAGAACTTTAAATGTCCATTTTATAAGCTCCATATTTGGTATTACTTTTTCTATAGATGAGCCACTAATTTTAGAATCGTATCCGGCTTCAATTGCTTCATTTCTTACAACTGGTTTTGCCAATTCTAAGGCTTCTTTTCCATCCTTAGCTAAAACAAAACAAAATGCATCAAAAATATAATCACCTAATATAATATTAACCTGATATAAATTTTTAAGATTTGGATACTTTTCTATTAGTTTTAATATTTTTTCTTTTTCTTCATCTTTTCTTCCTTCTATTCTTCTAGGTTTGAAAAGTTCATTTTCCTCAGATTCAAATAATATCTTATTTATTAAGTTCATTTAAAAAAATTATTTAAGTACCTGATACATATATATAAACTTTTTTCTTTCCTTTTAAAACCTTTAAAATTTCAGGATCATCTTCAACTTCATCTAACAAAAAGTTTAAAACATCTAGATCATCTATAACTTTTTGTATATTTTTATCAGTTATTTCAATTTCATTAATAGGAATTCTATAAAAAGATTTAGGAAAATAACTTTTTGCTTCTTTTGATGCGGATGGTAAAGCCAATTTAAAAGCTTCTTCTTCGTTTTTTGCTAATACATATGAACTTGTGTCATATATTTCATTAAAAGAAATATAAACGTCATATATATTTTCAATATAAGGATATTTTAACTTAAGTTGTTTTATTTCTTTTTTTAATTTATCCTCTCTATCCTTTACTCTTCTAGGCTTAAATAAACCATCCTCAGATTCTTTTAAAATAGTTAATATTTTGGAATTAAGATTCATTAAACTCTTTCAATATTATAAATTATCCCTAAAATTTTTCCGTCTAACATATTTATAAATTCTTTATCCATTAAATCTTCTTCTAATCTATCTTCATCTTCCCCATTTACCTCAATATATGTTTCAATTGATTCACATTCGCTATATGAACTAAAATTTACTAATTTTTTACTTTTGCTCATAAGTTTTCTACCATTTTCTACTGCTTCATTTTCAGAATTACCTCTACAATACATATATACATCATATTTTTCTTCATCAGTAAACCATAAAACCCAAATAGATTTTAATTTTTCAAATAATTTTTCTTTTTCTTCAATTCTTGGTTGTAATCTTCTAGCCTTAAAAATATTCTCAGGTTTATTTACTTTTTTTTTAGTCTCCATAATATATTCTTTTACTAAATTAGAAATATACCCATAAGTTCTATTTTCTACTAGAGTCTTTAGTTTAAATTCTTTTCCTTTGAATAAAGATTCATTTAAGGTAGTTTTACTATCTATAAATTTTGTAAATTCGCTTTCCTTAAATTTATAGATTTTTTTCTTTCCTCCTTCCTTTACAATAACTTGTAATTTACCTTTTTCTTCACATTCTTTAAAGGTATTAGGCATTACTTCAAAATTTTGATCTATATCTTCATTTATTCTAGTTTTACTACCATCTACTACATTTTGCATTCCTTTATAAGGGTCAAAAGTTTCCATTCTTTTTTTATTAAATCCTACTGGAGTATCAAAAGAAGCCATATCTGCTGTTGTCATATCTTCTTTCAATTTTTGTTTAGGCGCTTCCTCCTTTTTTTCAAAATCTACTTTCTCATATCCATCTTCTTCCCCAGGATAATATTCATCGGCTACTTCTACTTCTGTTACACCAGGTACTTTTAAAAGATTTTTAATTTCTTCTTCGCTAGTATATTCATCGCCACAATCTGCATCTCCAGATGTCCAACATACTTTTCCATTTTCATGATTTACATGTAATACTCCATAATCTCCGCAATGTTTTATTTGTCTGGCATTAGATTTTAATTGTTCCATATCTATTTCATCTTCTTGTAAAGGTTTTTCATCCTTTTCCTCATTTTCTTCATCTTCTCCTTCATCATCTGAATTATCATTATAGGATTGTTTTTGCCAAGAATCAGGATCTTTATCTTCGTTTTCTTTAATAAATTTCTTAGTAGAACTACTAGATTTCCATAAAGGAGAATTATTAATCATTTCAATATATCCTTCATTAATATCTTCTTGAGTAAATTCACAAAAATCTTTATTATACTTACTTTCAAATAAATATTTATCATCTTCAATAGAAGATAAATACATATCTGCTAAAGTTTCTTCAACTTCTTTTAAAATCAAAGTATAAGGTTCGCCCATTCTAACTTCTTTCAAAAGTTTTACTTGTTTTTTCATTTATTATTTTTTAAACGCTTTTATTTTTCCTGTTAATAATTGTTCGGTTTGTTCAATATGTTCACCTATAACTTTCATAAAATGTTCTTCTGTTTGAGAAATTTTACTATACATTGGTACTATTTCATAACGATTTTGATCTTCATCTTTCAAAAATGAAAATACTTCAAATTTACATTGTTCTGCATTAATACCTAATGTTATTACACGAAAAAATTTATTTTTATTATCGCCTTTTTTATATACTCTAAACATATATACACCATTAGGTTTAATTTGTTTTAACAACTCCAATACTGTTTTAAACTTACTTAATCTTTCTTCTACTCGTCTAGGTTTAAATAAATCATCCCCTTCACTTTCTCCTAATTCCATCTTATAAGGTGTCGTATTATATAAATCTGCATAGGAATCTTGAGTTAAATGAGGATTGCCAGAAGAAATACTTTCTTGTATATTTTTATTAAAAATTTTATTATGAGTATCAGAATCTAATGTCTTTTGACAAAAGTTAATAAACTCTTCTAAATTATTTCTAAAATGAATTCTATTAAAATTTTTTAATTTATACAACTTAGAATCTAAGTATTTTGTTCTAACTATACCAATTTTTTTTACTAATTGGCCAATAACTTCTAAACTTATAAATTGTGGTATAAAAAATAATGTATCAAGGAAACCTGGTAGAAAACCATATTTTTGTTTAAATTCTTCGTTTTTAATTCTTTCTTTTTCAATTCTATCTTCTATTTTACGAGGTTTGAAAAAATCATCATTTTTAGATTCTCCCAATCCTCTTACTGTAGTATAACCAAAATCAGTAGCCATAGAAGATCCTGCATCTTTACTTATTTCTTCTTCCTCGGTAAATGGCGTCATTCCCATTTTTTCAAAAGTACCCGCCTGGGCTTCATTGAATTTTTTTTTATACCCAGGATATTCACAATATTTATCATACAATTTATCTCCTTGATGAGTTCCAGATAATGAATTAGCTAGATTTACTAATTTTCTAATGTCTGCTTCTTCATAACTATTATGATCATTATCATTATCATTCATCATATAATACCAATCAAAGTTTTTAAGTTTATTTTCAAGTTTAAATAATACTTGTTTTAAACTAGGACCAGGTTTAGTTTTTTCTTGTATTAACCCTACATAATTTGCTTTACCTTTGTTTTTTTGTACATAATCATAAGCAGTAGAACTATCAGTAAAATAAATTGAATTATCAGTATTCAAACCATATACATTAGCTTTTAAATTTACTTTATATACATGATCATCATCTGGTCTATATAAATAATTTTCTTTTTGTAAAGCCTCTTTTAAATTAAAATAGTTATAAAAATCTTTTTGTAAACTATAGGAACTAATAATTCCTTTAGCTTGATTTACTATATCTTTTCCATCAGAGTTAGATTGTTCTAAATAATCCTCCCAACTGATACTTGCATTATTAGTATATCCAGATTTTATTTGATCCCATTCATTTTGTGCTTCGAGATTAGGGCATCTAGCAAAATATTCATCTAATCTTCCAAGTGTATATACTGGATCGGAAACTTTATCTAAATTTAATCCTTCGTTTATTGATTTAGATTCGGTTATTTCTTGATATCTAGATCTTTTATTAAAAGGATTATCTGGACAATGCCATTCATTTTCTATCCAATAGGCACTAGTTCTATAGATTCCATTATTTCCAAATTGATTAGGGAAATCAAGTATGGCATTACAATGTGCAGTATATAATTCTATATCATTATTATATTTTATATTACTAGTAATTTTTGCTTTTACACTATCTTTACCATTATTATAATATACATTTATTGTCAATTCAATTATAGATCCTACTGGAAAATTTTTATTTAATTTTTCTTCTTCATTTTTTATTAACTGTTCTCTATCTTCTATGCGCCTGGGTTTAAACAAATTTTTATTCTCTTTTAAACCATATTTTTTTGATTCTTGATATTTATGTTCTTGATTATCTGAATCATCTAAAAAATTTCCTTCCGAAGTAATATGACTAGGACTAAGTGTAATCCACATATTTCCTTCCTCCCTTTCTGGATGATATGAGATAGAGGTAAAATCCCAATTTAATTTTCTAACTAAAGGTTTTAATAATTCAGCAAACTTAGGTACATCTACAGGAATATTTAAATCTTTTATTTTACAAATAAAATTTAAGTAATCGGGATATAAGCTACCATAATGAATTTTACTTCCATTTATAGGTTCTAATCTATCGCCAAATACTTCTTTTATATTATTTAACAAAGAGAAGAAATCCGATTTATTAGCATTTAAAATTTTCCTGTCGGGATCAAATTCATTTATCCAATATTCACCTCGATTTCGTTTATCAAGTTTAAATTCATTATTTTTTGATGCCTTGATATTTAATTCTTGAAATCTATTTTGTCTCTCTAATTTTTGTCTTTTTAGTTCTTCTTGTTGTCTTTGTTCTATTTTTCTAGGTTTAAAAATATCATCAGATTCATTAATCTTTTTATTTTTATTAACTAATACTTTATTACCATTTTGCAATAAATCTCCAGTATTAATCAAATATTTAGTCCATTTAGACAAATTCATACTATTTATTTGTCCTGTAAACAATTCTGCTAAATCTCTCAATCTCCAAGTTGTAGTAGCGCCAGCGCCTGGTCTAGAAATAAGCATTAGTATAACATTCCAACCTTGTGGAGATAATTTTTTCTTTAATATAGTTAAAGATGCTTTAACTATAGGTCTTCTACCAAAATTTCGTTCAGAATATTTATCTAAAATTGCTTTTTCTTTTTCTGGGCTAATACCAGAAAAAGCTTTTTGCTTCATAGTTTCAATATTCTTTTTATATTTTAATGCATTTTCTTCAGCTCTAGATTCGTTCTGTTCTTTTCTTATTTCTTTGGCTTTTTGTATAGCATCTTTAGTAAGTTGAATTTGAATATCCAAATCATCTTTATTTTTATCTAAATTATCTATATATTCGTTCCAAAATATGAGAGAAGTTTCTGATATTTTTCTAAATTCATCTAATTCAAATTTAGTATTTACATCATATTTATCAAATTTATTTTTAAAAACTTTAATTGTTTTAGAAAGAAAATTAAATAAAATACTTTTAGATTTATTATCTATTCCCATCCATTTTAAACCCTCTTTAATATCTGTTTTTTTATCATCTACCAGTTTTTTATATGTTTTTTCTAATCTCCCTTCTAATTTCCTTGGTCTAAAAAGATTTTCGTCTTCTTCTTTCAATTGTCTAGATTCGTTGATAGGTGCTTGTAATAACTCATCAAATAATTCCTGGAAATCAGAACCTGTATTCATGAGAATAACATTCTGATTTTTTTCTTTGTATCTTTTTAAATAATCTTGACCTTTTTCAGGATTAGCCACAATCAAATGTCTATACTCACATATATCATCAACAATATATGTTTCCGCATCTTCCTGCCAAGGTTGTTTTAAAAATTCTTGAAACTTTTTTATAAAAAGATTCATTTATTTCTTTTTGTTTATTTTTTTTGATTCGTTATGAGCAAACATATCAGCTTTTATAGATTTTCTTGGAGAAGTATTATTAGATACAAAAGAAGAATTACTTGAGGTATTTTTATTTCTTAATAAACCTATTTCTTCTTCTAATATTCTAACCATTTCTTCATCACTCAAAGAACCTTTATATTCATTGATAATATCATTAATTGCTCCACCAAAATCATGCTCTTCAATACCTTCTTTTAACTTTTTCTTATTATTAGTAGAACTAACTAAAACTACTTTTTTTCCAATTTCTTTTTCAAGTAATTTTTGTAAAATTTTTATTTTTTCTTGATTTTTATTCATTTAATTTATTTAGTCGTTAGGTAAGACCGTGTTACGTTTAGTATAAAGATTCCAAAATAAAGTTTTTAAACTTTTTTTAATTAATGCTTTTATTTTTCTTTCATCAGAAACGGTTAACTCCTCATTTAAAACAATAAAATTCTTTTTAGGAATAAAATGTTCATCTATTCTTACTCCTTCTTTCTCGCTAATATATTTTTCAACTAGCTGTCCTCTTTTAAAATAATTAGATGATTCAGTTATTATTAACATTTGATTTTATAATTAATCTTCTTCAGTTAAATTTAAATCCCATTCTTCTAATATATTTTGTATCATACTTTTAAACTCATTCAATGCGCCTTCTTTTAAATTAGAATATTTATTTGGAATATATTTATGTATTTCTCTATTTATACTAGTTATTAATCTAATAAAGGCAAAATGAACACCCATTCCATTTAAATAATCAACTGGTAAATTTTGATAATATTCTGAGCTAAATTCTCCCCCCACATTTTGTTTTTCTGCTACTCTAACAAAAGCTTTTGGTATTTTTTTATCTCGATCATCTAATCTTTTATTTACCCTTCTGGGTTTAAATAAATTATTTTCATCTTCTTCAGATTCTTTTAAAGTGGTTAATATTTTAGAATTTATATTCATTTACTAAAATTTATCCATTTCTCATTTTCCCATAAAGCAGTTCCTACATAAAATCTACCAAAAGCTTTTCTATAATAATCTACAAAATACTTACCATCAATTATATAAGGAGGTTTTGTAACTATTGAATCCAATTCCATTAAAATATCTTTATAATATACTTTAATAGTAGTACCAACTATAATATTATCAATTGTATTTACTTTTTCAAAAATTACTTTTTTTCCACTAGCTTCCTCCAACATCTTAGTTAAGATTCTAATTCTATTATTTTTTGATTTATTCATTAGAATAGAAGATTCTTTTCATTTAAATATCGCCTTAAAGGTGAATTTACTTTGAAAGAATTAAATATCAAAATAAAAAAGGTGATAAAGTACTTTATCTTATCACCTCTGTATATTTATTTTCTTTAGAAAGTAGTATTTGAGTATTATAAATATCTTTTAATTCATCGACATGAGATATTAAAATCAGATTTTTATAATAGTTAAGTAGCGAAGTAAATAAGACTGGAATTTTATCTAAGTTATAAGGATCAAGAACATCAAAACCTTCATCAATAATCAAGGTTTGCAACTTAGGTTGTTCGGATAATTGAGTTAATCCTACTTTAATACATAAATTAATAACAAAAGTTTCAGAACCTGAAGCCAAACTTACATCACAGGTTTCCTCATCTTTATCATTATCATATTGAAATTCTAAATTAAGTTCACCCTTTTCATTATCTATTTTAAATGTAATATCAAAATCAAATACTTGGTTGGAAATAATATTTATTTCTTGATTAATTGCTGAAATTTTTTCATCTACTATAAAAAGGGGGAAACCATCTTTGGCAACTATTTTCTTGTAAATATTATATATTCTGATTTCTTTTTCAGATTCTTGTATTTCTTTTAATTTATTATTATACTTAACAATTTCATTTTGTAAATTTTTAATTTTTTCCTTATTAGTTGCAGAAATAGATTTTAAAGAATAAATATTATCTTGTAAAATTTTTTTCTCTGATTTAAATTCTAATATTAATTTTTGATGATCTAGCATTAATTCTTTGGCATCTTTAATTTCTTGTTCTTTTTGTCTAGATTCTAATATTTTCTCCTTTAAAATATTAATAGTATTTTTACAAGCTCCTGTTTCTACATCATAAACTAAGTATTTTGAATCAATTTTACTAATCTCATTTTCAATAGTTAAAATTTGTTTTTCTAGGTTAGTTTTATTTTTTTCATTGGTCTGAATAAGATTTTCTGTATCTTGTAAATCTAAATATAAATCTTTAATAGAATTATAATGAATTTGAACTTTCTCGCATTCTTTTCCTAGTTTATTTATCTTTTCCTGTTTATTTTCTACTTCTTTTTCAATTTCTAAAATTCTATCTGTATTTTTCTTTTTATCTTTTTCAGTATAGTCTTTTCCACAACCATTACAAACATTAATACTTAATTGTTTTCTATGTCTTTGACTTTCAGATTGTAAAACTGCTATATCTTTTTCTAAAGTATGTATTTTTTCTTTTAAACTTTTTTCAAGTTTTGAAAAATTTTCATAAGTTTCATGAAAATTTTCTTCAAATGCTAATTTAGAATCAGCAATTTTTTCTAACTCTTTTTTCTTTATTTCTTCAGTATCTAATATCTTATTTTGTAATTCAATCTTCGAGGTTTCTAAATCATATACTCTTTTCTTTAATTTTTCTACTTCTTCATCTTTTCCATTTTTAATAGTTTCTAGTTCTTTAATTCTTTTTTCCTGTTTAGAAATTTTAAATTCAATTACATCTACTTCTTCATAGGGTTGATTTACTATAGCTTCATATTTAGATAATTTTTGTTGTTGTTCAAATATAGATTCATCTATATACTTTAATTTTTCCTCATGATTTTCAATGTTAAATTGATTGTTAATTATAAAACTATTTAAATTCTCAATTTCTTTTAATAATTCTTCTTCGTCTACTGTATTATTAAAAGATTTTATTAAACTTTCATGAACTTTATTTTTTACCGACAAATCTTCTAGTACTGCCTTATGTTTTAAAGTAAATTCCTGTAGACCTAAAAATTGATTTACATGTTTTAATCTATCCGCATTTTTACAATCAATAAAATCTACTTGCTTTTTTTGTGCAGAAAATAAAGATAGAATTTCAAACATATCTTGTGTACCAAATTGTTTTTCTATATTCTTTTCCGTTTCTTGTCTTTTTTCTCCATTTAAGTTTTCTATTATTTCACCTTCTTTATCAATTTTATAAAACTCTAGTTCAAAACTAACATTATCAGTCTTCTTAGGTATAATAGTTCTAGTTATTTGATATCTTTCATTATTTTTGATTAGAATTAATTCTACTATACCATTTTTACTTCTGTTATATTTGTTAATTATTTTTTTATAAGAAGTAGTATTTTGAGGTACTGTACCATGAAGACAGAATTGAATCAATTTTAAAATTGAACTATTGTGTGAAACAATTCCATTAGAATAATATTGTTTTACATCTTGTACTTGAATATCATATAAATCCTTAGTTTCAGATAATAATATAATACTTTTGATTTTTGAATCACCTTTAATAGTTTTTAATTTTTGTCCTGGATTTAGTAACTCAATTTCTTTAAATCTGCCATTTGAGGTTTTAAACTTATGTTTAGGACTTGTTTTAATCTCCATTTCATTTTCTAAAATAGTATGAATAACTTTAGAGTTTTTAGCAGTAATATCACAAGCTTCTATTTTTTTATAACCATAAGGAGTATTTACTTTTAAATTTAAATCTCCATATTTTTTAAAAATATTATAAACTTCTCCTATTGTAATTTTTTTATATTGTTCCATATGTATTCTTTTAGATAATTTATATCGTTTGTAAATAAAGTGTTTAAACTATACTTTAAACATAAATCTTTTTTCTTTTTAGTTTTTTTATCATATTCAACATGTACTCCTTGCAGTCCTAAATACTCGACATATAAGTTAAGTTTATTAATATAAAAATCATATTTATAACCTTTATTTCCTATGTAATAATTGTTATACTTAAATTCTATATTATTATCTTCTAAAAATTTTGCAATTTCAAATTCTGATTGTGATCTTAACGTTAAATCTTTATATTTGATGATACTGCCATATTTTACACCAGGTTTAATTTGTCTTCTTAATAATTGAGATTTATAAAAAATTTCCATTTCATTTTTGTTAAATCCTAATTTATATCTTGTCAAGCTACTTTTACAAATTAAACGTAATATATTTTTGTTATTAATTTTATCGATCTCCTTAATAAATTCATCATGTATTTTTAAAAAATTATCAATAAAAAATTTTTTAACTTCTTTTGATTTAATTTTATTTTTTTCTAAAAAAATTTCTACAAATTTATCTCCATATTTATGATAAAATTTTTCTGGTGTTTTAGAAATTTTCTTCAAATTAATTGTTTCTAATTCTTCTTTAGTTTTACTTTTTAATTTTTCTTGCCATCTAATTTGTCTATCTTCCCATTTTTTTCTACCATTTATTTCGCCATATTTTTCAATGCATTTTCCTAATGTAAAAGTGGTTTGTCTTAAACTTCTTAATTTTTCTGCATCTTCCAGTGTATAACCTTTATCTAGCCAATATTGTAATCCAGTTGAAGATCTATTTTTAATTTTTTGGATATGATCTTGCCATTTTTTTAAACCCTTTTCTTTACCTAATTTTTTTTGCCATTTTTCTAAACTACAAGTTTTTGTTTCTTTTAATAATTCTTTGGCTTCTTCTAAATCATATCCTTTATTTAAGTAATATTCTAATGTAGTAGGTCTTCTAATATTTAATTGTTTTTTAGCTTCTTCTAAATCATATCCTTTATCCAACCAATGTTGTAAAGAATAAGAACTAGTTTTAGGCGGTCGTTTTTCTTTAGGTATTTTTAATATAGGTTCATTAAATTTAATTTTATATTCATTTATTTTAATATCATGTGTTCTAATATGTCGTGTTAAATCAAAACTTCGGTGTCCACAAATTTTACAAATCAATATCATTATTCGTATTTTTATTTTAAATACGATATGTTATAAATAGTTTTGGTAAATGTTCAAAACTATTTAATTTATTTTAATTCATTCGGCAAAAATCCTAATTTCTTAATTATTTCTTCTATATTATATTGTATTTCAATTTCTGTATCTGGATCTACACATTTTCCACTTGTATTTTTACCATTAATTCCAATAATCTCATTTAAACTAAACTCGTTAAAAATAGTTTCTGAAGGGGGGAATGAAAAAAGATTATTTACTTTTAATTGTTCAATATGATAATCTCCAGGTTCAAATATTCTATCTAAGTTTAAACTACCATCATATAAATTATCTAGTTTAATAATTTCTTCTCTATCCTCTTGAAAATTATTAATCTGTAAATATTTACTTTCCTTTAATAAATATTTTTCAAATAATTCTGCAATATTTAGTTTTCCTGTATCAATTTCAATAGTACCATCCTCTTTTACTACTAACTGTTTATTTATTAGTTTTGGTTTAATTTCTACTTTATTATTAGGATAAACTTTTTGAAACTTCTTTTTATATTCAAGTATATCGGATTTGAATAATTTAGTCTTATCATAAATTAATTTAATAGTTTGTTGAGGATATATTACTTCTCCAATATCAGGTATATTTATAGTATCTAATACTTCATGTCTAATTATTGAATGTTCATTATCTATCTTTTTAACTTCTGGATGAAAATTATTATGCAGTTTATTCCAAGTATAAACTAAATAGGAACCATGAGGTTCCTCATTTTCTTTGGTTTGAATGAAACTGCCACAATAGTTTATTTCATTATTTCTAAAATTTTGCTGCATGTGTATATCACCAGCGATTACAATATTGCATTTATCAAATTCTTCAATATCTATACCTTCCGTTAAAGTAAAACCATTATCCGCTTTACAACCTTTTATAGCTCCATGATATAAACCTATTGTATAATATTTTATTCGTTCTTCTTTATTAATAAATGGTGATCTTTGATTATCTAAACAACTCCATATAGCCCAATCTATTTTATTATCAAAATTATAAATTCCAGATTCATCAATATAAATAATTTCATTAGATAAATTTTCTATATCAATTGAATTTATTACTACCTCTAATAATCCTTTTCTTTCTTTATTTTGTAAATTTACATCATGATTTCCAGGAATTATTAAAACTTTTGTAAAAAGTGAACAATCAATTAAAAACTTTCTAACAATTTCAAATTGCTCGGATGAAACATTTAGTTTTGAATCAATAACATCACCTACTATTACAAGCCAAGTAGGGTTTTCTGAACATAATATTTTTATAAATTTATCAAAAAGTGTTATATGTTCATTAAAACGTTTTGATTTGAAGATGTGCAGATCGGAAATACTGATAATTTTTATATCTTTCAAAGTCATTTTCCTGTATTTATAATTAAAAATTTATAAAATAGATCTAAATATTTTCTTCTTAATCCTAACTTATCTTTACAATTATACTCATTCAAATCTTTATAATTTGATTTAAATAGGTGTATATTCTTTACACCATAGTTTCCTAAACTATGTAAATGTTTATTAATTAATTCATCTTCGACTTCATCATCTAAAGCAAGTATAATATTTCTATCAAAACAAAATTCCAGTATTGCTTTATTAATATTAGTGTTTAGTAAAGGAATTGCGTTTATACCAGAATAACAATCATATATACCTTCAGTCAAAGTAATAGGATATTCTGTATTAATAAACTGAAGGTAAGGAACAAAATTCATCCTTCCGTGATTTTTATACTTTTTAGTTGTTAAATTATGAGTAACAAAACCTTCTAAATATTTTCCTGTAATATCATATAAAGGGAATACTATATTATCAAATAATTTATGTTCTTTTGAATATACATAACTAACTTTTCTTTCAATTAGAATATGCTCCTCAAGCTGCCTCTCTTTTAATAGATAATCTTTAACTTCATCTTTTAAATAAAAAGGAATTAAATCTTCAGGTAATTCAATTTGATTTTCACTAATAGTATTTTCATTACTTTGTCTTCTATAACTATTTCCTTTTAATTCAGGAACTAATTGCCATAAATCTTTACTTCCATAATCTTTTAATAATCTACTTATATGCCCTGAATAATTACAGGACCAACAATGCATTAATAAATATCTATGTGAACTTTCATTAAGGTTAATTTCTAAATTATATTTATTGCCACGATCACATTTGGGGCAGTTGTATTTTTCTTGGTAATAATTTTGTTTAGGTTGGCCTAGTGTCGGTTCTAAACATTCTCGAATTATATTTTTAATTTGAACCCTTGAGGTGTTCATATTTATTTTTTAAAAAAGCCAGCCCTAGGACATAGGCATCCGACATATCCTTACATTCATCCAAATATATTTCTAAACCCTTCCTTGGACCTATTTTTATTGTTTTAGTAGGAAAAAACTTCTTATCAATTATCTCGATTACTTTTTCAAAAACATAATCCTTTTGTTTTTGTTTGGTTAATCTAGTTTCTTTGAAAATCTTTGGAAATACTAAACCTCTGGCTTTTAGTACATTAATTTCAGTAGGTTGAATATAAAACTTAAATTTCATGAGATATTGACAAATATAATTGAGTTGGGCTAAAACTAAAATATTATCTGCACTACTTCTTCCACCTTGAAACTTTTTTAATCTTTCTTCAATTACAAAATGTCTAATTGAATAAGATTTAAATAGATTTTCAATATATTGTTCCAAAAGTCTGCCTTTGTTTAAAAGATCTTTTTCGCCTTCTTGATATTTGAAATAAAATAGACTTATTAGTTCTTCTGAATCTATATCGAAAATAGCTGTGCCTATGGTAGTTGAACTTAAATCAAAAGCTAATAAAAAATTTCCTGTCTTATATTCTCCATACATTAAAAATCTTTAGTAGTATATGTTATAGTAGGCCAATAAGAAGGATTATAAGGTATATAGGGGAAAGTCCAGGGTTGATTAATTGTTGGATAATGATTATGTATCTCTTTTAACAAAATCAAAGCCTCCTGTAAACTTATTTGTTTTTCATGTAAAAGTCTTTCTACTATTGATTCTTTGGTAGGAGTAATAGCATAATTAACGTTATATGAATTAAAATTTAAATTGTCTCCAGTAGTGGTAGTATGTGTATTCATTTATAAAATTTAAATTGATTTTTTAATTGTAATTGATTTTTTATTTTTATTTGTTGTGAAGTGAGATTACAATTTATCTCTTTTAATTTTACGTTTTTTAATTTTTCTTCTAAAATAGCTTTTTCAGTTTTTTTCTTTCTTCTTTTCATGATAAGTTATTTTTAGGCTTACTTAAAGAATCCGCAAAAGTGTTATTTTCTCGTTTAATCCATTTTATACTAATATTTTTAAATTTTTTTAACTTTTCTTTTGCTTGTTCAGCATAAGGTACATATGCGCCCTTTTTAATTCTATAAAATCCATTTAGTTGTTGTACTACTAACATAGAATCACCTTGAATTACTATTTCTTCTTTTTCTAAACCTAATTCAAGTAATTTATTTAAAACCCATAATATTGCCTTATATTCTGCCATATTATTTGTATTTGAAGGTCTTGCTTTTTCAGTATAAGAACATTGTTCAACTAAATATGTACCTCCCTCAAAAATTGCCGCACCAATTCCTAAATTGCCGCCGGGATTTCTTGGTTCACATGAACCATCAAATACACAATAATAAACCTTTTTCATTTTTTTAGTAATGTTTTTTGGTTTCAAACATTAAAATAATAATTTTAGAACAATAAATTAAATTTCTACTTCTTTTAGATATTTATTATATTAAATATATCATTCTAGACTTCATTTACTTTTTTATTTTTTAGATTTTTTTTACAATTAAAAAAAGGTTTTAAGTGATTTTATCCTGTCGTTATATGTTACTTAAATACGACTTAATAAAAAGTTCAGTAAATAAATCTAGTTCTTTTATTTGAAAGTTTGGAATAACTTGAGGAACGAACATACTTTTGGCCAAAATTCCGCTCTGTCTTGAACGCTTTGACAACGGGAGACTTCAAAATATTAAAAATCTAAAATCTGGGTGAGGTATAGGCCCGCGGCTAAAAGATACTATATATAGAAACACAGTTAGTTCTATTGGAGGTAGTTATGATTTAGTTTACGATAGATAAAGACAAAGTAACATTTTTCTTGTCTTTATAATTAAAATCAAAAAAATTCTTTGATATTAGTACTTTTTGTAAAATTTACAAGAAATTGTATATAAACTTATGTATTTATTTTATAGAATAGAATAGAATTTAATAAAATATTTACTAAATAAGTACTAGTATAGTTCGCTGAAGATTTTTTTGATGGAGATAAAAAGCGCCTTCTGTTTAATTAAACTTAATTAGATGTCTGTTTAAAAAAATATTCTATTTTATGATAATTATTTTGATTTTATTTTAAATTTACTTAGTTTTACTAATAAAGATTAACTTATGAATTCTTTTTTAAAGATTCTATTTTTACCAATATTAGTATTCTTTTTACCTATTATCATTTTATTCAATCTAGGTATTATTCCTTTTAATTTTATTCAAATCTTTATAAAATCAAAAAAATGAAGTTAGTATTTATAATATCAACTTTTATATTATTTTCAAATTGCGATATCAAAATTAAATATAATCAAGATAAGAAAATAGATTTACCGCCCGACTCACCCGCAACGGGAATCATTTCAAAACAAGATTATGAAAAAATCAAGAATAAAGTTGAAGATGTAATTAAAGATACTAAAAAGGAATTAGATAATGATTTAAAAAAAGATCCAGAAATAAAATGTGAAACAGAAGTAAAATATCTTAATGATCATTATGTATTAGAAATTTATGGTTGGAACCATAATGAAATTGTATATAGTGCTAGAATTTCAGGATCATTTGATGATATTAAAAATGCTAAATTAAAAGAAATTAAAAAATGTGAAGAAGTAATTTATAGTAAGGCGGTACAAAAATTAAAAGAATTACAATAAGTAATTTAAAAAATGAAGAATTCAAATTTAATAATTTCACTTAGTTTATTTAGCCTAGTTATATCTATTTTAACAATGATAATGGCAACTTATGATTCTAAAATGGAAGGAAAAAGATTTCAAAATTATCTTCTAATTGAAAAATATTCAAATGAATTAATTGAATTAAGATCTAATCCAGATAATATCAAATATGATACCGTTCAACATAAAGATTATGTAGTAATTATACCAGTAGATAAAAACCCTAGATCAATAGATTTAGTATCGTTGGTAGATTCTTTATGCAAGGAGCAAATTAAACTTACAAAATGATAGTACAATATAAAATTCTACAAGATTATAATACTTTTTATTTATCCATTGCCAAGGGAGAAATAGGAATGAATTTCAATGATGATAATTTATTTTATTTTAAAACCAGAGAAGGAAAAAAATATTTCTTCTCTAAAGGTATTATAGATAGATATCCAAATTGGTTTGAATTAGTAGAAGAACAAAAACAAAATTAATATGCCAAAAACATTAATAGAACAAAAGCCAGATTTTAGTAAAAAAGTAAAAGGTGGAAATAAGTTGGCAATCGCTGAATGGTTCTTGGATACTATCCAGGGAGAGGGTATTAATATAGGAACGCCTTCTTCTTTTATAAGATTACAGGGATGCACGCTTTCCTGTGTCTGGTGTGACACGTTGGATGTTTGGCCTTATGGAAATGAATATAGTTTTGAAGAGATGTTTAAATTAATTGAAGAATCAAATCTACAAGCAAAATTATTATCAAATAATTATCATCTAATTTTAACAGGTGGTAGTCCATTAAAACAGCAAGTTCAGTTAGTAGAATTTATTGAGGAATTTAAAATTAGATATGGATTTAAACCTTATATTGAATTAGAAAATGAAGCAGTATTAATGCCCTCAAGAGATATTATTCCATTAATAGATTGTTGGAATAATTCACCTAAATTGAATAATTCTGGTATGAAAGAAAGAGTTAGATATAAACCAGAAATTTTAAAATCAACCGCATCATTAAATAACTCTTGGTTTAAGTTTGTCATTCAAAACGAAAATGATTGGAATGAGATTAAAAAAGATTTTATTGATACAGATATTATAAATAGAGAACAAATTATTTTAATGCCTGAAGGACAAACTCAAGATGAATTGTCTAAAACCAGAGAATTAGTAGCAGATATTGTAATAAGAGAACAAGTATTATTTACCGACCGACTTCACGTTACGATTTGGAATCGTAAAACAGGTGTCTAATATTTATTTAAATCTTATAAAAAAATTAAAATGAGGAGTGGAAGTATAACTTATTTATTATTAGGATTATATGCAGTTATGATAAATTGGTATTATAATCATAATGTTATAGATGTAATATTATCCTATATATTTTCGCCTTTTTATTTAATATATGCTGTATTGAATGGCAATCTTTCTCATGGAATGTGGTATGAAATACCTAATAGTTATTTTAGATAAATGAATTTAACAAAAGAAGGAAAGGAAGAAATATGGAAAGGTATAGAATGGAAATCTTATCCCGATAGACCTAAAGGAGGACAACAAGTAGGTATAGGGATTAGAGGGGTTACATTAAAACATCCAGAATTTTCTTTTGAAATTTCTATAGGTGAATTTAGAAGTCAAAGCCAAAATAAAGAAATGTGTCTAACTTTATTTGAATTATTTTTGGGTGAATTATTAAAATAAATTCATATTTAAGTATTAAATCATTTCAATTATGAATGTCTAATCCATTTGATTTAACCAACCAAGAAATAAGTAATACTTATCAGCGTTTAATTCAAATAAATATTGATGATAATACTTATTATGATGGATTAGGCAACCCTCTTACAATAAGCAGTACTAGCGGATATTCAGGATATTCCGGCTTCTCAGGATATAGTGGATATTCTGGTTATAGCGGAATATCAGGATACTCAGGATTTTCAGGTTATAGTGGTAATATCGGCAATCCGGGAACCTCTGGATATAGCGGATTCTCAGGCGCAGGTTCTTCTGGATTTAGTGGATATTCCGGAAATTCTACATCTGGATATTCAGGCTATAGCGGTTTAGGAGGAATTTCTGGTTATAGTGGTTACTCAGGATATTCTGGAACTACAGGAGGACAAGGAACCTCAGGATATAGTGGTTATAGTGGTCCAGGAGGTTCTATAGGTGCCAGTGGATATTCTGGCTATTCCGGGGTTGGAATTAGTGGTTATAGTGGCTTTAGTGGAAGTTCTATTTCAGGATATTCTGGATTTTCAGGAATATCCGGATTTAGTGGCTATTCAGGACTAGATGGAATTGGAACTAGTGGATACTCAGGATTTTCAGGAAATAGTATTTCTGGATTTAGTGGATTTTCTGGAACAAATGGAACATCTGGATATTCAGGTTATAGTGGTTATTCTGGTTACTCGGGAATAACTGGCACATCAGGTTATAGCGGGTATAGTGGTCCAGGAGGGATACAAGGGACTTCTGGATATAGTGGATATTCAGGATTAGATGGATCAGTAGGACAAAGCGGTTATTCAGGATATTCTGGTGTACAAGGAAGTATAGGAACTAGTGGATATTCCGGTTATAGTGGTATTACTGGTAGTACAGGATTAGATGGATCCTCTGGGTATTCTGGTTACTCTGGAATTAGTGGTTATAGTGGATTTAGTGGTCTTACTGGCGATACAGGATTAACTGGATTGTCTGGCTTTAGTGGATACTCAGGTAGTAATGGATCAGTAGGTAATTCTGGTTTTAGCGGTTATAGTGGGTACTCGGGAATTTCAGGTTATTCGGGATTTTCCGGAATAAGTGGCTACTCTGGTTATTCCGGAAAATCAGGATATTCTGGATTCTCTGGTTTATCTGGATATTCAGGTTATAGTGGTATATCTGGATACAGTGGATATTCGGGTATTAGTGGTTATTCAGGGTATTCAGGCTTATCTGGTTATTCTGGATTTAGTGGTATAAGTGGATTTAGCGGAGCTAACCCTGGAGCTTCTGGATACTCAGGATTTTCAGGTGTGAGTGGGTTTAGCGGTGCCAATCCTGGTGCTTCAGGGTATAGTGGATATTCAGGTACATTTAGCTACGGAAAAGTATTTGTAACAGAATTAAATTCAAATAGTTTATTATCAATTTTACCATAAAAAATAAAATAAATGGCAGCAAATACAGCGCCTATATTTCCATTAACACCAAACATTGGAGGCATCGGTAATGCCGCATTACTTACAGCCAATACAGCCGCAGATGGTACAGGTACAGTAAGTACTGTTTTTACGGCAGGAACAAATGGAAGTTGGGTACAAAAAGTTAGATTTAGAGCAGCAGCTGGTGGAAATAATATTCAAACAGTGGCTAGAGTTTTTTTAAATAATGGAAGTACAAATGCCACCGCTACAAATAATATTCAATTATCAGAAATAACCTTACCAGCCACTACTTCAAGTTCTAATTCTGCAATAACAGATATAGATTTAGTTTTAAATATACCCATTCCAGCAGGATATAAAATAAATGTAGTTATTGGTACAACCGTTGCTACAGGTTATTATATAACAGGATGGGGAGGTGATTATTAATTTTTTAAACTTAAAAAATATAAATAAATATGTTTTATTTTCCGGATCAAAGTTTGTATAACACTTCAGTATTTAATCCACACGGATCAGGTGATTGGGATATATGGACAAAACCAAAAGGAATTTCTGTGGTTTATATGATTGGAATAGGTGTTGGAGGAGGAGGTGCTGGAGGATTTGCTGGAGCAGCTGGTGGACAAAGAGGCGGAGGGGGAGGCGGAGGAAGTGGAGCAATAAATAAAATTCTTATTCCAGCCATTTTTTTGCCAGATATATTATGGGTTAGAGCAGGCGCTGGAGGCGCTGGAGGTGGAAGTAGTTCAAATGCTTCTAGTGGAGGAACTTCTATAGTATCTAGACAACCAAATTCAACAGCTCAAAATATTGTTTTAAATATAAATGGTGGATCAGGCGGTTCCACTGGGACAGCTAGTGCTGGAGGAAGTGCTGGTGGAGGAGGCGGTACTGATAATTCTAACGTAGCCTTACATAGTTTAGGAATATTTACTTCTTTACCTGGAATTAGTGGTGGAGCAGGCGGAGCTAGTGGAGCTGGTACAGCAGGAATCGTAATAAATGGATTAATATTAGCTGGTGGGGCAGGAGGGGGAGGAGTTACCTCTGGAAATAGTAATGGGGCAGGGGGAGGAATGAATTCAGTAGGAGGAGGTACTCAATGGATAAATTTATCTGGAGGAACAGCAGGAGGAGGTAGAGGCATAGATGGTTTATCATTTTATAAATTTGGAAGCGATGTTTTTTATAGTTCAGGTGGAACAGGAGGAGGTGCTAGTGGAGCTAGCGGAACGGGAGGAGCAGGAGGAAATGGAGGAATTGGTTCTGGAGGTGGCGGTGGAGGAGCAGGAGTTACAGGAGGTACAGGAGGAACTGGTGGGCCAGGTATGATTTATATAATTTGTTGGTAATAGTAAATTTATTTAGAACAAATTGTTTATTTAGTTTATTAAGGAGATATTTTCTAATTAATTTTAAAAAAATATCTCCTATTTTTATGTTTAAGTATTCTATAATTATTCCTACATATAATAAGTGCGAAGAATTATTAAAACCTTGTTTAGAGTCTATAATAAAATATACTAATACCAAAAGCGATGATATTGAAATTATAGTAGTTTCTAATGGATGTAAAGATAATACGAAAAAATATATACTCTTTATAGAACCTACGGTAATAAAAAATTTAACACTATTATCATTTGTTAATCCGTTAGGATATTCAAAAGCTATAAATAAAGGATTAGAAATAGCTACTGGTGAATATATAGTATTACTAAATAATGATACTATTTTATTAAATCAATATAAAAATCAATGGCTTGATATTTTAGTAAAACCTATGGAAGAAAACAATAATGTAGGTATTACTGGGCCCATGAAAGTTTTTTCTGAATCTGCAGGAAGAGAATTTATAATTTTTTTTTGTGTTATGATTAGTAGAAAAGTTATAAATACATTGGGTTTTTTAGATGAGTCTTTTGCAGAAGGATACGGAGAAGATACGGCATATTGCATAGAAGCAGAAAAAGCAGGCTTTAAAGTTATTCAAGTACCATATGAATCGAAAGAATATTATGAAGATAAAAAAATGATTGGTAGTTTTCCTATATATCATATAGGTAATCAAACTTTTAAAGATCAGTCTGATGAAAATTTAATACATAGAAATAATGAAATTTTAAGAAAAAGATATAATATGATAAATATTTCAAAAGCTTTAGAATGTGATGGATTTATGTCAGAGGAAGAATTAAAGTGGCTGGCTACTCAAAGTAAAGATAAAAATATAATTGTTGAAATTGGTTCTTGGCATGGAAGATCTTCGAGGGCAATTGCTGATAATTTACCAGAAAATGGTATTTTATATTGTATTGATCATTGGAAAGGGAGTGAGTTAGAAAGAACTACTAATCATGCTTCCGCATTCATGAATGAAGGCGATCATGCATTTATGGAATTTTGTAATAATTTGGCTGATCATATTATAAAGGGAAAAGTAATTCCTTTAAGAATGTCTAGTTTAAATGCATTTAATTTCTTTTCTACTAATAATATAAAACCTGATATGGTTTTTATTGATGCCGGACATACCTATGAAGAAGTTAAAAATGATATTCTAAATTGGAAATGTTTATTAAAACATGGAAGTTTATTATGTGGACACGATTATTTTCATCCTAATAACCCTTGGCCTGGAGTAAAACAAGCGGTAGATGAAATTATAGTTTGTACGCCTATACAAGGTACATCTATTTGGTCATATGTTATGAATATAATGTCAATAAATAAACAAATTGCTAAAGGTAATATATATGATTGTTTTACTTTTAATAATGAATTAGATATTCTTGAAATAAGATTAAATGAGTTATATGATGTAGTGGATAGATTTATAATAGTAGAAGCATTAAAAACTCATTCAAATAGATCAAAAGAATTATGTTTTCACAACAATTTAAAAAGATTTGAGAAATTTTTACATAAAATTACTTATTTAGTAGTTGAAAGTTTTCCTTATACTGATTCTTGGGGTATTGAAAGATATCAAAGGGATTATATAATGAAAGGGCTAGAAGGATGTAAAGATAATGATATTATAATAATATCAGATGTAGATGAAATACCAAGATATGAGAGAATAAAAGAATATAAATTAGAAGATGGATTGTGTACATTTGAACAAGATTTATTTTATTACTATTTAAATTGTAAGGCAATTGATCAAGTATGGAGATGGTCAAAGATATTACCATATAGTACTTTAAAAAAAATGTCACCCTGTGAAGTTAGATATACATCAGGAAATAATATTAAAAATGGAGGATGGCATTTTTCTTATATGGGAGGAATAGATAGTATAATTGAAAAAATAAAAAATACTGCTCATCAGGAATATAATAAGCCAGAATTTTTAGATAGAAATGAGATAGATAAAAGAATATTTAACGGGGAAGATGTATTTGGAAGAACAAATATGAAATTTAAATACATTAAAATTGATGAATCATTTCCTTCTTATGTAATATGGAAAGAAAAAGATTTAGAAATTAAAAATTTAGTTTATAATTTATGAAAATAACCTGTGGTATCCCCACTAAGAATAGATATGATGTACTATCACATACATTATTATCTATAGCTTTTCAAACATATAAACCACAAGAAATAATTATTGTTGATGATAGCGATAATCCGATTGACATAAGAACTATTCCTACATATTTATATATTTTAAAATTATTTGATGATTTTAAAATCAAATGGAAAGTATTATTTGGTGCAAAAAAAGGGCAACATTATTCACATCAACTAGTTCAAGAACAGGCTTTAGGAGAGTATATTTTTAGAGTAGATGATGATGTAATATTAGAACCTAATGTTTTATTAAGTTTATTACATTGTATTCATGGTTGTAAAGAATTTGGGGCAGTAGCCCCTTTAGTTTTGATGCCTAATTCAACTTCTCTGCCAAAAGATATTAGAAATAAAATTACTAATTTAAATATTCCAAATGTTCAATGGTTCAATTACAACAACGAAATTAATAATGATATAGCTTATCAAGATGTAGATCATTTATATAGTACATTTTTATATAGAAAAGATATTACAAATTATGAATTATCCCTTAGTCCAGTTGCTCATAGAGAAGAAACAATATTCTCATATAAGATCAAAAGAGCAGGATATAAACTTAATATAGATCCTGCCGCTAAATGTTATCATTTTAGACAAGAAACAGGAGGTATTAGAAGTTATCAAAATTTAACTTATTATGAACACGATGAAAAAATATTTAAATCCTTATTACATATATGGAATGTGGATTCAAGTAATGTTAAATCTATAGTATTAAAAAATGGTATAGGTGACCATTTTGCTTTTAAACATATTTTAAATAAATTAAAAAGTAAATATGAAAAGTTAATTTTATATGTGACTTTTCCTGAAGTATTTTTTGATATTGAGAATTTAGAATTAAAATCTATTGCAGAAGCCGAACTTCTATTTGGAAATGTAGAAAATTTTAATATTTATAAATGGATGTGGGATAATAATTGGAAAGGTAATTTAGTAGAAGCGTTTGAAAAATTTTATTTATAAAAATGAAAATAAAAAAAGAAACTATAAGTATTATAGGATTAATACTAATTATAATTATAACATTTGTTTGTAGTTATTTAACTTTTAGATATGAATCTACTATTTGGAAAACAACCGATGATAAATGACTTAATTTATATCAAGATGATAAACTTACCTTTTATATAACTATAGTATTTATGTTTTCTTTATTATATCCTATTATACAAGTAGCTTTTAATAAGGATTTTGATATAAAGAAATTCAAAAATTACATTTGGTTGATTATTTTAAGTTTAACATTTATTTTTTTAACAATTTTTTCTTTTATACATTAAAAACTAGTAAAAAATGGCATATACTACAGATAGAAATGATCCTGATTTAGGATTTGGTGGAAATACAAACCCTGTGGCACAAAATAAAAAATATTTGGTTCTTTCAGAAGAAGAGAGAGTTAAAGGTTTTATTAGACCAGTAAGAAAAAGTTATATTCATGTAGGTAAAGAAGGACCTAAATATGAACTGGTTGATTTATCCATAGAAGACAAAGAAAGATTTAAAAGTTATGAATATATTAAGTTTGAGAAGTATCCAGAAGAGGGAAATTGTATAGGTAGGTATTGGTCACAAAAAGATTTAGATGAAGTAAATAATGGATGTAAATCGGTTACTACCATGGGCCTACCTTTGGCAGAAACCTATGCTAGGGATCCTAATTTTTATGGGTTTACTTATTGTGTACATTGTTCAAAACATTTACCAGTAGATGAATTTACTTGGGAGGATGGTAGTAGAGTGGGATCATAAAATAAAACTAGGTATGGATAGATTAAAAATTTTAATTGCTCCGTTTGCAAGACCATTGAGAAATGGAAAAGAAAATCCCAAAAATTATCCTTATTGGGAAGTAGTAATAAGAAATTTACATTGTAATTTTGATATTTTTCAAATAGGAAAATCTGGAGAAAAAATATTTTATAATATCAATGATTATTTTTTTGATTTATCTTTTTCCGAAATAGTAGATTTAGTAAAAGGATATGATTTATTTATTTCAGTAGATTCGTTTCTGCCACATTTATGTCATTACTATAACAAAACCGGGATAGTTATATTTAGTAGATCAAATCCTAAATTATTTGGTTATCCTGAAAATATTAATCTATTGAAAGATGAAAAATATTTAAGGAATGATCAATTTGGAAATTGGGAGGATTGTGAATATTTAAAAGAATCCTTTATTGATCCAACTATAGTTATTGATACTGTAAGTAAATGGCAAATAAAAAATATTTAGTATGGAATAATTTATCCGATATACCTGATCAACAAACCTGGAATACATGTACTATTAATTGGATAGATATTTATATCATTGTTGATGTAGAATTTGGTATCGATGGTGGTGCTAATATCAAAAGAAAAAAGATAGTAAAGAAGAGTAATAGAGATAAAAAATCTAACAGTATTACCATTATTTGTAATTATCAAGGAAAAAGTTTTAAATTAACAAAAGAAACTAAGAAAAGCATTAATATATCTGCCGAAGATATTAAATTTGATATTTTAAAAGAAAATAATGATATAAAAATCAAAATACACTTTCCTTCGAATATTTAAAAATAAATATTTGTGAATGGAAACTTTCTTTAGGGATAAAAAAAAGATTTTTGAGTGTAAAGTATATGTAGAAGGTGCCGACATTGAAAAAACTTCTGCAAGGTTATTATTAAAATTTCCTAAATCAAATTTAAACTTACTTTACTATGGAAAAATTAATGAGAATAATATTTGTTCAATAGAAATACCTGCACTTAAAGAAGTTAAAGATAATGAAGGAGAAGCTATTTTAGAAGTAATATCAGAATCTACATATTTCGAACCTTGGAAATCTAATATTGAACTTAAACAAGCAAAAACTGTAAAAGTAGAAATGTTAAATAGAGAAGGTAATAAATTAAATGAAAACATTACTAAAGTCACAGTTTCTCCCATTAAGAAACAAACTAAAAATCTAGTTAAAGAAGTTATTAAACCTAAAGTAGATTTTAAAAGTAAATTACTAGAGATTTTTAGAAAAAGCATAAAAGAAAAATTGATTACATCTAGCGGAGCTTCTAAACATTTACCAAGTAAAACTTCACTAATTATTACCGAGAAATACAAAGGATCCATAAAAAATACTGAGGAAACTTTATTTCAATATTTTATTGATAAACTAGGGAAAGAAAAAATTTCTTTAGTAAAGAAAAATCTTCTATAAATTTTGTTTTGATAATTAAATCTTTAAATTTAATTATTAGATAAAATTTTAAGAAATGTTATGAACCAAATCGAGCAATTAAATTATAAAAATAAAGAAGGTTTAAGTTTAGCTGATCGTCAAAAGGAATATGAGAATATTACTCGTACCTACCTTATACCTAAACAACCAGTAATTATCAGAATAGATGGAAAGGCATTTCATAGTTATACAAAACAAAAATGTTTTTCTAAGCCGTTTGATAAAAACATTTCTTTAGCTTTTGAGAAAAGTACAAAAGAATTATGCGAATCTTTACAAAATGTAGAGTTTGCCTATCATCAAAGTGACGAAGTAAGTATTTTCTTAAAAGATTATACCGAAGAAAAACAACAACAATTTTTTAACGGTAATATTCAAAAGATAGTTTCAGTAGCAACTTCACAATTTACTTATTTTTTTAATAAGAATATTAAAGAATTACTAGAAACTAATGTAATAGGCGATATTACTCTTAAACCTGCTTTTTTTGATGGAAGAGTATTTAATTTGCCTCTACATGAAGTAAGCAATTATTTTATTTGGAGACAAAGGGATGCAATTAGAAATAGTATTACTTCTCATAGTTTGGCTTATTTTTCTCAAAAAGAATTACATAAGAAAAATAGTGATGAAAAAGTTAATATGCTAGATAAGTTAGCTTTTGAGAAAAATGATTCTACTATTATGTGGAAAGAACTAGATATTTCCTTACAAAGAGGAACAGTTTATTATAAAATAGATATTGAGGAAAAGATAAAAGATTTACCTCAGAATATTATTGATATTTACATTAAACAAGGAAAAGAAATATCTGATACTGTAATTAGAAATAGATGGATGATAGATTATAATATTCCTATTTTTTCCGAAAATAAAAATTTTATAGAAAGATTTGTTATAAACGAAAATGGAAATAATCTTCAATCCTTCTGATTATTGTTTATATAGAGATGACAATCAGAAAGTAAATGTATTAGAATTTTTATATCATATTTTAAGTCTACTTGATAAAACTATAGTAGATAAAAAGATTCAAGATAAAAGTTCCTTAAATTTTGGAGTATTAGGATATTGTATTGCATCTTTGGAAAAAGGAATAGGAATATGTGATAATATTATTGATACAGTATACAATTATGAAAATAAACAGGATAATATTAATTTAGAATTTTCATTTGCGTTTTTTGATAGCACATTATTAGAAGTATTTTTTGATAAATATAAACTAAGAGTCTACCCTGAATTATTGTTTATTTTACTTGATAAAAGCATACAATTCACTAATACAAAAATTACAAATAAATAAAAAATGGAATTAAAAGAATATCAGCAGCAAACCTTGAGAACTTTAAAACTTATTAATCCTGATATGGATATTGCTCATATGTTGTTTGGAATGAATGGTGAGTTTAATGAATTATATAATGCAATAGATGACATAAATAGAGGAGAAGAGCTCACCGATCAACTTTGGTATCTTTCGAACTATTGTAATATGAAAGAAATAACACTTTATAAAATTTTTGATTTTAAATTTAGGTTATTTTACTATGAATTGAAATTCTATAATTATATTGAAAAACTACAATGTGAAATTAGTATCTTAACTGATTTAGAAAAGAAAAAATTAATATATGGTAAAGAAATAAGTATAGATGAAATAAAAGATCAAGTTATAGAAATAGCCAAAAGTTTAAACGATTGTTATTCTTTTTATGAAATTGACCCTCAACAAGCCATGGAAAATAATATTGCAAAACTGAAAGTAAGATATCCAGAAAAGTTCACAGAAGAAAATGCATTAAATAGGAACTTAGAACTTGAAAGGAAAGTATTAGAAAATAAATAAATTAATGGAGATAGAAATATTCACTCATGGTATAGTTATAGTAGATTCTAAAACATTGGTAGAAGATAATGAATTAGAAATTTTACATTTTGTAGGTTTTTCAAGAGAAATAACAGAAGAGGATATAGATAATATTAAACAAGAAGCTCAAACTGTAGAAGAGTTTGGTTTAATTGAAGCATATGAAAGGTGTTTATTTTTAAAAGCTCCAAAAGAACTAGTTGAATTTTATAATATAGTAATAGAACAAAACGAAATTGATTTTGAGCCTGATGGCAATTTAAATAATTTAGATAATTTTGATGAAGAAGATGATCAAGATGATTCTATAGATTAGTTTTTGTTTAATTCAATGTGTGTTAATTTTTAGGCAAGAAATTCTATTTTTATAGAATTTCTTTTTGTTTACTTATGATTAACTATCTTCATTTGAAAATAAATAAAATATATATGGAATTAACCTCAGAAAATGTAAATCAAGTTTTTACTAATTGTCTTTTTTTGGAAGATGAAGAAAAGAATAATTTTGTTATGGCCAAAGGTATTACAATAGATGTAGGTTTTCATCCTAAAAGATTGGAAGAACATAAAGATAAAATTATTGAAATGTTAGATCAACTGCCCAATGATTTTAAAATGGAAGGAGGTGGAGGATCTAGTTTTTTAAACGCCTGTCTAGATAAAAATGGAAATCAATGGACAGATTTGCATAAAACAGTTGAAAAATTATTACTTTTGGGATTAGGTATTGATAAAATTTTTTACTGTTTACCTAAAGAAATGTGGCAATTTTTCCCAGGTGGAATGCCTTATTTTTTTATTAAAAACTAATAAAATAATATTAATTTTTTATAAATTTTATCTAGTAAACTGTTAATATTTAATTATTTTTATAAAACTTTTTTAAAACATGAATTCTCAATTACTTTTAAGTAGAGAGAGTGACCAAATAGTATTATTTACCCTAACTGATGTAGAGGATATAAAAACCTCTCGGAATAGAATACTGGGAAACAAAAAAATGTTTTCTGAGATTTTGTATGAGGGTGAATTAAATAAACCACAAACTATAAAGGAAATTAGTAAATTTGTAAAGGATTTAACTCAGTTAAGTTTTGCTAATAATATTACTTATATATTTATAGTTGCAGAAAAAACTAATCCTACCTATGAACCTGAAATAAAAGATGTTGATGATTCTAATAATAGTAGAACAAGAAAAAATTGGACACGCGAAGAAGAGGCTTTATTGTTATCGGATGATCCTGAAGTTGTGGCTAAAGTAATTGAAAGATCAGTAGAATCTGTAAAACAAAAAATAAGAGTTCTAAAATTAAATCAACCACATTATTATAGACAATTATTAAAAAATGCAGGTGAATATTACACTAATCCTTCAATAAATGCAACAGATAAAGTAATTTGGAAAGAAAATGAGGATATAATATTATTTATTTTTCCTGAAACAAGAAGTGCGGCAAAATTATTAAATGTTGATTTGCAAAAATGTTTTAATAGGATTAGTTATTTAAAATATAATAAAAAAGATCTTTATAAACGATTTTCCGAACACGGTAATATTTTAAAATCTGTATCAAATATTAAAGAAAAACTTAAATTAGCTGCTGAATTTCTTGAGGGGAAAAAGGATAATTCCGAATTATTGACCAAATATTATAATTTAGCGGACAATTATCTCAATATGAATAATAAGGAAAATAATTCTACAATCAATAATCAGCCAGTATATACGCTACCTTCTCAACCACAAATATCACAACCACAAACAAGTCAGCACTCACAGCAACAAACAATAGAAAATCATAATTCTACAGAATTTAAACAAAAAGTTTCAGAGGAAATTGTAGTAGTAGAACAGCCAATATTTCAAAGTTTTGTATTTACATTTAATGACTTTAAAGTAGTATTTAAAAAGCAGCCTAGCTCAATAAGAATTGAAGGGAATACATTATATATAGATTAAGGATTGTTTCGTTTACATGGTTTTTTAAGAAAAGTAGGGTAGGATTAATCTCCTCCCTATTTTTTATCTATATTCTAATTTTTGTTCTATTTCTTTTTTAAGAGAATTTAAAGCCTCAGTTACCTTCATAGTTTTAAATTTGCTTTTTAAATATGTTTGTCCCGCTGCTGGACTAGCGGTAGTATGTCTATCATACATATATTCGTTTCCTTTATTATCAATTCCTTTTAATACAAACCCACTACCAATTTTTATTTTATTATGTTTTTTATCCCAATTGGTAGTTTGATCAACATAATATATAAATCCATCTATCCATTTTAATTCTAATATTTTTTGTATTTGTTCAACATTCCACCAGGAGGTTGAAGATATTCTATCTTCAACAGCTTGCACGCCTTTAATAGTATATGGACGAGAAATTTTATATTTTCCAATAGTAATTTCACTAGGAACTAGATTTTTATTTCCTTTTAATTTAGTAATCTTTTCTTTTTTAGGTTGAGTAGGTTTATTATTTTTAATATATCCTTTTTTAGTTAGTTCGTAAATTTTACGAATACTATAAATATCTTCATTAGTAAATATATTTTCATTTAAAATTTTTAAAACATTTTCCCAATTGGATTTAGATATTTCTTTGATATAAAATAATTGATTAAGAAACTCTTTAAGATTATAAGTAAACCAATCTGCATTCTCACTACGACTCATTACTTTTGCAATAATTTCTTTTTCTTCCTCGGTAAGAAATGTTGAATCTCCTATTGCTTGTTTGTTATGTGCCAAACGAGTTTCTATTTCCTTTTGTCTTAATAAGATTTCCTTTTCAATTCTAGCTTTTTCTGCTGCTATTCTAGTTTCTATTCTTCTAGGTTTAAAAAGATTATTAGAATCTTCCTCTTCTTTTAATATTTGTAGTATTTTATTAGATAGTTTCATTTCCGATAAAAGTTTTTTATAAGTAGCCAATAAAACAGTATTACTATTTTGTTTATATACATTTTCAAAATCTTTTTTATTTTTTATTTTTTTAGCTTTATCATTTTCCATATTATAAGAATATAATGGAAAAAACTTCATTAATTTCTCCCACATATGTTTAGAATATTGATTTTGTGTACCATCACTGAGTAAATATTTATATTTCTTAATTAGAAAAGTATATATTTGAAATCCTAATCCTTTATTTCTAAATTCTGGTTTGATAAAAATAGTATTTAATTGTGGATATTTATAATATTCAGAAAGTTCATAAAAAGCTAACATTTTTTTACCTTTCATAATATAATAAACACCAGCATAATTACTAAAATATATTTTAAAACTTCCTAAGTTTCCAAAGTATTTTAATTCTAATTCGTTAAAATCTTGTTCGAAAAATATCAAACCTTCAGACTCTAGATTATTGTTTCCTTCACTATATAATATCTCATTTAATCTTTTCATTTAAGGTCTAATTTGTTCTTCAAGCCCAAGATTATCACCCCATACATCTTTTTGAATCACTTCATCATCATCCATGATTGCAAAATAATCTACCCTTAAATTTTCTCTTTTTAATAATACATTTCCAGGACCTACATCTTCAATAGTATAATCATATATTTGATATAGTCTTTTTCCTATTCCAAAATAATCTCCTCTTTGTGGATCTATATTTAATTCATGTAAATGTTCTCTATAAACTGAAACAACCATTTTCATGATTTTATTGGGTACTCCACTTTGTAATTGTTCACCACCTTGGGTAATTTTAAACTTACCTCTAACTTCTATACCTCTTGGCTGTTTGAATTTTTTCATTGTCAATTCACCATAGAAATTCTTTTTACTTTGTTCCCAATCCAAAGCAAAATATAATACAGACATATTATGTATCTCTTCAACAACTTCTCTACTTTGTTTTTTGAGATACTGTATATCCTTATCATTGAAGTAAAGATTTCCATTTTCTGATCTTTTATCAGTTGTTTTCAAAGGTTCGGACATTTAAATATTTTTTGCTTTATGTTTAAGTATATCTGATAAAATCAAATTAAAAAAATCTTCTTTGTTAGATATAGAAATAGCATCAGTAGTGTATTCAGTATAACCAATAGTTGCTTTATTAGCATTTTGATACCAAAAATATTTTACATATCTTTGATTAGATCTATTGATAGGGAAAGTAAGACCAATTTGTAATTCTATATTCAAATCATTTCTTCCAAATAAATCACACTGTATATATCTAGTTTCAATATTATTTATCTCTAAAAATTGTTTTAAACTTTCTTCTATTTCATCTTGCTTTTTTTCTTTTTCAGTCCTTATATCCGGCCTGTTCATTCTTCTAGGTTTAAACAAATTTTCTTCTTCTTCAGATTCTAATAATATTTTAGTTATTAAATTCATTATTTTAAACATCGAATTTTATATAAGGTAAATTATGACTAAATAATTTTAATAAATCCGGTTCTTGAAGAAATACTTCTCTTCTATATCCTCCTGCTATAGGTTGGTAAATATTAACTACCGATCTTCCAGACATCCAGATTTTATTCAACTCCGAATCACTTAGGGAATTAAATTTTTTTATAAAATAAGTTCTTGCATTATTAAGTGCCATAGGTTTTATTTTGTCTAAAGCATCTTGATAATCTTTTGCTCTTACAAAATGATCAATATAATATTCGAAACTAAATAATTTAAAAGTTAAATGAACAAGATAAACATCTTTAATTCCAGGATATTTTTTTAAAATTTCTTCTTCCTCTTTTTTTAAAATCTCTTCTCTTTCAGACACTTTTCGAGGTTTGAAGAGATTATTCTTATCTTCTTTAAGAATAGATAGTATTTTAGAATTTAAATTCATTATAACTGATTGATTATCAATAAGTTAACCAAGGTACCATTGTCTGGGGGCTTTGGAGGCTTTTTTTGCTGCTTCTATTATTTGATCTTTTTCTTGATATAATAAAGCTAAGTTTAATTTTTCCATATCACTTCTTAAATCCTCCCTCAACTTATTAATCTCATTTTCAGCCTCAGTTAATAAGCTACCGTAATCAAATTCTATTTCAAAATCCATTTCTCCTGTACCCATGGTCTTTTTAATTTTTCTCCATTTAGATCCTTGAATATATTTACATCTGGCTAATGTATATTCCCAAATCCAGGTTTTAGCCCAATCCGATAACATCGACCAAGGAACTGCTTGTAAATTCATTTGTAAAGGATTGGCAATTAAAGTAGGATTATAGGTTTGTGAATCAGGATCAGAAGAAGGAATATCAGCTTCAAAAGTATAAGTTGAACTAGCGGTATCAGGTTCGTCTTGTCCTCTTCCGGTCAATACATCTATATCATTCCAGTAAAAATAAAATACTCTTGTACCAGGAACTATATTCAAATTTTTACTTCCAGGCATAGGGGATATTTCTAACATATCTCCTGATAAATTATGAAAAAATTCAGAGAATAATATTTTTCTTCTAGTTTCCATACTTTGTAATAAAAGGACGGTATCAAAAGCATATCCTAAATAAGTTAAAGGGCTACTTCCATAATTGAATCCAGCAGTAGTAAAATTCCATAAACCACTATTTATTACATCATCACCATTTAAAGAATCAGAATTTCCTGTAAATTTAGATCCAATAAACAGCTCTGGCCGAGCTACCCACATTACCCTATGAATTCTTCTGGCACCAGGAGGGTAGGGTTTAGATGATTCTTTTGAAAGATCATATATTTGACGCCCTGGTTCTAAAACAATATAATCTTTTTTCCAAGGTATTTTACCACCCACCCTTGCCATAGAAGAAAACCAATCGGTAATTTGTTGAATTAAATTCATATTAAAGGTAGCGATTTGATTTGTCATAACCATTCCAGCAGGCAAACCGTACATATTTCCAAATTGATTTTTTAATTGCCAAATAGATGTCTCCTTATTGAATTCTCTCAAAGCTCTTCGCATAACAATAAGTACCTCTTTTTTGGTAATATCAACTCCAATTGTTTCTCCACCTAGAATAGTTTGAATTTCTTCATAGGTTTCAACTAGTTCTTTTTCAGTAATGTCTAATAACATTGTAATAAAATGTGATTTTTATTTAAATATTACTATTTACTTTTTAACTTTAGTTGAATGGAACTATTTACAATAGTATCAGATTTTTATAATATAAATGACTTTGAGAATCCTTTTATAGTAGATGTAATTTCTTTACAGCAATTCAAGTATCTAAGAAAATTTAAATGTACTAAATATATTATTTTAGGGTTTGAGAATGCAGTAGATATTTTTAATAAAGATGTTAATATTATTGATTTAAAAATCAATGAGGATGTTTATTGGTTTTATGATAGAAATATAGAGAATTGGGAGATTAAATTTGATGTTTTTATAAAGATTTTTTTACATAAAACTAATCTAAAAATTTTAATAGATTTAGATGAAGTATTAGGTAGAGATGAAGTAAAAATACTACATATAATTGATAATATACTTCTAATTAAATTCATAGGCAAAGAACAAATTTATAGTTTAGATCTTAGAATATACTCATATTTTGAAAATAGAAGTATATATAATTTTAGGACTTTATTTGAATATCTTAAATTACATAAAATATTTTCAAGTAAAACTATTTATTTCGATGAGTTTAATGATCAAACTATTTTATCAAATATAAATATAAGACTTAAAGAAAATGGATTAATTGGAAGTAAGTTTAGTTTAGAAAATATAAATAATCATTTAAAACTGATAACTGATAATGGTATTAAACTATATACCATAAATCTTATAATATTACTGGAAAGGTTATATTCCTTATATTCCAGGTGTTATTTATCTAATATAGGGCTCATAGAGTTTAATGGAATACATATAAAGAATGGACAGGAAAATACGCTAGGATTAGATATTACTCGTTATCAAAATACTTATCAGAATATATTAAGAGTTCAATACTATCTAAACAGTATTGAAATAACTACAATTAATTCTGAAAAATATCCAGAAATAAATATACCTATTTATGATAAAAAGGTTATTTATAAATATAATGGATTAGATACTTTAACTGGAAGAATCTACCCAAAAGATTTGGAAGGATATACTTCTCTACAAACTTTAAACAAAGAACATAGAGATATTTTATATGCAGATAATGATTGTTTATTAATTGAATTTGATTATAAAAGTTTTGAATTTGATATATTATTTCAGTTAATAGGCTTAGAAATTGTAAATGATTTTGATCCACATATTGAAATTATCAAGTATTTATTAAATATTAAGGATAATAAAGAATTAAGAACACTCGG